ATAAAACCAATCATCATCCAAAATTTTTTCCCCATATAACGCTTCAATAACTTCCTCAATAGTGTATTTTTTTGTTGCGCAAAGAATATAATTGTCGCATTTCCAAACATCGATATAATCTTTTCCAATCCAACGTTTATTTTTAAATCTTTTCAATGGAACAATTATGTCTCGGTTTATATCTATAATTCTAACAACTGACAATTCAGTTGTATCGTCAAAACTTTGATATTCAATTATAATTCCCATGTTTTTATAATTTTTAATTGGTTATTTACATTAATCAATATAGCAAAAAATGTGCCAAAATATAAAAAAGGCGGTACAAAATTGCACCGCCAATAGTTTAGCCCTCCTCCTCTTCGTTGTTAGTAAGACCAAATTCTTCAGCGCAAGCATCCATTTCTTCCCAATAGTCACTGAAACCGACCCAAAGGTTGCCCATTTTGTCAGCAATTTCCTGCATTTGTTCATCGGTAAGTTCGCTTGGGTCAAAACCTTGCGAAATCAAATCCTGCCTTGAAATTGTGGTAGGCACAAATTCATCCAACATTGGAGTTGGCATAAGCAAAAACTCGCCATTGTCATCACTTGAAACGATAACGCCCTTTTTGTTTTTCAATGTTTCGTAACTCTTTTCAAGAGCGATAGGTGCATTAATGTAGAAGAACTCTTTTCTTTCAATTCTCTTGTAATACATGGTGTGTTTATTTTATTGGTTAAACTTTCAATTTAGTGTCATACAAATATCGTGCCACAATTTATCTCATAGAGTTACAATCTACAAAATCCCATAATTGCGTTTGAAAATTCGCCTCATTGCCTTTAAAGCAATTGAATTGCCCTATTATGCCGTTCTCATTTGAAACAATTACAATTTCAAGCGCACCATTAAATTGATAGTCAAGTTGTGCCAATTTGTCACCTCTTGTGCAATCGTTTATTGCCTCTTGTTTGTCCCCATAGATAATAACATCACCATCGGGAAAATGTAGCGGTTTGCCGTTCTTTTCGACTATAATATAATCCATGACCTCTATTGTTTAATATGGATAATTGCAAAGAATATAAAAGATACTTCCCAACCCAATAAGGGCATCAATCATAATTAGCCAAAAGTAAATCTTCCTTTGCTGTACATAGTCACATACATAGAGTATTAAACCCAAAATAAAAGTGACCCAAATAATTGCTATTGCCGTATTCATTCTTTTTTGTTTTTAATTGGTTACACTTCAATTATATACAAATTTTGTACCAAACTTGTTAAAACAACAAAGAAAAAATTGTAAGCCCTATAATTATAAAACAACAAATCAGTTGTTGCTTATCATATTTTTCCACATCTTCTTGGGGTATTCTGTTTTTATTATTGTTACCATAGATAACAATTCCTATACAAGCAAATTGATAGGCAAAGACAATAACTGTAATAATTGTTATAATAATGTTCATAATTTTTATTTTTGATTAGTTAATACTTTCATTTCAATAAGACATCAAAAAGTGTGCCACAAATTAAAATTTGCCATATTTTTCTTCTATTTTACGATATTTTTCTTCTAAAAATGACATAATTTCATCACAAGCATCATCAAAGGTTTTCATATTACCAATATATTCATTGAAATAACCGATTGTATCTTTTATATGTCGTATATCATTATCGGGCTCAATACATACAGAAAATAAATGGTCTTGGTGATTAAGTGCTGCACGATAACCAATACACAACTCGCCAAATGCTGTGACCCATACATTTAAATTATACTCTTCGCCATTGTTAAAAACTGCCTTTGGTAACTTTTCAATTTTATTCATAAATAATTGTATTTAATACTACTTTCTTTTATAACAATCAAATGGACATTCCGAGCAAGGATAAGGAACTAATTCAGCAAATTTTTCCACACCATTGCTATATTTTTTATCAATTATTTCACAATGAGGTTCATATTGTTCTAATGGCAATGGAAAGTCAAGCCAATAATGCTCACAAGTTTTACAAAGGTCTTTTTCTTTATTCATATTTATTTGTATTAATCGGTTACGCTTCAATTATATACAAATTCCGTGCCAAACACCTATTCCGCCGCCACAATTTTACCTTCAGCAATTTCTCTTTTCAGTGATTCAATGAAGTAGTAAAGGCCATCAGCGTAGGACTGCATTTCATCCCAATCCGTTCTGCTTTCAATCAAATCTTCGGGATGGTGGCTTTTTGCGCTGCAATAATTCAAATCGTTATCCCAATCGGTTTCTTCCTTTGCAAGCCGTTCAAGGCAGTTTTCAGCCTCGCCAAAGCACTTGTAGGCATAATTGCGCTCTTTGTACAAACTGAAACTATTTCGGTCATAGTCGCTGAAATATTCCTGCAATGTGACCTTTTGCCCTTTGGTCTTGATGTAGTTGTCAAAGGCGGCTTCTCTTTCCTTTAATTTTAATTTGCCGTTGCAAATCTCGTTCCACTCTTTTGTGTTATGATAGTATTTGTAGATTTCCATTGTTGTATTGTTTTAATGTTCAATTCAAATATAAGCAATAATCGTGCCACAATGTATGTACGCATTTGCGTATATTTAAAAATGGGGATAAAATTTACCCCCATTTCTCGGCTCATTGTTTCTATTTATATGCATTTTCCCAATCATAAGAACTAATTTGAGAAGGTCTAAAAAACCCATTCAAGCCTTTCATAGCCTCACCCAATTGTTTTATAGCGTTATTCACCTGCTCGGTGTATTTGTCATAATTATCCCTCGCATCTCCCCATTTTTCCTGTTGCTGTTTGCAAAGGCTTATTTCAGTCTCGCATTCTTGGTCTAATTTTTCACTTATAATTCGGTTTTCACCATTCAAAAAATTGTTGCAGTTATATATCATTAAACCATGTAAGTCTTTGTCAAAATAGACCCAATTTTCCCCAATTTTCACGTCTCTATTTGACGTGTAAATTTTTAATTCTTTGTGACCCATATTATAAGGGTCTGACATATATACGCTTGTTGGCATATCCTTACTTTTCAACTCATCGTTTATTGCATTTGAAAAACGAGCATTGAGGACTTTTCCGTCCATTTTTTTACCTACTTTTTGAATGACTCTATAAGTCAATATTACTTCATTGTAGGCTGTAATAATAGCATTTGCCAATACCTCAAATCCTTGCTTGTCAAAATTTCTTGCCCTATAGTCCATAGTATTTAATTTTTAATTGGTTATTACATTTATATTAGATAGCAAATATTGTGCCAAACTTTAGTCATCTTCGAATAATTTTTCCCATTCCTCTTTAAAATTACAACCTCTAAAAGGATAATATATATTAAAAATAGGTAACGTTGATAGGAATATCGCCAAAAAAGGTTCAACGTCTCTATATAACATTTTAGAGAGAGTAAAACAATATGCTATTGCATAAATTACAATTCCAAAAACTATCAATGCGTCTATCATAATTTATATTTTTAATTGGTTAAACTTCACTTTAATTATATGCAATAATCGTACCAAATTACCACATTGTCATAATCTTTTCATAGATTTTTTCTGCTGTTGGAACATATCTGTTGATAGATGCTTGCGCCCCATATTTCCAACCAAAATCATCACAAGCCTCTTCTTCAACAAAATCAGTGACATAATCCACAATCACATCCATTGTGTGTGAATATGTATCAAAATCATTATCGTAGTTTTCGGGAAAATCATCTTTACTCCATAAGTTCTCTTTCATGTAATTGAAGATTCTATCAACCAACATATTGAAGTCGTTATCATCAAGATAATTGTCAATAGTGTGCGCTCCGTGTTTTGTATTCATAGTGCTTACATTTTATATTCAATACAATTATATACAACAATCGTGCCAAACTATTTGCAATTTGCTTTTATTTCGTTCTCCAATTCGGAAAACATATTGTCAAGTGTGACTTTCCATGTACACTCTCCACAAAGAGGTGCAGCGGTCATCATTTGGTATTCGCCAAACCTATTGCGAAATAGCCTAAACATTCTATCATATTGACCTTTGTACAATATTACAATAGCATTGTAGCCGCTTGTATTGGTGTCGCATTGTCTTTTGCCGTGTTGAATTTCAGCCGTGTAGTTAGTTCCTTTCACGGCATTTTGGGCACATTCAAGCAACTTGGGCATAAGTTCTTCAATACTTGGGGTTTCTTCTCTCTCTGCAAGTTCTTTTTCCCGATTATCAAGCCATGCACTTACACAATCATAAATAAGTTGGTCTTTGCTGCTTGGCTTATACCATTTGAGGTTTTCCTTGTAAAACCATTCTTTGTAAAGCACTTGCTTATCAATGTCAAAAGAAATTTCAACACTGCCCCAAATATGCACATAATTCGGGTGATAGCCGTTTCTTCTCAATGGCTCAAAAAACTTGTAATCTTCTTCCCTCAAATATTGAAGATGATTATCGAAAAGTTTTTCGCATCTTGCATCTAATTCTTCATACATTTCTCTTGCGGTCATAGTAGTATAATTTTAATTGGTTAATACTTTCACTTCAATAAGACATCAAAAACTATGCCAAAAATTATATTAAACACTACATTTTGAATAAATTTCTATATTATTATAATTCTCCACTCTCCTATTGAAATAGGTGGAAAAATAATCTCTCTCTACTTCCCACTTCTCCCATTCATTACTATAATGGGCAATATTGTGGCCAAGCATCCAAACCTCCCAACCGCCATCTTCGTTTTGGTCTATATGGAAATAAAGATATTCCTTTGCAAATTCTTTCAAATCATCGGCTTCGTAATATCTAACAAATCCCGCAATGTTCATTTTTATTATGTACTTCATAGTGCTTTGTATTTAGTGTTCACTATAATATAAGCAAAAAGTGTGCCACAATTTATTTTTTAAATTAAAAAAGAGAAAGAGATTGAGATTTTTCCCAACCTCTTTCTATTTTGGTTATATCACGCATTTGCGTACATATTCTCTTTTTCAATTATTACCACCACGCTTTCTTTTGCCTCTTCATTCACACAAAATAATTCACCTTGCTTGAAAAATAAGAGGTTTTCTGCTTTGATTTGGAAAGGTTTAATTTGACTTTCGCCATACAAACCAACGCTCTCTTGCTTTGCACTACTGCTATGTTCTACATAAGGTTTTATTACCTCAAACTCTTCTTTTGTAAACTTCCGACCATCAATGTGCTTATAAATTGTGGTTGCGTTATTGCCTCTCACTTTTTGTAGGCAAAGATAAAATTGAGTTTCATCTTTGTCGGCAACTGCAATAAAATCGTCAATGTGGTGTTTTCCCACCATACCTGCGACCTCAAAGGTCTGTCCCTCGATGCCGTTTCTTTTAAAAGCCTTATTTATTGAATTGGCGTAATTGACTCCGCCCATACAATTTATTACACTTTCTTTGTAACAATCACCATAAAAGGGATTTTTTTTAGGTAATTTTGGCGCGCTCACATAAGATATGCAAAGCATTTCACCCTTTACCACTTTGCGGAATGAGTTAATGATGTTGTTGATTTGGTTGTCACTGATTTGTTGGTTTCTTGCATTTGTTTTCATAACTTATAATTTTAATTGGTTTGTTATACTTGTTACTATACAAATCTTGTGCCGTTTTTTATTTTTTCTCGATTTTTTTTTTATTTTATTTCCCATATCCATTTCCACCCATTTGTCGTGTAATCTTCGACAAATTCCTCCCTTTTATTTATTGCGGCAACTGACAATTTTATATCTTTACGGCAAAGGTGATACGCATTGCCACCAACATTTTCACGACAAGCAAAACTAATTATTATATAGGTGTATTTTTCATTTACCCACCCAAATACTTCGTCAAAGTGTTTGAGGTTTATCTTCTTTGCCTTTGCTATTTTTTCCAAAATTGCCTTATTCATAATTTTTATCTCTTTGTTCACTACAATAAGAAAGCAAATATTGTGCCAAATTATCCATGACAAACAAAATAATTACCAAGTTTTTTCTTTATCAACTGAATAGAATTGTTTGCCCATAATTTCTTCAAGATAACATTTAAAATTAAAATTGCCACGATAATGAAGATGAGCAGCAAATTCACCGACAAATACACTGCAACCGTTTTTATCAGTTACATCACGACCACTTTCGCATATTACATAACTCTTTTCTCTGTGGTAATTAAAAGTCCCCAAAGCCAAAGCGATAGCATAATCTTGATTATTTGTAATCTCCATATCTTTATAATTTAATTGGTTAAAACTTTCACTTCAATAAGAATACAAATATCATACCAAACTATTACGTATTTGCGTACATTTAATAAAAAAAAGCGGAATTTTTCAATCCCGCTTGTTATTGCCGTTGTTGTGGACTATCTTTCAACCCACATAAGATTTTTCACATCGTTATTGTGATAGTCACCATCAATATGTATTACCTCATTGAGTTTTATATCGTGTTCACCCATAAAAGCATCCGCCACCATATACTTTACATCGGAGGTTGTGCGTTTTCCCTCTTTATCGTTGAGGGTAAACTGCATCGCATTTCTTGTTGGCGTATCATAACCGCTTGTAATTTTACATTTCATTACATCGCCACAATCAATTATCTTAATTCGCCCTTTATCCGAAACCTCATAGAACATTGAATAATCGACATTGCCGCCGAAGTATCTACCTATATTTTGTATCGGCAACCATTTTTCGCCTTCAAAAAGAGTTATTTGTTTTGCAACCTCTTGATTATTCAAAAGAACAATTTGCTCGAAATAATCGCTTATCGTCATACCTTTCGGCTTCTTTATTGCTGTTTTCTTTTTGGGCAAATAAACAATCTTTTTACCCTGTTCTACAAAATCAAGCACATCTACGCCATACTTTGTAGCTATCATTCTCGCTGTTGTTTTAGCGCTCATTCCCTGCGGAATTACAAAGGTGTCATTTTTCTTAATCATATCCATAATTTTTATTGGTTACTTATACTTTTATTTAATCAAAGATTATGCCAAACTGATTTTTTTAACCTGACAATTTGTCATAAAGAACGTTTTTTTTCGCGACAATTTGTCAGTATCATTTTGTCAGCCTTTTTATTTCATTTGCCAATTCTTTACCTTTAATATCTATATCTTTTATGTTTATAACACTATCAGCAACAAACCTAAATTCTTTGCCCATACTATCATTTTTGTGGTCTGCAAAGAACGACAAAATCCCAAGATTAGTTTTTACTTCATTCTCATTGCCCAAATCAATAACATATATTGTGTTGTTCTCACTGATAGAATTTGCCCTCAAATAATATATACCATGTCTATCAACAAATATATTAGAGTACACACTGACACGCTCCATTTTAGCAAAACCTTTGCCGCCTCTTTGTTTAGCAATACTAAATACCTGCGCACTCATTGTCATTGTAATACCTAAAAACAGCATTGTAAATATAATCTTTTTCATATCAATTATAATTTTAATCGTTCTCTTATATTTTTCTTCTATACAAATATCATTCCGTTTTTAATTAGAATTGATATAAATTACAAAAAAAGATAAAAAAAATGAGGCGTTTTCACAACGCCCCACGTATTAAAAACCTTTACTCTTTTTACTTATCCATGAATTTTTTTTATTTTTTCATACGAATACATTTGTATTTGGCGGCACACCTTATTATTTATAACAACAAACGTTTTATTTGTTTCCTCACTGACAAGTTTTGTTGCACAATCACCATACACATCTAACATTGATTTTACCATCTTTTCAATCCTCTCCTTAGCCTCACTTTCAGTGCTACAAGGATGATAAATAGGTGCGCTTTCAATTCCGTTGGTGCTTGAACTTGCTGTCACTAAAAAAATTTCTTTTTCCATATCTTTATGTTTTTAATTGGTTACACATACCTTAATCTTATCAAAGACCATACCAAACTGATTTAGATTTTGTCTAAATTATCATTTTTTTTACTGACAATTTGTCAGATATTTACGACAAAAATGTCAAACTTGATTTAAATGGGTTTTTAAAGCATTAGAAAGACTTTTGTATTAAAATATATGAAGTATTGATTTTAATTTAATCGTGCATTAGGGGGCATATACGGGGCATATAGGGGACGTTACCCCCCTCTCCCATCCCCATTAAGGGGGTACCCCTTTTTTGGGCGCACAGTTGCTCGCGAAAATTTTTTCCGGAAAATTTAACAAAATGTAGGATGAAGGTCCAAAATTAAAATTATCATTACCGTATCTAATTATTATCGATACAATTTCTAATCATTATTAAAATAAAAAAATCTCTATATAAGTAACGCAAAAAAATGCGTTTTTCATGAGGGGGGGGTCTTTTTTCCCAAAAGGTACTACTTTTTGAAAAAAATTTTCCATATATAAAATCTATAATTAAAATCAATGTCTAGATTCAATGTTTGCCATATAGTATTTAGACACTTTGTCCAGATACTTGTCTAGATTCTGGGATAACGGCCCAAAATGAGGCATTTTTCCGTTATGACAACAGAAAAAAGAAGGGCGGCGAAAGATTCGCTGCCCTTATGGAACACGCATTGAATGTGGTTACATTCGAGGAGATTAGAGTTGTTAAATGCTCTGCTTAAATATCCTTTGGAAGTTTTTCAATAAAATGTTGCTTCTTAAAGTCTGAAGGGCAATAAGGCCTTCTTTTATTGAAAATCCTAAGAATTTCGTCATTAGAATTTTCGGTTGGCTTATGAGAAGTTTCAATATTTGAAACTGTATAAAAGCTTGTGTTTTCCATATTATACATTTTATTCAATTATAATTATAAATAGGTTATTATACTTATACAGAAAAATTTCTTAATAACCAAATCTTAGTGCCATCATGTATATAATTTCCATAAATTTTACAAATCCCTAATAGTTTACTGCGTTGTAATTACCATTATAAAAAAGATATTCAACAATTGAAACGCTTTCGGAATGCCGTAACTATCGTTGTAATTACCTTTATAAGAAAGGTATTCAACAATACATCGATACAAGACCTCTACTTCAACAGAGTTGTAATTACCTTTATAAGAAAGGTATTCAACAATACACAACAGAAAAGGAAACGGAAACAACACGTTGTAATTACCTTTATAAGAAAGGTATTCAACAATAGGCAATAATAACATACAATTCCAATCAACGTTGTAATTACCTTTATAAGAAAGGTATTCAACAATTCAAGACCTATGCTGATGTGTGTACGCTTAGTTGTAATTACCTTTATAAGAAAGGTATTCAACAATAAATGCCGTTCTTGGGGTCTTTTATGTAGTGTTGTAATTACCTTTATAAGAAAGGTATTCAACAATATCAACTGTAGTCAGGTACATATTATCGACGTTGTAATTACCTTTATAAGAAAGGTATTCAACAATATGATATTTATAATTTATTAATAAACAAAGTATTATTTAACAATTTTTTATTAAAAAAAGGCATAATTAATCACATATTATTTGATACATATCCTTTTTTTTGAATATATTAAGTATTGAAGATGGTATTTTCTTTTTAAAAGTATCTTTGATATTATAGAGGGGGTTACCGTATCTATTATTTTCTTTTGTCTTAGTACACATTGTTAGAAGCAAATCGTTATTTTCGGCTATGTATTTAATATTATTTGCTGCATTAAAGTCAGCATTAAGACCATTTATATGGAATTCTTGTTTGGTTCTAACTTTGCGTTTGTCTATTAGTTGTAATTGTTTCTTATTATTTTTATCCATGATTTCTTTGACATAGATTTTATGTGTATTGCTATCCATTTGTGATGTAAAGGCCGCAGGGACAAAAATAACATTCATATTAGTATTATTAGACAATTGCACGAATTTGTCTTTTATGTCAGCAAAACCGATTGCCTTAATAACCAGATTCTTAAACCGTTTTTTTTGTATTTCCTTTAAACCATAAACAGAATATGAAATGTCTTTTATGGTTTCGTTTTCATTAAAAATGAAATTATAATATTTGGTATTAAAAACTGATTTATCAATTTCTGAATATTTTTTACCTTCAAAGCCATAATATGTCATAAGTGATTTAGCCGTTGGGAATGGTAATCTGTCTCTTTCAAAATTTGATGAATCAAGGTATTCAAGACCAATAGTATCAAAGCCATTTAGTACAATAACATCATATGCATATTTAATTATATTATCTCTACAGCCAACAATATCACATTTGACGTTTTCAAGTTTAACTATCAATCCTTTTGCAATATCTGTATTGATAAATGGGTTTTCAAATCTACGAGGGTCCATTGTTTCTTTTGAATTTGTTGATATATCAGAAAATCCCATTTTGTCATCATATTCATGATTTTTTTCATAGTATTTTTGTTTAAGGATAAAATATGATTTATATTTTGAACGAAGCATCTTGGTGTAATCAATATATGATGCAATCTTACAATTTTTATCTCTATACTTTTTGGCAAGATTATCAAGAGTTTGGCTAATCGCTATTTCTCTTTTAAGTAAGGTTTCATCTGTTATTGATACATTATTCTTTTTATCATACTGATTAGAAACACGTTCAAATAGTGATGGAATCTCTAAAAGTCCAAAAGAAACAAATTTTGCCATTTCAGTATAATAGGCAAGTTCTTCTTTGTTCAAAGTTGAAACAAAGTCTTTATTTTTTAAAAGTTCAACATAGATATTAATATAGCCTTTCACTTTCCCGTTATCGGTAATTGAAGTTGCAAGCATTGAATGTTTTGTGTTAATATCAATACCTAATATATTTTTTATTTCTTGCTCTTTTTTTGAAAAATCTTTTTCGCTTGAGAAAGTAAAGAACAATGTTTTGCCTTTAACTTCAAAAGTTAAATCATATCCATGTTTGGAAGAAATATCTACTAAATCGACACGGTTTCCATTGTTATCAACCTTAACGGTTTGTCTATTACCCATTAAGTTTATATCATATGGCTTTTTATCTAACACAAGATGAAGAATATAAGAAGTAAGGCCATGTTTTTTTAATAGCATTTTTTGCATTTGAACAGTCATTGTTTTTCTGTTTCCGTTTCTTCTACAGCCATTGAATGATTTAAGACTTTCGACGGCGTGTTTTTCTATTTCTTCATTAATTTCGTTTTTATGTTTAGTGTAATAATCAAATAAGAGTTCTAATCTTTTTATTTTTTCATCATTTGGCGTTTCACGATTTTTAAAATAGGTAATTAAATTTTCAAAATCGGTTTCAGATTCAATTTTTTTATTGACAACTTCAAAAATTGTTTGTGTTTTAATTAATTGTTCGGTTACTGAATTAATGTCTATTTTTGAATATTTAACATTAGGTTTTAAAGTAACAAATTTTGTTCTATAATTACTGATTACATTTTTAACATATCCATTTCTTCTGAAATATGTATCTCCAAGTCCTAATATATTTTTTCCTTTATATCCATCAGCATTTAAAACTTTAATTGCTTCATACAATGCATTATCAGCATTCTTTTTTTGTGAAGAATTTAAATTTAATGAAAAAATTTTATATAATGGTAAATCTTTTATATCATCATTTAAGACAAATTTACAATAAACATTTTCTTTATTTTTAATATAATTTGCCAAATCTCCGATTTTCATTGATGTAAGATTATCACAAATGAAATCGCTGGTTCTATTGTAATAGTTTATGTACTCTTCAATTGCCGGTTCAAATAAAGACATAATGTCATCAATAGCCACATTCGACTTAAAAACATAAGATTTATTCATTTTTTTTATTTTAGTTAAATAAAACTTTCTTATTTAAAATTACAAATTAAATTTTAAAATTCAAAATGTTTTTATTTTAATTTGTACGCATCAAATATTGTGCCAAACTTTTAATTAATATACAATTTATTAAGGGAACTATATACTTGATGGCACAAAAGTAAACATAATTCCGTTACAGCAACAAAAAAAGAAGGGCGGCGAAAGGTTCGCTGCCCTTATGAAACACGCACTTAATGTCGTTACATTTGACAATGTTAAGCGTGTTGCTTAATCATTAAAAAACGCAAGTCTTACTGCATTACTATAAGCCTCTTTGTAGTTTCTTATGTAATCTTGGGCATCATCATTGTTCCAATAGTCACATTTTTGCATTGCTGATGATTCGCAAGCCAGAAATGCTGCAATACTATATCTATCTTCTTCTGCAAGATTTTTAAATATCTTTTCATAGAAAGCATGGTCTTGATTGATAAGGACATAGGTTTTTCCGTTCCTTTGTTCAATATCGTACATAAATCCAAACGGACCATCACTGATAAATTCAAATCCACCAATCCATTCACCAGTTCTTTTCTTTGTTGGATTAGGATTGTTTTGTGGTTTTGGGTTTGGATTTTTTTGTTTTGGGTTATTACACTTTTCGTTCTTACTCTTTTGCTTCATTGTGCCAGCAAGCAAAGTGTTTTTGTTAAGTCTGTCAGCTGTTTGCTCAAGTGACTTTTTCATTTCTTCTGTCACTTTTTCTTCTTTAGTTTCTTTATGCTGTTTATTGTCTGTTTGTTTGGCCAAAGGTCTAACAATATTTGAAAGCATATCGTAAAAGCCTTGGTCCATAGTTGATTTGTCTTTTTCTGTAACCATTTTTGCAAATGTAGTTCCAAAAAATCTGTCAGCGTTTCCATCCATAAATAATTCAAAACGGAAACCGTTTGTCCAACAACTGCTTTTATAACACATTCCTAAATCAAGACCTTTTCCAACAAGACGATTTTGCCTATAAACATAAATACCAGCCAATTCATTTGACCTACCAAAATAATCATCAAATGTCGCACTTTGTACATTTTTTGGAATGTACCATGCTTTCCATTCCATTCTGCTTCCGCCATATTCAAAAGCACCGTAGTCCATAAGTTCAACACCAAGTCCAGATTTGTTGCCAATAGTGTCAAAGAATGTGAGTTTCTTTCCGTTGACATTAAAATTGCAAGTGTTAGACTCAATGTATTTATTAAACAAAATTCTCATTTGTCTTATCAATGTACCTTCAAAGCTATGATAATCTTTACACGAAATTCTGTCAAGATTTGAAATAATAACTATTGTACCGTGATTTGACTTTGTGTTTTCAAAAAAGAAAGAATATTCTTCAGTGTTTTCCGCATAAGACTTAATTCTAACATTAAGTTCACCTTCATCTGAAATATCATCCAAATCAAGATTTGCAACAAAAAGTTCACCTTCTTCAACTTTTGAATACACAGAAAGATGTGTACCAATTGAAATTGATGCTGTTTTAAGGCCAGCGCCATAGCATCCAAGATTATAATCCTTGCTTTTTCCTGTTTCAGAGCCAAGAGACATGGCCATCATAAGAGTTTCTTCATCCATTCCACACCCATCATCACAAATCATAATTTTACCAACTGTTTTCTTGTCATCTGCTTTGATGAGTTTAATGTAAATGTTCTCAGATTCAACATCTGGCTCAAGAGAATTGTCAACAATGTCGGCAATTGCTGTGTAATTAGTGTAATTTAATTGTCTAAGAGCATCTTTAATAAAGTTTGCTCTAACTTTAAAAGGAAAATTTTTCTCCATGTTAATCACCCCTCACTACTTCTATTATTATTAACGCTCTCTAAATGGCATCGTGAAAGGATTTAATATTATTTCCATTCAAAAAGCAAAACTATTTAAATGATTTTTTCTAAATATACACATTTAATTTGAAAAAAACAAATTATTTGTGTCATCATGTATATAATTTCCTAATTTTTTATAAAAAATCCCTAAAGGGATTAGTTATCATTACCTTTATAAGAAAAATATTTGTACACAACAAAAATTGTGCCAAACTTTTAATTAATATACAATTTATTAAGGGAACTATATACTTGATGGCACGAAATTTTAGTCATCAATTATATTTCTATAATTGGGAATTATAACATTTCCTTCGTCATCTTTTACAGGCGTTACTTTTTCACTTAAGTTATTAGTATTCCACGCATAAATTGTTGCCATATAATTATTAGGAAAATATTCGTTCTCTGCTTCCATAAATGTTGCTAAACTTTTTCTTTGCGAAGAATTTAATACATCTTTATATTGGCCATGATGAAAGTATTTATTTGTCTTTAATTCAATACAGGTCTCAAATATTTTTCCCTGCGTACTACTATCTCTTAAATGAAAATGTGGGATATGACATGGGTCATCTGTACGGACATATATTTCAAATTCATTCTTTTTACCCATATAGCCAACACGGGCCATTTCATTTAACATCTCTTTTTCTTCCAATACACGCTTAATTGTCTCGGTTACAATTTCCATAATTAATTAAATTTTTTCATAAAAATTACACATTCCAATGCATTGATTTTTATAATTGTCAAAATCTGCAAGCACTTTATATGTTGTATCTCCCCAACTATCGTAATCAAGGCATCGTGTATCCTTTAGCCCATTAGTATCAATATGGATATTTTTATAGCGCTCATTGGAATTGACAATACTAATTATATCGGAAAGCCCTTGTACTTCAACTCTTGTGTTCATTGAATCTGTAAATAGGCCTCTGTTAAATCTAAAGTATTTTTTATTAATGCTTTCTGTAATCATAATCTAAAACATTTATTTAAAAAAATATACAAATTTAAAACAGATAAAACAACTATTTATATAATGATTATAATTTATATTTTATAAAGTAAAATGGATAAGGATAAAAGTTTTGTTCCAACTGTAGAATGGATGGCCAAAAAATATGACGAAATGAACGCCGAATTATTCGAAGGAAAATTGGGTACATGTGATTTTGATGTATTTACAATTGGTCGTGGGTCAGGCGGTAGTGTTCTTGGTTGGTTTAAAATAACAGGCAGCGGAATTAAAATAGACTTAAGATACAGAAAAATGTATGTTCAAAATTATTATTTAGGGAAAGAACTTGTTAATAAAGATAATTTTGTTGAAATATGCAAACCAAAAATTGAATTAAATGGTAACTACCATGGTACTGAACATGGATTTTTATGTACTTTGGTCCACGAAATGTGCCATTATTATACTTATATGGATGGATGGGCTCCCACTCAAGCACATGGTAGAGAATTCAAGGAAATTGGTTATCTTGTTTCTTCAAGGTCTAATGGCTTATTTACAATTCAAAGGCTTGCAAGTGCTGAACAAATGTCAGAATTTGAATTAAACGATGAAATGAAGGCTAAAAAAGAAAAAAGAATTTCAAACAAAAAATCAAAAGTAACAGCAGTAATTGTATTTAGAAATAATGGAAAAATAGAGTTAACATTAACTTCAAATGACAAATTAATTGATATAATTAAATCCCATTACGATGAAAAAGGCGAAAAAGTTGTTGTTACAAAAGATAAAAATATAATTGATTTTTTGTTTTCTAAACATTATAATCAAGATATGAGAACATGGAAAGTATGGTATCTTGATGAAGCGCCGTGGATTGAAGAATTTAAATCTATGTTAAACTATAATAATAAGCCGCAAAACGACATATTACCGGTAAAGGAAAAGGCCCCAAAGAAGACTTTTTGTATAAAGACAACAAACGGCACCTTTGAATGTGATGCAACTTCAGAAGAAAATTTAATAAATTCGATTAAAAAACAATTTCCGAAAATGAGTGACGAAACAATACAAAGGATAATAAACAATCCATCAAACTATAAAATGAACGAAAGGAAAAAAAATATAAAAAGCATAATCAATGAAGTAATTGATGAATTCATTGAAAATGAGAATTTAAACAATAGAAAAGGCAGTATTGAAATTAATCCAAATATGAATTTGGGTGTATATTCTCCTTTGGAACTTAATAATTAATAAAAAAAAAACAATATATATGTCAAGATTAGGACCAAAATTAATAAATTTCCATAGCAGTGGCAATACAGAAGTGCCATTAGAGTTATTGGAATATGGCGAAATAGCCGTAAGACACTATTCAGCCGATACGGGTGCAGAACTAATTATAAAAACTTCAGAAAGTACAAGTGCGATTTTTATTGAAAGCGGGAAGATTGCATCTATGATTTCCGATATAGATTGTGGGTCATGGGAAGAAGAGCCACCAACGCCAGCCCATGAATATATCGACCTTGGGTTGCCTTCGGGTAGAAAATGGGCAACTTGCAATATAGGTGCTGAAACACCTACAGAAAAAGGTCTGTATTTTGCATGGGGAGAGATTAGCGGTTATACCGCTTCTCAAGTTGGTAGTAAAAGAAACTTCAATCAGCAAAATTATCGTTTTTATTCCGCAAGTACAATGACAAAATATAATGCAAGTGATGGAAAAACTGTTCTGGATGCCGAAGATGATGCTGCAACTGCAAATTGGGGCAGTGATTGGAGAATGCCAACCAGGGAAGAAATGATTGAACTTTCGGCCAATACTATCAGTAGGTTTATTACAGCAGAGCAGGTTGTTGTTTTTTCAAGTAAAACAAATGATAATGTCCTCATATTACCTGTCGGTGGTTATGCAACAGGTAATAATATAACAGGTATAACTGAGTATGCTGATTATTGGTCAAATACTAGAAGTAGCAATGTTTCAAATGCGGCTAGACTTTTCAGAGGCGGCTCAAGTACCAATGTTTCAGATTTAAGCCGTTGGTACGGTATGTTTATCCGTCCAGTCCTTAAATAATTAATAAACTAAATTGGAAAATGGCAACAGTAAAATATTCATACATAAAAACTCAATGGCACAAATTGAGCAATACAGAAAAAAATAAAGTTATGAAACAATTATCAGAAACGCTTGGCCCAAATGTTGAAAATATTGAATATATTGATGGTGCTGAAGTTGGAGATGTAGATATTGATTTGTCAAAACAGTAAAATAAAAAACAACAATAAATATGATTTACAAATATTCAGAAATAAAACCTTTATGGCACACTTTAACTGAAAATCAGCAAAACAATGTTATTGACCAGCTGTCAAGCAGTGGGCTTAAGGATGAAATACAACAACTTAATTACATACCAGGTTCGATGGTTGACAATATTGACATTGAATTATCGCTTTTTAAATGGGTTAAAGTAAATACAGCGCCAAGCAATTGGTCTGGAGAATACATTCTTGTGTCATCTGATGATAGACAAATTGCAAACCAAGACCTTGCAAATCATTATATGGAATGTGGCGATATTGTTATTATTAATGGAACAATTGAAGAAGATGCAGTTGAAGATGCTGGCGGAAAAATATTTACAATTGGAAATCAAAAATTTATACAATCGGGGACATATAGCGGTAAATGGTCGTATTCAATATCTTATATTGACGGAAATGATTCCCGCAAGTTTTTAAAATACAGTTCAAGTGGTTTAATAACAAGTGGAAGTCTTGGGTCAACAAATGAAGGATATTGGTATATTGGGTTTTCAAGTGGTAAACTAATCATAGCAAACATATATAATACAACGACTCAATTACGTTTTTATAATGGTCATATTCAACAAATTGCAAACCCGTCTTCGAGTTATCACAATTTGTCATTGTTCAGCCTTCAACAAGTATAATTAGCCGTTTATGTGTTAATTGATAAAACAAAGGGTGGCAAAATTGCCACCCTTTTTTCCATTAGTTGGTGAATTCATCGTAAAGAATTTTAGTTATAACATCAATGTTCATCATAATTTGTTCATGGACATCAATTTTATATTCATTTTTCTCTACTGGCCATCCGTGTATAATCATTTCATATTCGCAACGGGACCAAAAATTATACCTTGATTCGTCCTCCACAAATTTCTTGAACTCGTCAAATGTTTTTGGAGCTTTACGGTAATAATCCCTATTCTCTTTATTAATTTCGACAAGTTCCACATATCTTCGTCTGAAATATGGAAGCACATCATAATGTTCTATGGTATCTTGGTTAAAATCCCATGTAAGTACATAAAAAGTTTTTTTATTCATAATCACCAAATTTCATCAATTAAACAAGTAATACTATCTGATTTAAGCCCGGAAATTTTGCGTCCTTTGACCTCATATGCATGTTCCTCTTCATCCATATCGCCGAAATGCAGAAGAACTGTATCACCAATGGCAGGAACAACTCCGTCCCAATTTACCCAACTCTTAATATAGCACCATTTGGTGTCAAGAAACTCTATACTCATTATTTATATTTTTAATTATTTACAATAAATTTTTCTTTCAAGCAATTCACCTACTTCAGAGTCGTACACAACATAATATTGGCAAGGTTCCTCACAGGTAAAACCATTTGTCATGGCAAATGTATTATAACCGATTATACTACCATTAACAACGGCATTTGATATTGAGGTGCATGAATGGAAGTGGCCAAGGAAAATACGGTCCTGATTGAATGTATTATGCCATTTCAAGGCCAAACGGTTAAGTGCGGGATAAATACCACAAATAGCGCCTGTACCAGTACTCTTTACTTGGAATCCATGACAGAATATAAAGCGTCTGTCGTCATCGGTATCAACAATAGCCAATTCGCTATCAGGAATATTAAATTCTATAGGTAAATTGGTCAATTTGCATTGTTGCTCGATGTTCTTATACATCATCCACTCATAACTCATCTTATAGCCGTTTGAATGCTGTATCTTCTTTGTTGTACGAGAGTGGTTTCCTACAATACCAATGAACAATATCTGCTTAAGTTTGGTTTGCTCACACAAATAAGATAAGCCACTATAGATTAGATTTTGTGCCAAAAGAGTTGCCTCTGAAGGACTCAATTGATTTGTTTCTTGAAGTTCCTCATGGATAAAACCTGATATGGTATCGCCAAGACTTGCAAAAATCAGATTTTCAACACCATCGGTATTCAAACAATTGGCCAAATTAACAAAGTAATTCTCAATACGCTGCTTTGCAATATCAATGTTATATTCATTCTTCCCAAGAACTGAAGTCAATGTAACTGTTTCTTCAATATGAGCATCAGAAAACAATGCAATGGCATATTTTTTACCGCTAGTCTTCTTTTTTATCTTGAATTCATATTTTTCAAATGGCAATTCCTTAACATTCTTGAAATTTTCATATTCCTTATAAAGAGAATCGTTTATTTCTTGCTTTTGAGGCTCTTCACTTGAATTAGGTATTGGGTTCTTAAAGGTATAGGTAATACCATTATGTTTGTAAAACCCATTTGTTTTCAATGATTCTGCAATTGTTTTACGCCTTACAGGTACAACCTTATTAAGTTTACGAATACTTGCATACTCAGTTCCATCACTGCCAATAATAGGTGACGGTACACCATTTCTAATTTCAAAATTTGACATCTATTAAATTATTTTTTAAAAGTTATTTTTCAATTAATATACAAATACTTTTTATAAAAATCAACATTTACAACTATTTATAGTAAAATATTTGAGAAATGAACAAAAAAGTAATTAGAATTAACGAAAATCACATAAGAAATCTTGTGAAAGAAGCATTAAGAAAACTCGTCAAAGAAGATATTGACGGTTATGATGACGAAAATGAAATAGACCCCGATGATTGGCAATCAGAAGAACCATCAGATTTAGAAGTAAATGATATACTAATGACATTTAAAAGAGAATCTGAACAATTGGGTTTGAATTTTAGGGACCTTGGAGAAAAAGAATTTGCTGTTACTTGTAAAATAGGCGATAATGGCAAAGCAACCTGTGATATCAAGCAATTCTTGGAAATGGCTGCAATGTATGTTAATAGAGGTGTATTAAAAATAATTGGCCATGGAATATCCAAAGCAGGTACATGGTATTATAAATACAGAATTATTAAGGGTCAAATAGTCAGCGAAAGCAAAAAGAAGAGAAAAATAAATGAGGCTGAAGATTATGGATGGATTGTCGAAACAGATGAAGCACAATTGGCTTATCAATATTTTTGTGAAGAGATGGGTATAGAAGCCGCAAACGAAGCAATAATTAGGGCAATGAGTGATAAAACTTTATCTGAAATAATGGTTTATCTTTTAAGAATGTATGATATGGATGGTTGGGAAGAGTATAAAGAGGAACATAGTCAATATTAATTAAAAACCAAATACAACAAAATAAAAAAGCCGGCAGTTTTTGTCGGCTTTTGTGTTTATAACACCTGTGAAATCTGAAAAAAGAAATAAATGATACACATATGGGTTTCACTAACACAGCCCATACACCTTTGCTACACTCCCACAAATGTTAGTATTTGCAGTAGCCATTTTCCCGCTGGCCACAAATCATGGTTGTACATTCCATGAGTCACCTCTCATTTATCTCTGTTAATACACAGTATATAACCTTCTGAGTTTACTTATCTGTGTCTATCAGCAAGTTCTAGAATATCAAACTGACAAGTTTCTCTGTGCGGAGGCAACAGGACTCGAACCTGTACGCCGCTTAACGCGACTACTCAGAGTTTAGCAAACTCCTGCCTTACCAATTAGGCTTATGCCTCCAAAATGCAAGTAGATTTACGAAATAAGGCTGAGAAACCACACATTAAAGGTGGATACCCGCTATTAGGCACTTGCGCTGTTTTACTCACTTGTTGCTTATCCTCTTACAGCTCTTCACAGAATCGGCTGCTCTAACACCGACTGGCTTACACCAACTGACACGTTTCATCAAGCGTGGATACTTCTATGCCTCCTGCAACATGACACCATTACCATGGATATCTGTGCCATTTACCTTGATTACTCAATGGTCTATACTTGCTATTATTTTAATCTGGGTGTCTGCTCAGATTCGAACTGAGGCCTCAACCGCCACAAGGTTGTGTGCTAAACCACTGACACTACAGACACCATAAAATGGATTTCCTTGATTGGTATGGGATTCGAACCCTGGTACTATTCCAACCACCTCATTGTGTCGAGGCCCACACTCCCTGTGTGGAGCACCCAATCGCTGGCATAAGGTCTTTTTCCTTAACATTTCTAAAGCCTTTCGATAATCCATGAATCTACTTGAAATTCGCTAGTTCAAGGAGTAATATTACCTCTCCCTTCACCCATTTATTTTAACAGTTTAGGGCTTGTACTGCTACCGTTCACGCTATCTGGTTCTACGCCTGTCTTTATACTCGTCAGTATTGAGTTGTCGGAATGGTGGGATTCGAACCCACACGCCTTTCGGCACAACGTTCTTAGCGTTGCGAGTCTGCCAGTTCCTCCACATTCCGTAAAAAAAACGGAAAACGGGTTTCAGTGGTACAAATTAACAGTTTGTTACTAAAAATAATTTGCTGTATGTTTTCCTATTGTCGGAACTGTAGGAATCGAACCTACCCGAAGTTATTTGTCTAGAATTATTACCTTCACCTACACCATCATAGGCATGTCTCCATCCATCAAATTCCGATTTTTTATGATTTGCTCCGTGGGAAAGATTCGAACTTTCGGCTAATGGGTTTACTTTGGTAAATTATATTGCTGTTAATTTTTTTGCCAAAAAATATTTTTTCTACACTCCCATTGCTCTACCTCTGAGCTACACACGGATTACAATTTTCTTCCATAGTCAATGGCTTATGACCGCATTATAGAAAATTAAAAAGACTTTCCTTCAGTTACGCTGAAGCATCTGTTTGATTTATTCAGGGACAAATGACGTTACGTTGAGGCGCGACCTCTTAAAATGTTGGCCCGACAGGATTTGAACCTGTAAATCTCCTGAGTCAAAGTCAGGCGTGTTAACCAGGTTACACCACGGGCCATTAAAAATATGTATCATATAATGCATAATTAAAAATATGTATCATATAGTACATATTTAAAAGTGGACCCAATCAGATTCGAACTGATAAAATGCCGCCGTGCAAGGGCGGTCCTGTACCAATTGAAGGCATAGGCCCTTTAAAATGGAGGGGTTTAAAATGAACTTAATTTGGATGTTCGGAAACTATTCTTGACACATTTGGTACCCTCCCAAGAATAATTAATAATGTCGGTTAGGGTGGACTCGAACCACCGACCTCAAACTTATCAGGTTTGCCATCTAAACCAACTGATATACTAACCGTTGAATGTACCCGGTAGGGGATTCGAACCCCTGATTTCAAGGATGGCTTCCTTGCAATGTATCGAACATTCTTCATACTCACCATGATTAAAGCAAGGAAAAACTTTTTTCACAGAGAAAAGTAAAACTGTATAAAACCTTGCGTCCTAGGCCAGCTAGACGAACCGGGCAAAAAGCAGCGATTTGGTTCGCTGTCAACCTGCTAAATGCGCTGCCTTAGGCTGCTGCATAAGCAAAAGCATAATTTTCGTTGCCAGTTATTTTATGGCATCTCGGATGTCTACTTTCATTGTACTCATTAGCAATCAATTCCAAGATGGCCCATATTATTTTTTTTGTCGGATGCCAGGGAGTTGAACCCCAATTTTAAACCCGAATCAAAATTTTCAAATTACTTGATATTGTACCATGAATCATAAGAACCGTATAACTAGTATGGTTGGTACTCAACATGGCGCACCCGTTATTAAAACCGTGCTTTCCACGGATTAGACTAAGTTCGCCTTCTTTATACTTCAGAGATATACGTCTCAAGTGCGCCAACTTAGTAAAACCAACACTTCGTGGACCATAAGGGACTCGAACCCTTGTCTTACTCAACTTTCCTTTGATTATCAACAACAAACCGATTGTGGGGTGTTATGGAATCGAACCATAGTGACAGGTCTGTCGAACCTGCATCCTAAACCGCTAAATGAACTCCCCATGTAAGAAATTTACATTTCACTATCGTGCCTCCACCATGAGACGCTTGGCGACTTTATGTGGCCCGCACTAACTTTTCGTACTTGTTTAAGGTACGTGTGTCCTTCTTTCCTTATATTTTTTAGATTACAGGAATCTATTTATTTTCCATTTCACTATGCAGCCATCGGTTCCCCTAAAGCCGCAGTTGGACTCGAACCAACAATCTTTGTTTTGCTTACAAATGTGTTTACCTATTGTAACTTGCTGTTAAATTCCTTTTAATCTAGCGGGCCTGACGGGATTCGAACCCGCACCACACGCCGTGACAGGGCGGCATTGTAAACCATTCAACCACAGGCCCAATAAAGAAAGGTTTATGGCATCTTCTTAACTATGCCAACATCTGTTTTAGAGCTCGCAACCTTTCAAACAAAGCTTCCTCGGTACTTCACCACTCACCTCGGTTTAGGTGTAGTCCTGTCGCTCTACAAGTGCGCTAAATCTTTAATGAATTTAGAAACATGTTCTGACGGTTAAGCGTCATTGTTTTTCTCAGAAATCATTTACTGCACCATTGCAATCAGCCCATAACGGCTAATATTAGAATCGAACTAATCAAGTTGACATTTGCTGTTAGATTTCTTAAGTTTAGCGGGAGAGGTGGGGTTCGAACCCACGACCCACAGATTAGTTCTTGTAGTAAAAGTCGAATTTACTGACCTAGGATGACCGTCAATACAAGAATCAATTTGTTTTCAGAAGTTATTTCTCCTGTATACAGTCTGTTGCGCTAACCAGCTACGCTACTCTCCCTTAAAAAACAGGAAACGATATTTATGGAATCGAACCATTTCAATTTTATTTTCAGTAAAATCTTTAACCTTTTAAAATTTGCTGTATGTTTCCTTTATTTTTAATTCTTTTATAAATATACAAAAAATAATTTTCTTAAAAAATCAACGGTTCACAATAGAACTTCTCACGGTAAAATCCATGGCTTCATTAGGCAAAGCTTCGTTGATTAAGATTTTTTTCAGTACCCCAGGTGGGATTCGAACCCACAATGGCTATGCCACCACAGCCTAAATGTGGCCCCTATACCATTTCGGGTACTGAGGCATATTGAGCAGAATATCGGTGTCGAACCGATACCTTGACCTTGGGAAGGTCATATACTGCCGCTATACTAATTCTGCATTGTGGGAAAGGGTGGACTCGAACCACCAGTCTCAAAAGAGAACGGATTGCCAATGTGGTAAATTACGAATTTACGATACTTCATTATTCACATTGGATGGTTTTTACATGTTTACCTTCATGTATTACAGTCCGCGCGGCTACCAATTACCGGTTACTTTCCCATTAAAAATCATGAGCCCCCTACCTGAATTGAACAGGTATTTTCGGGTTACAAAGCCGATGTAATAACCATTATACTAAGGAGGCAACAAAATAAACGGAAATCCATCAAAAAAAACATACCATAATTTTTATAAAGATATTGCTGTTGAATTTCCTGTGGCCAAGGTGGGACTCGAACCCACACGCCTTTCGGCACATGATTTTGAGTCATGGGTGTCTACCAATTCCACCACTTGGCCATTGTTAAATTAGTCGGGACGTTTGGATTCGAACCAAAACCACGGAAACCCAAATTCATTGCTAAAATATTGCTGTAAAATTCCGTGTCTGAAATCATAAATGCTACGTGTGCTACCGTTACACCACATCCCATTAGAAGAGTTTCACTTATGTCCTCTCAGCTGCGTGGGCCCACACCCTGAGACGGTTGCTGCACTAAGAAGGAAACACCCAGACGCTCTTCCGAGCGAAAGGAAAACTACTCTACAGCTTTTCACGTTGTCTCACCGCGACTCGAACACGGACCAAGAGAACCAAAATCTCTTGTGCTAACCATTACACCATGAGACAATTTTAAAGTGGTGTATTAGGGAATCGAACCCATTATTAAAGCCAGTTACTTTGAATTCAATATTAGCTCTTCTCAAATTCTTTTCACGTCACCTCATACTACTTGAATCGGCCGAATTTCATATGAGTTAATACACCATGTAGCTGGGAATTGATGATTCGAACCATCATCTCGGAATTGGAATTTCATTGCTAAAATATTGCTGTTAAATTTCATTGTTCCGACTGAAATTGTTTTGTTTGCTACGTGTTCTACCCTTAAACTATTCCAGCATTGAAGAATATATGCGGAGGGGGTGGGATTCGAACCCACGGGAGTAGTTAGCTCACACAAGATTTCAAGTCTAGGCCGTTATGACCACTTCGGCACCCCTCCAATAGGCTATATGTTTCACAACATACAACCTTATGTTGTTGTTTTATTTTTCAGATTTCACAAGATGTCAAAGAACATTTGCATTAACAAATATACAAAGTTTTTTGTTAAAAACAAATTTTTTTTTATTTTTTTTTTCGGCAAGTTATCTCTTATCAAAAACCGTGCCAAACTTTTTTGGTGGCGATAGGAAGAGTTGAACTTCCGAATTGGCCTTATGAGAGCCACGTTTTACCGCTAGACTATATCGCCTTAGCGTTTGAGCGGGTTAAGGGACTCGAACCCTCAAACCTTCTGCATGGCAAGCAGATGCTCTACCAATTGAGCTAAACCCGCATATTTACCATTCCCATCCATCAAATCTTTTTAATTGTGGCCTAATGTCTTGGTCTATTGGTATTCTTCTAAGTTTTCTATGCCTTTCTTTTTTAACCTTTTTGCGTGAATGATGCCTATTATATGCTTCACTATTCATCCATGGTTCAGGTTCATATCCGTATGAAAGTCCCATTTTATTTTATATTTTAAATTTTTAAATGTGATGCCGCTGGGAGTCGAACCCAGAACCTACAGCTTAGCCTACCACTCTATATTACTATAGCCAAACAAACCATTTGGATGAAAATGTTAAAATGCCTCCTTATTCATCCACTAAGGTACATTTATTATTTGTTTGTTGTGGTCTGGACTTGTCTCTTTACCTTATCAGAATTCTTGCAAGTAATGCTTAATCACAAAGTGTTGGATTTCATACCAACAACCTCTTACTCCCGCGTAAGTGCTCTATAGAATATTGTAAGCTAACCTTGTTTTAGCACAATTCTGACTTAGGTATCCCCCGTTCAGCCTCTACACGATTATAAGAAGTGACCATGCTTTATCACTTATTAGATGCCATTTCTGGTTCTTATTTTCGCTCGGCATAGTCCTGGACATTATTGTTTAGTCCACAGCTTTACGTCCTGTTACACTAAGGATTTCCGCCGAATTTAGGGGATTCTACCATGGGATTTCTCGCCATAGCACTCCTATTTTTTGAAGGCTGTTGCTCTAATCCAATTGAGCTACGGCACCATTCTTTCAAAGAACATAATAAATATACAATTAAAATTTCAAATTATCAAATATTATGCCAAACTTTTTTTAAAATCTAAATCCTTGTTTAATTATTTTATCTTTTTGGATTTTGGCATATGTTCTTGCAATTTTTCGGCCAAAATTATTAATGTTCTTAAGTATTAGATTTTTAGTTAAATTATATTTTTTTAATTCTTTTTCAAAATTTTCATTATCACTAAGTTCATTATAAATATCAACAATTTCATTATATATTTTGTAACATGGTGTTTTTTTCAAGTTATCATAGGTGAATACTTCAGGTAATGCCATTACATAAGCGTACATTCCGTTAATATAGCCATCCTGTTCATTCTTTGTACATCCATAGACTAATTTCGCTACTTTTGAAATAAAATCATTATTATCACTCATATTTGTTATAACTTTTGAATAAACAGAACTGTCAGGAAAATTTCCGCCTATTAAATATTGTTGGTATATGTGTTCAAACTCATGCTGTATTGTATCCATTACTTCGGTTTTAATTATAGTTCCTGAAACACATGGAATGAATAAGCCTATAACACAATATCTTTTATCAAAACTACTCCATCCTTCTGCTTCAACGCCAAATTTATCGTAATATTCTTTTGTATAATAGTTAATTACCTTATATGATATTCCCACATTTATACCAAGTAAATCATATTTCAAATATCCATTATATGATGAAAAGAATTTTTCTTTTTCAAAAATTTCCATATTTTCAGAAATATCTTTTTTAAGTATATCAAAAAATTCATTTGTTTTTTTGGCAATTTCATCAGATATACCAAGTTCTTCCTGTAATATTTTTTTAAATTGAGATTCTGTAATTAAAATTTTCATATTTTTTAATTATAATTTGTATGCCAAGAAAGATTTGAACTCTCACTATAACATCCGTAGTGTTATGTGCTATCCGTTACACCATTGGCACATTAATTTGTACGCCCGCTGGGACTTGAACCCAGGACTCCCACATTAAAAGTGTGGTACTCTACCAACTGAGTTACGAGCGCATATTTATTGTGGGGAGTGATGGTGCTGACCCATCTTCTTTGGTTTTTCAGACCAACGCAACAACCGTGTCTGCTAACTCCCCTTAATTGTTATATCAAGTCGAGGTGGCGGGACTCGAACCCACGACTTCAGCATCCCAAATGCCGTGTGCTAGCCAACTGCACCACACCTCGTATTATCAAAGAACTATTTATCAGAGTCGGCGGAGGGATTTGAACCCACATCGTACTGTTTTGCAGACAGTTACCTAACCATTCAGCCACACCGACATTTTCATCAGTTGGACAGGATTCGAACCTGTGTTTCTTAGCGTCCCGCTTATAGTGTACTAAACCGCTATACGACCTAACCGATGTAATTTTGCAAGCAGAACAAGACTCGAACTTGTATCTCACGAATTGGACTCCGTGTGTTTTTCCAAGTGCCTCTTTTAAACTATCTACTCTGTACCGAAGAGCACTCTTCGATATTTGCAGGCAGTGAAGGATTCGAACCCTCAACAACGGTTTTGGAGACCGCTATGTTACCATTACACCAACTACCTATTCTATTTTCAAAGAACCTAATTAAATATACAATTTATTTTTCAATTTTACAACTTATTTTTTAATTTTTTTTTATATTCTTCTCTATCTTTATTGGATAGGAGGGTTTTATTTCTTCCAATGTGCCATTTACCGCATTCAGAACATTTATAAGCCACCATTTTATGGATTGTATTTTCCTTTGTATTTAAAAATCGTGCCATTTTCAGGGCTTCTTGTTCTGTGTCAAAAGTTTTCTTTTCTTCAAGTATTCCGTTTGGGCCAATTTTATAATGTGACCTATAATCTCTTTTTGTCATGTATTTAAATTTTAATTTCTATTTTCACACTTATCAAAAATTGTGCCAAACTTTTCAAATTATGATAATTCAATTAAATTTTCTTTTTCCATAGCTCTTCTAATCCACCTCATTAATATAATGGCCTTATTGTAATAGGGACTAAATGTAGCCGTTTCGCCGCAATCAACTTTATCAGACAAATCAATTTCTAATAGGTATCTGTTACCTGTGCTTGATGTGATTATATACTCAGCTATACCGCCACTTCTTATGCAGTCAAGTTTTGCGCTACCTGTTACTATTTGTTTTAATGTGTCTTTCATTATTTTTTGGATTATTTCTTATTATTATTGGGCAATAAAAAAACCTCTGATTTAGTTTTTAGATTGGGAAACTTTCAGAGGTTGGGAATATATTGTGGTTAGAAACCTATGTGCTTAAATATTTTCAACTGCTCTTCATCTGTTTCCCGTTTGTTTTAAAACACCATTTGCTTTTTGGTGACCATGCAAAAAATGAGCATTTATAACCTTGGGGGTTATAAGTGTTTGATTTAAATCGTTTAATATTTTGGTTCATTGTTTGCATAATAATTTTTTAAATTGTCGATATTTTACACATATAAATATAATATACTTTTAAAAAAGTTAAAAAATTGTTATTTTTTTTTAAAAAAATATTTTTTTTTATTGAACTAATTGTATGAATTTTAATGTTTCGTCTTTTGTATATATAAGATAATCGTCTGAATTATACCAACAGTTATGATGGCAATTATAAAAGGCAATTTCATAATTACCGTTATGTTGGACCAAACATGGAATTGTTTCCTGGCAATTGGAATTATTTTCCATATGTGGCAAAGTATCAGGAGCATCACACCATAATTGGGTGATGCTCGGATTTTCATTTTTTATCATCATTCAAAGTAATCCTCGATTAGTTTATTGATAATGTCAAGTTCAACTCTCAAGTCATTCAATTCAAGTTCATAATTAATTCTATTTCTGGTCCAATCCACCATATTAATGTTTTCACCAACGACAAGAGCGTCTGTTGAACGGACAGCCATATCTTCCATGTCAGTAATCTTGGTTTCTATTTCACGGATACGCTTTTCTGTTTCAAGTTTTTCAGTGTTAAAAGCATCTTGTGCATCTTTTGTGCGCGTTTGGGCTCTTTTTTCGATAAGTTCAGAGCCATTTGTTGTCAACAATTTTTCAAATTTACTCATAATAATTAATTTTTTAATATTTTATGTTTTAATTTATATTTTTTTGATTTGAACTCAATGTTTAATATTAAACCATTACTTTCTAAATATGCATTAAGTTCGTCATTTATGGTTTTAGTCCATTCTGCTTGGGCACATTTTGTAAGTACTTCAACAGGGTCTTCGTGTGCCATATTTTTTATTGTGCCAAGTACTAAATTAAGCATTTCGGGACTTTTACATTCTATTGTTGCTTTCCATCTTCTTTCGTTGTTCCAATAATTATATGAAGTTTCTTCCATCATATCACACCAAATATTGGAAACATATACATTAGGCCCACACATACCAATATGTAAATTCTTGTCCCCGTAGTCAAATATATTATTAGGCATTACTTCCATAAACTTGTCTATGTTTTCTCTTATATCTTGGCTGTCTAATACTATCATAATAGTTATCTTTTCTCCAGCTTTCAAGACAATTACCTATCTTTTCAAAAATGTTATTCCCATCACAAGATTTTACTTCGTGCATAATTGAAAGTTCTCTTTTCAGTTCAAAATTATCGGCAAGTTTAATATGTCCAGCGCTAATTAAAGCCTCTCTTATCACATTAGCATCTTCTGAATTAACTTGTAAATCAAAATTAACGCCATGGTTATTTTTAGGCTCAATTGCTATATTAGAAGTCCCGATTTTATTTGTTTTTTCCTCCATGTTCTAATTTTTATTAAAGTTATTAAAAATTATTTTTAAAATTAAATATTAATTTTAAACAAAATTAATACTTTTTTCTATCATATTCTAATTTTTTAAAAATATACAATAATTTTTATTAAAAGTCAACTATTTATAAAAAAATTATTTTTTATGTGCGCATGTAAAGGAAATAGTTCAAGACAAGTTTCTTCTGTTAAACAAATTGTCAAAAAACCTGCACAAGTGTTTTCAAATAACAAGAAAAACAACAAGACAGGTAAAAGACAAATTGTGTTCAGAAAAAGAACAGTAAATTAATTATGATTAACGATTTTATCAAAAAGATTATAGTTCGTTAATTCTTCTTTCAGTTTCTCGCATAGATATTCCATATCTGGGTGAGGTTTACCTGTTGTACCATATAAGCGCAAATCAATAAAGTGTTTCCAATCAGATTCAAAGGCTGTATATACAATATCAGATTTTGTTGATAAAGATAAGACTGTACGTGCTTGTTGTGGAGTCCATCCTTTAAAGATTAAATTGTTATAACAATAATTTGCTGTTGCTATAGCAAAAATCCAATAATCCAATGCAACCCATTCACTGTCATTGCCATAAACAATGTCATGGCAAAGATTTTGTAATATTGATTTGGTGTCAAGTTTTTCGATATATTTAACATCTTCATCAGTAAACCATTCATGTCTTATAACTGAAACTTCATTTCCGAATTTATCTTTAGTATAATTACAATAACGAGTACTTTCTTCGCCAATGGAATTAACTCTATGCCTATTACCTTCCCTTGTTACACCAATATCAGTCGTAAACTTAATAGTATATCGTTTCTCATGATATTCTGTAGGTTCACAAAGATATTTCAAATCGTCAAGCCAATCATTTTCCACTAATACACGATAATTTGTAGTTACATAATAAGCATATTTATAATCATTGCTATATTCGTCACCGTCTTTTATCATTTCTCCTTTTAAAAAGACTTCGTTATATTTTGAATACTTATTATACTTGTATTTTTCCAATTTGCTACCGTTCCATTGTGCATCCTTAAGATAAACAGTACCATGTTCAAGCATCGCCCCATGCTTGGAGTTAACCATTCTATCTACAAACTGTTTAGCAGAATCTTCAGTGATTTTATCTTCCGAGTGGTAGCAGGTTCTTCCCGCTATTTCTATTTGTTTATAGATACCTTCAATACCGTTTTCTTGAGGTATATAGACCGCTTTTGGTTCAATTATATTCATAGATTGTTATTTTTTGGTAATTATATTGTCGATTAAGCCGTAATTTAATGCGTCTACTGGTGAGAACCATTTGTCACGGTCGGCATCTTTTTCAATTTCCTCAAATGATTTACCTGTATTCTCTGATAAAATTCTATATAAAGTATCTTGAAGTGATTTTGTTTCCTCATAATGGATTTTAACATCGGAAGTTTGTGCCCATCCTGTATATGAAGACACTTGATGTATCATAATACGGCCATTAGGTAATGAAAATCTTTTGCCTTTTGCGCCTGATGACAATAAAATAGAGCCCATGGATGCTGCCATTCCCATACAATATGTGGAAACATCTGGTTCAACCCAATCCATTATATCATGAATCGCAAGTCCAGATATACAACTACCGCCGCATGTGTTAATAAAAAGCTTAATATCAGATTCAGAATCAATTGAATTTAAATACATTAATTGTGATGTTATAATGTTAGATACATCACTATCAATTTCAGTTCCAAGAAAAATAATCCTATCTCTTATCAAAGCAGAAAAAACATCAATTGTAACAGCATTTAAAGAACGTTCTTCAACAATTGAAGGACTTATTATACTATTTGTTTTTCTTTTGTAATCATTAATTGTGTTGCTATTAAGTCCTTTAGAAATAGCAAATTTCATAAAATCATCATTCATAAATTTTTATTATTTAAATTTTTATTTTTACCATAAATCATAGTCAGTTATATTTTCTTCTTTTCAACAACAAAAACATTTAATTGAAACCGCTGTACCAATTGAAGTTGGAGTAAATCTATAACTTATATTTCCGCCTATAGTTGTAGGATGCCGTTTTTCGCATTCAAGATGTTCTTGCTCGAATTTTTCTGCTGCTCGTACTTCTTTTTCAGACATTATAAATTCTTTTATCATAATTTTATTCTTTTATTTTTCGCATGTAATTAAAGTTAAGTAATTATCTACATCATCAAGCCTATATCTATTTATCAATCTAATATTATTAAATCCAATGCCTTTTAATTTTTTAAATGTCTCATCTTCTGATGGAATTGTTGTATTTACGCCAAAAAATACTGTGGCATTTACTTTTGGTTTAAAATTGTTCGTAAAAAGGTCAAAATAAAATATACCTCCATTTTTCAACTGTTTATACACTTGTTTGTAATACTCATTTCGTTGTTTTTCAGTAATGTGTTGAAAAACATTAGTTGAATATACTAAATCAAATTGTATATTATTTAATTCATATGGGATACCGTTTTTTTGAATTTCAATAAAAGATGTATCATATCCATTAAATTTATTTTTTAAATCAGGATTTATAATCGAATTTACATAATCAATACCATAATACCTAAATCCTAAACAAGATAAATAATGAGCGGCACCTCCAAAACCAAAACCAATTTCTAAACAGGTTGGCTTATTTTTTAACATTTTTTTAATTAAATTACCAATTTGACTATGGCAACGATATTGTTCGGATTCAAATATTTTATAATCACAGTCATATTTTTTACTCCCATGAACACTGTGTAATGGAAATTTTAATTTTGCATAAGTCCAAAATTTTTTCCAATTAAAATTATTTTCATTATAATCAATTATATTTTCATCAGAGAGTTCTTCAAATGCAATTGAACATGGAGGTACTTCATCTATGTTTTTAATATCATTATCACCATAAAGTGTTTTTGCTGTATCTATTATCTCTTCACAAATTTTGTTGCTCATAATAATTTTATTTTAATAGTTTATTAATTCTTCTTCATCTTTTTCCAAATCAGAAATGTCATTTATTTTAAATTTATAAAAACCGCCCTCAGGATTTGGTACATTAACATATTTGTATGAAACATCTAATTTATCATCAACATCCAAATCCCAAATTACAAAACCATGTCCTGTAATTGATTCACCAAAATCTTTTTGGTTTATACTTGAGCAATAGACAATTTTTACATCATTTTTGTTTAATTCTTGCCTCTTATGAATATGCCCGGCCATAACAAAATCACAGCCGTCAAACATATCTTGTGAAACACCTGTTTCGGAAACAAAATTAGTTACTGTTATTGCCCCGTTAATTTCGCCATGAATGAGTCCAACATAAAAGTTGTCCTTTTTATCGGTTTCTTTATAAAGTGCTTTGTGTGCCTCTATATCGGGCTTATTAAAGCCATTAAACGATGAATATAAACACCATGACACATTATCATCGTCATAAATGCCCGATTGGTAATTAAGTTCTTTATCCAGAAAGACCACTTGATTGTATGTTCCAATCTTAAACAATGGGGTTAATGAATCTATTCGGTCAGTATTATTCATTAAAAAATCATGGTTTCCTGCAATTACAATTGTTTTGCATATTTTGTCCAATTCTGAAAAAAACCAATTGGCACAAAGTATAGACTCATTGGAAATATTAATCTTGGAATGAAAAATATCCCCTAAAACAACAATACGCACTTGTTCAGGTCCTTCTTCTTTAGCAATTTTCTTGCATTGGTCAATGAATCTTGTTAGAACTTCTTTAAGTTCATCAATTCCTTTTAGCGCCGGTATATGAATATCTGCGCAAGCTATTATTTTTGTTATCATAAATCCCTGTTATTTCTATTGTATTAAATTGTTTAGCCGATTTCATGGCCTTTATTATTCCTTCTTTTCCACATTCTTCGTATATTTCACCGAAATCCTTCCATGGCAAGTCTTCTTCACCAAGCCTTATATACTTTATACGGCCAGTTAACTCACCTGTATTCAATAATGAGTAAATTCTTTTTGTATCACTTATATTTGTGTCACCGTCAAGGCATATTATTATATTGGCATTTGCTCGTTCCACCAATTTATTATAAAGTTCCATCTTTTCAGTGAGATATTTGCCCATTAAAGAAATACAATTTGGAAAATATATACAATCAATGGCACCTTCGACGAGATATATGTCACAATCCCATTGGATTTTGTCTTCATGGAGAATTATTTGACTTTTATCTGCGTCACAGTTTTTATATTTAACTCTTTTATCATTATCTCTGAATGTACGCCCAATAAAATAATTTAAATCGCCTGTTGAATCATACGATGGAAAAATAATTCTATTTCGCCATGAAAATTCTTCACCGTCCCATCCTGTAACACCAATATTATAAAAGTCAATTATGTCTTGCGTTATTTTTCTTTTTTCAAGATATGCCTTTAAAACCTTATTTGTAGTCGTATTTAAGTCAATTTTTTTAAATGTTTTGGGTAATTTTAGATAGTTTTCACTAAAAAATTCACTATTATCTTTAAAAAGGTCAAGATTGTAATACTTGCTCTCTTTAATGTCTTTTATTATCCTGAAATATTCATTATATACCTCTTTACCGCCAAGCCTTTTGACCAATGAGGATAAATTTCCGGCAATTCCACAGGACCAACAATGATATTTACCCATGGAAAATGAAATTTCCAAATTATATTTGTTATCAACATAACCCTTCTCTTCAGCACAACTCGGACAGTTGAACTGATATTGCGATACAGTGCTGTCATAAGAGCCTTGTTTGCTTTCACCAAGTAAATTTGTTATTATGCCGTATATTCGTTGCATTGATAATTTTTTATTTAAATTTACAAAAATTTTATTAAAAAACAAATTTAACATTAAAAAAGGTGGCGAAAAATCGTCACCCTTTATTTTTCATTATCATTATTTATTAAGGCCATTCACCGCAATCAACTTCATCATATGTGATTAGTTTTCCACCTCTGCCTGGTTCGTCTAAATAAACATAACATTTAAGACCTTTTTCTTTTATTCTAACGCCTCCTTTTTTCCAATCATACTTAATAATTTCCGGAATGAGCGCCGGTTCACCTTCATCGGTCTTTATTGGTTGATATTCATATATTTCATATCCGGTTGCATCGGTGCCGACCAAATATCTATCATAAGGCTTGATATTATCTAAAGGTTCTGTTTCACGAATACCAATAACAGTATATACGCCATCACAATTATCATATACCTGATTATCGCCCACATAATGAGTATATGTTACTGCACTATTAGTTTGTCCGCTATTAATGGTGTCAATAACAATATATTCTGTCCATGGGTCGAGAACATTTTTTTCTCTTAAATAGTTATAAGATTCTCTACTGCCTTTCCAATGTCTGATTAAATGTTTTTCGTTGTTTGACATTATATTATATTATATTATATTTAAAAATTATTCTCACTCTTCTTCATCGCCATCTATCCAATATAAACTATCATCAGAAATGACTAATTCTTCCCATTCACCATTGGTGAACTTATATGTTTTGCCGTCTTTGGTTGTAGTCATGAAACCATCATCAATTAAATAATGTTTTTCTTGTGTTTGTGTATTGGTAGAAGTACACACCTCTTTCAATTCATCCAAATCTTCTTTGTCATTAAATGAAGGAATATTTTTTAATCTCCAATTTGATTTAGCCGTTCCATTTATAAGCCAAAAATCGCCTGATTGGTTATTATATAGATTCAATACAGTAACCGTTAATCCTTTAAATCTTTCTGCGGTTGCTATATTCAACAAATCGTCTTTAGTATTAACTGTTATTTTTTTATCTACATAACCTTCTCTATATTTTAATTGTTCAACAATATTTCCCATTGTGATATATTTTTATTATTTTTTTATCATTTTAAATGTAAGTGTAAAATCATCATCATCTACCACATCAGAATCATAAAATCTATATTTACCTTCATTCTTATCAAAGAATGATACTGCATATGTTTTTCCGCTAATTATGGTTGTTCCACTGGTATTAAGGCTAAAGGGCGTAAAACCATCAAAAAGCTGTGTTGTATAATTATCAGATATTTCTTGCGGAATGTAGGCTTTAAATGTATAATGCCCGGCTGTTTCTATATATTCTTCTGTCCAAGTGTTAAAATCTGCTTCGCTAATTTCTACATTATCAAATAGTGCCGCTTCTTCTTGCCATTCAGGTGAAATTTTTGTTTTAAAATCAAAGGCATAACCATCTTCATCTGTTACATCTTCAAGTGAAACTTCATTTAGGCTTTCTGCTTCATCAATTCTATTAAATGAATAATATACCACAGTATCCCCTGACGGTGTTGGTCCTGGAGGCGTTGGTGTATCACCGCTAATAGCGATAACTGTCATTGGTTTCATATAATCTTCAATAGGTAAATCACACAAATCGAGTACTTTACCGCACCAATGATACATGGTTTCTATTCTATTATCTTCTTCAAGGGTGAGACCACTTTCAGGTCTTATTGCCATTTCCCTTGGGTCATTTATATAATCTAACATGAGTCCGTTTTAACATTATTATTTTCCATAAATAGTCGCTAAAAATAAAAAAAAAACATACATTTCCATGTATGTTTTGAATAATTGTTTTTCATAAGTTTTTTTTAAGAAAATGAAAATAAATTTTTAATTTTTTCAAAAAATGTTTGTGATTTTTCTTCTTTTTCCACTGTTTTTGCTATTTCTTCTACCTTTTTTGGATTTTGTGTTTCTTTAAAGTAATTATCAATTTCGGGGCCATATTTTTCCGTTAATTTTTCTTTAAACTCTTTCTTCACAGATTCCATTTCTATTTCAAAAGCCTTTGAATCAGCTTTTAATTCATTTAATTCTTTATTACTTAGATAATCCATTAGTGCACTTCGATTTCATCTTCATTTGTTATTTGTTCTTGCTGACCGCCGCCTAAATTTTCAAAAAAACTTTCAATATTATGTATAAACCATACAATGCCTGAAGTAAAACAGCAATCCAATATCAATGCAAGCCACCATAAATTAGTTCCAATAAGAAAGATATTGAATGGTGTGAAAGCGACAGATTCAACTAAAAACCAATCAATTAAACTTAAAATCCACCCTAAATTAGCAGGGAAACACATCATACAACTAAATAACAATCCAAAATGTTCGGATATTTTATTTGACAAATTCCTGATGTGTTCAAAAATTTTAAAAGGACCGCTACCGAACACCATCATATTGGATAATCCATATGCTGCCACACAGTACAAAAATATAATTAAAGAATTACTCATCTATCGTGCTTTTATCTTCTTTATTTTTTTCTTCTTTTTTTCCTTTTGATGTTATCACTTGATTTATTATATCCGATTTTTTTTTATCATATGAAAAAGTCAAAGTTCTTAATTCTTCAATCGAAACCTCTTCATTTCTAAAAAGGGTTTGCAATTCTGTTACTTTTTTAGTTAAGAGCTGTGCACGTTCTATTGCTTCTTTCATCTTTTCGATATTATAATCAATAGCATCAAATATTTTTTCTTCACCTATTTCGATATCAGCACAAAAATAATACTCATTACCATTCTTGGCAATTGTTATATCATATTTTTTTTCTAAATCATCATCAATAACCCATCCATTGGGAAATGAAACAATCACATAAACAACTTGTGTGCCATCTTCAGTATTGGTGACTTGCATTCCCTTAAAATATTGGGATATTTTCTTAATTCGGTCTTTAATATTCATATTAAAATAAAATTTACATAAATTTAATTCAAAAAACAATAAAATCAATAAAAAAAGCCGCTTTATTGCGGCTTTGTTGTATTTTTATATCTTTCTTTTACTGCTTTATTCATTATTAAATAAACCCGCCAATACTGAATTATACTTTATCATTATTTTTTGTATTTCCTCACGGCTTGGTATTTGGTCTCTTGATGTATAGACAGCGCCGATAACGCCTGAAGGATTATAAGTGCCATACATCATAATAGCGGCCATATATTCAACATCTTCATTCTTTAACCTATAATAAAGTTCGGGGTCTAAAGTTTCCAAATAGTTAATCGATTCTGCATAAAAGGTTTTTTGGTATAATTCAGTTGCCCATGGATATCTTGATAATCTGACATTTTTATATTCACTTTCAAGCCATTGATATGCACTTTTGGGCTCTGCATAGGTTAAATCAACATATAAGAACGGCAAGCCAGCTAAATTACTGCCGCCATTATGCGTTTCAAGGATATAAACTCTATCGGCTTTTAATTCGCTTTTAAGTTTAACCAAATTTTCTCTAATTGCAGGCTCGTTATTCATACGTTTCATTACTGATTCAGTATGACGTTCATTTACTATTTTTTCGAATTTTTCAACAAGACCTTCAGGATTAAAGACAAATTCACCTATGACAGATACGACAAAAATCATCATAAGTGTAATCAAAAGGTTTTGAATACCGATTTTTTTAATGAATCCAAACACTTTTTCAGCCCATGTTAACGTGGTGTTAACTTGTTCAATTTTTTTCTCGTTTTCCATTTTTTTGATTTAACCTTATTTTATTATTTTTCTTGCATTTGCCAAGGTTAAATTAAAGTTTTCGCTTTCATTTAGTCTTGAGTCCAATGTTGTTTTTGAATCTGATGAAGTATAGTTATATAACTTTTTCATTTCTTCAATTGATTCGTTAAAACCTTGTTTATTGGTGTGGCCAATAATATTACCTTTGTTGTTTCTCCATTCTACAAGGTATTCATTTCCTGTTTTATCTTTCATTTTGAAAGTATTACCTTCATTCTTAAATTCGTCAGGAATACGCGAAAACATATGTTCTTCAGTCAAAAAAGCAGTCTTTTTAAAATAAACTGTCTTAACATTTTTGGTTTCATTTATTGGTGTTTGATTTTTTTCAAAATTTGCCAATCTGTCAATCATCTGCCTCATATCATAACCTGATTTGCTTTCATACATCTCATTCTCGCTATAAGGCTTAGGGTTTTCGTCTCTTACTTGAACCTTTGTGAATTTATATTCGTCTTCAGCCTTGTGAATTTTTTTACCAGAGTCTTTAATGCCATCGTAAATGTTTTCATTATTTGAAAAATCACCCGTTTTTTCAATGCCATTGTTCATTTCCTGTTCTGATGTATAGCCTTTTACTTGGGCTTTTACTCTTTTTTTGTAATCGTCATTTACATTTTCAGGTGTGTAGTCCAAAGTGGTTTTATTAGCGTCATTTTTTTCAAATTTCACTCTTTTGCCACCAATTTCATCTTCAAGGCCTCCATCATAATCTTTGGCTCTTTTTTTAGCCTCACTGTAAGCCTTGCCGTTGATTGACTTATTATCCTTTTCAACATTCGGTCCTAAAACAGCCTTAAACTCATTTGAACTTTCAGATATAAGTCTTTTTAACGCTTTAACAGTAATTGTCTTTTCCATTTTATATCTTTTTATTATATGTTATTAATGTCAACTACCCACGAATAAATTCGTAAGCTTGAGCAAAAGCATTAAGCCTTTGACAAGGCGTGTTGACCAACACTCTTATATCATCTGTGGTTATAACCACATTTGACTTACTTTTGCATATTTTCTAATATGGATAAAATCCACCTCTTATTTGCCCTATAAAACCAGCGTTGAGATTAAAACCTAAACACATTTGCTGCATTAAAAGTTTTTCTCTTTCTTCTGGATTTTTTTCTTTTTTTAATTTTTCATTTACATTTTTAATTTCATTCAATACTTTTGAATCAAATCCGTTGTTAAATCTATCGGGATATGTATACATCACTCTTTTTCTCCATTAAAACTTTTTTTCATGATATCTTTATGGTCCATTGCTTCACCATAAAAATCGTCATCGCCTTGCAATGGTACATCATATTGATAATTTCCAGCACTACTTGTTGCAGTTGCTTCTTTTATGTAATCAATTTGTTCTTGTGTTAAATATAAACTTTTTCTCTTTATTGGTTTACCAAATAAAGGTGTTGTATATTGTCCACTACTTTGCGCATTTGTAGCACCCGCAACGCCATCCATTGCTCCACCACCAATGGCACCACCTTCTCCGTCTTCATTTATCGCCCTGAATTTATCTTTTTGTCCATAGGTATCAGCCCCATTATTGAATTTCATCGGTTCATTACTTGTGCCGTTCATAATATCTTTTTGATATTTAAGTAATGATACTTCTTTAAATATCTTTTTTATACTTGATTTAATCTTTTTGGGCTCATCCCACACAGAAGTAAAATTTTCATTAGTATATAGCATATTTAATGCATTTTCGACTAAATTTATTGCATACGTGTAATTGTCAGTTAGTTGGATTTCATCATCTTTATATTTTTTTAAAAAATCAACTAAAACCCCTACATGTGCCCATAAATTATCAGCGTCCATATTTCCGTTGCCATACAATAAATTTGAAACTTTAGAACATAGTACATTAAGTGAAATTTTTGCAAATTCACTTTGAAAATCAAGTGCAGAATCATTATCTAGAATATCATATCCCCAAGCACCCTCTGTTAAATTTAAATTTTCATTTATTATGTTTTGTTCAAATAAATTAATATAAAGATTTCTTAATTTTTTCTTAAAGTCTTTTCTCGGTATTTTATAACTTATTTCAAAAGTGTCTTTATTGCGTTTTCCGTTCTCGTCATAGCCATTGTCCTTGATTCTTTCTTTTCTAATCATAATGGCGCTATATTCATCATTCGGGTCAGTTCTTTTAATAAGCATTTTAACTGCCGTTGGACCATCTATGCCAAATCCATGCAAAAAATCATCTGTATCCGCTTGTAGGGGATTTCTCAATAATTGCTTCATGTAATCTTTCATATGCTCCATAAAAGCATATCTTGTCATTTCTTTGTCCATAATTATCCTCGTTTTATTTCATCTTCATAAAAATTACGGCGTTGCCATAATGTCTTAAATAATGTATTCACTGATGCAGCGACAATTGTGCGCACCTTCTTCTCCAAATCTTTCTTAACACTACTGTCATTTTTCAGCACATTTTTAACAATAGCAACAATCTCGCTATTGCTCAACCCGCTTTCCTCCAATAACTGTTCTGCTATCAGATTTCGCATCATTTGTTCGCTTATTATAACTTTTTTTGCCATATTAATGCATATTTATTCACTTATAAATAGTTAGAAAAAAATAAAAAGTCGGCCTGTTTAAAACCGACTTTAATACAATGACCACAAAAATGATTAATCTTCTTTGATGTGTTTCGCCATTTGTTCAAGTGTTGAAGATTCCATATTCCATTGTTCTTTCCAATTTTGATAAAATCCATGTAATTTATTGAGGATTTCAAGATTTTTATCATTAAGAATAAGGCCATTTGTAGTTAAGAAACAGCCATCACCAGTATTGGTTCTTAATTTAAATTGGAATTTAAGATTGTTCAAACATGGAATTACACCACTGAATATTAGATTATTTTCATTAGGCATATAAATCAATGGTGATTCGCTGACACTGTTTTCGTTTGGTTTTGAAAACTGTGCACCACTTTCAACAGATGTCCTAAATTGCTGTATTTGGTTTGTTAAAGTGTTTTGTCCAAATATAGGGTCATCTGTTATAGCAATACCGTCAGCAGCCGTCTTATCATTTCTTTCCTGCTCTTCTTTGAGTATTCTTTTCTTGTTGATACTTGCTTCTTCCAATGTTCTTAATTTGTCAAGTATTTGTCTTGTATAATCAATATTTTCAACTTTTTTTGCCATAATTAAAAATCATATCCCATTCCATTCCACCAAGAAGTAATGTTACCTATATTATTTCTGTTGGCTTTGATTATTTTTTCAACATCTTTTTTTAGTTTTTCTGTACGCTTTATTTCATCTTCAATAATTTTTTTGGCGTTTTCAGGATGTTGCTCTATTTTTTTATTAAATTCTTTTTGTGCATTTTCAAAATCGTTGATTTTATCAGAAATTTCTTTTAAACCTTCCATTGCTGTTTGGTCTAATTGATTTTGTTCTTCTTCAACTGTGTCGTTAATGTTAACATCAACTTGATTAATAGCGGTTTCTACATCATTAACATTTACATCAATATCGGAAATATCTTGTACTACTCCGTTTTTTTCTATTTCTTCTATTTTTTGTTCTATTTGTTCTTGCATGATAGCAAGTTTTTCAGCCTCTTTTGTATCTTTTTTTGCCTTTTTGGTTTTTGGCTCAGCCGTCTCGTTCTTATTTTGTTTTGCCATGTTTAATAATTTTAATAAATATAAGTTTTATTAAAAAATTGTCAAGAACAAATGATTATCCAATAGTTCTTTTCCTAATTCTATCGTTTTTTTGCTTTTCCTGTCTAATGTTTTCTTTAAGTATTCTTTTTACCGTTTCCATGACAATTTGTCTTAATTGACTTTCGTTAATGGTAATTTTATTGGATTTTTTCCTTTCAATTAAAAAATTTAATTTTTTTGAATTTTCTTTGAAGAAATAGTCAAAGCAACTATCTATTAATTTTTCATTAGTCGCTGGATATTTTTTCATTAGTATATTTATATATGGTTTGGTTAGGTTAATAATTTCTTCTTTTGTATAAGGTTTCCCTTCGTCTTCTTTACTTCTAACACATGAGCCAATCATTCTAGTTATTTGTTTAGCTATTTTTGATATCATGTATTTCCCTTTATTGTATTTAAACTCTTCATTTATCATAAGACATTATTTTTATAATAAATAGTATGGATAACAAAAAAGCACACCTTTTCAGATGTGCTTTAAATACTTTAGGCATTGTAAAATCTAACATTCCCTTCTTCATCTTCGTATATTACCAAAAAGGTAAATATGGCTTCAATATTATCTATTGTCGTTTTATGAAGATGCAATTCGTCTAAATCCATAAAATATTTTATTGCCAATTCTTTTATATTAAACATCAACCTAAGACGGTCTTCTCCTGAAACGTTTTTTGTGTCATTATTTGAAACATGTATTAAAAACAAACGATTATTAATTGAATATCTTCCTTTTTTATTTTTAAAGCCACTTTGTCTTTTATACATATTTTCTCCAAGTGTTTGAAAATCTTCATATGTTACTTCATTTTTAATAATTTTTTGTTTTAAGATAAAATCATCTTTAAATACTCTTGAAGATTTCAAGTCGAATTTAATGTTATGGGAAATAAAATCCCATCCTTTGGCTTTGCTAATCGGATTTGGTGACGCTCCATATTTTTGGAATAGTAATTCATCAATTTGGCTAAATTTTACGACTAAACAACGTCTTGTTAAATATTTTGCGATTTCTTTTGCTTTTTCGGTGCCTTTTAAATTATTATCATTAATGACTTTGATTAATCCTTTTTTAAGGCCATCATAAGTATTTATCTGAAAAACATCCAATAATGAATCATATGCTTCATTTTGTACTTCGCACCATGGAAGTTGACCGTTATCTTTAGAAATAATACCATCAAATATTTTCTCAATGATTTCTTTACATCTGTTGATTTGACTTTCTAAGTCTAACATACAATCTTCTGTACTTTTGGGTCCCATTGACAATATTGTCTTGATTACCCAATGGCCCATAATGGTCCAATTGAATCAATTCAAATTGAGATGGGTTATATTTTCCGAAGAATGAAATGGGAACTCCCATGTATCCATAATAATCGCACGGAATATCTTTCACCTTATCAACATTTATACAGTCTTCGTTAAGACCTGATATAGTTCTAAAATTATCATAAAAAGGATATGCTTCATTATTTGGCGTTCCGTCCTCGTTATAATAACTTTTCTTGAGTTTTATAAACGGTTTTTCTATATCTAAATGTAATGTTGTATACCAAACAACACCTGATACACGGATTTTTCCTTCTATATGTTCACCTGCTGTTGCAATATCTTGATAATCAGTAGGTACATCGAACCATCCTGCAATCCCTTTAAAACCATAATCAACAATAACACCATCGTCTTTAAGATGTGCAAAAACATCTTTACAAGAAATTGAATTTTGCTGACCAATGATTAAGAAATCTTTTTTCATTTCAATAAGTCCATTCAAAAAATCATTAAACAAACTAAAAGGCGGATTTGTGACTATAATATCGCTTAAAGAGGCTATCAGTCTATAGCCGGATTTCATTATATCAACTTTTTCTATGACATTGCCATAACTATTAAGACTTACGGGTAATGTGTCTTTACCATTATAATAAGCAGCTTCTGTGTCAATAGAACTGTAAAATAATCCCTTTAATTTAAATTTTTCAAAATTATCAATAAAATATTGTACGAATTTCGAATTTCTATTGTCACAAGGGCAATAAACCGTTTTTCCCTCAAATGCATGGAAAAATTTGTCACATTCGCTTTTTACATCTTCATATTGTGTGTAAAATTCGTCGTTTTTTTCTTTTCTTGCTTTAGTTAAATAATTGTTCTTTAATGCCATGTTATTTTAATATTTCTGAAGTTATTGAATTTTTGAGAGCTTCTGTACGTAATTTCTTTAAAGCGCCTTCTTTTATTTGTCTTACTCTCTCTTTCGTTAATCCTAAATCCTTGCCGATTTCTTCTAAAGTTTTTTCTTTTTTCGAGTTAAAGCCAAAATAATTTGAAATAATTTTTTTCTCCCTTTCAGTTAACACATCCATTAATCGGCTTATAATTGACGCATCGTCATACATGTTTTCAAAATTATTTTCTTCAATGTATTCTTCAGGTGTTATTTCGTTTTTATCAGAATCATAATCGTTTGCGCCAAAACTTTCAGAAGACAACTCTTCACCATTTATCAGATTTCGTTTCTTTAATGCCTCTAATATTGTTTGCCTAATCCACCATACGGAATAACTTATTGTTTTATAACCCATTTTATGGTCGAACTTATCTATTGCCTTTATCAATCCAATATTACCTTCAGCAATTAAATCAGAATAAGAAAGTCCCATACCAATATAAGGTTTCGCTACTGAAGCAACAAATTTTAAATTTGATTTAATAATTTTATCTCGTGCGGTCAAATCATTTTCTTTTTTATATTTTTCCCATAAAGAAAACTCTTCTTCCCTCGATAATGGTGATAACTTATTCAATTCTTTAAAATAGTCGAATGCACTTCGGTCAAAATTTTCGACTGTTTTTTTTCTTTTACGCATTTTTCCATGTTAATTATTTTTAAGTTATTTTAATCTTGAAATATTACATTCCTTTATAATTGTTATTGTATCAGTATACCAATCTAAATCAATATGGCATATATTTAATACAAAATCATAATATTCAGCAATCTTATCATAAAGTTTTTTCATACTATCATAATTTTCTTTTGCTACGGCCCCTAAAACTTCATCCAATAATATAAATGGCGGTCTTGATAATTTAGATAGTTTACCAAGAACGACACGCAATGCCAATGATGCTTGCGTTTTTTCAAGCCCAGAAGCGGCGGAAAGCCTTGTCTTAACATCGTCTCTTATTAGCAAGAAATCAATGTCGTTTTTCTCGTTCATGGTTATTTCAATGTTGAAATCAGCAACCTCATCAAGAAGTCTATTCAATTCACCGTTAATAATAGGTAATGTATGACGCAAAACCATCTTGCTAATTCCGTCTTTACCTATCATTTGTAAATAGAGTTTCCAATATTTTTCTGTTTTTCTTTCTTCGTCTATTTTAACTATAAAACTATTTTTTTGTGCAATGGTTTCTGTCGCTCTTGTTATCTCTTTTTCATTTCTAGTTATTGTGTCGTTTGAGTCTTTTTTGATTTTCTCTTCAGTTTTAATATTGGTGTTAAGAACATTCACCTGAGCGTCTATTTCGCCATTTTTAGTTATAGCCTCTTTGCTTTTATTTACTTCAGCAAGCAATTGTGTCTGCTCTTTATACTCCAATCTCATGGAAGTAATATCGGACTTTATTGTTGCAATTTTTAATTCAAGTTTTGCTTTCTCTTGTGATTGCTTTCTCTTTTCCTCAATATCAGCAAGCAACTTTTCAACCTCGTCAAATCTGTTTTTGGCTGCAATACCTTCTTTTGTGAAGATTTCTATATTATTTTTGTTTTCAGCAATAAGACCTGAATTATCAACATTATCCAATTTTCTCTTGCAAGTTGGACAATATTCGGCTTTCTCTAAATTTGAATTTGTGTCATTTAAATGCTTTATATTGGCCTTTAACTCTGAAATTTTACTTATAAGTTGTGCCTTTTCAGTATTGAGACTCTTGTATTCTTCTTCCGAATAATCAATATCCTTGTATTTGCTTAATTCATTGGTGAAATATTCAGATTCTTTATTTTTCTTTTTTCCTTCTTCAACAATATTTTTTATTTTGGCTTCAAGCGTGGTTACATTGATTTTCAGCAAAGATGGGTCCACCTGTTGTTTTGAAGAAAGCAATATGTCCCTTGTGTTATTGTATTCAGTTATTTTCTTTTCACACTCGGAAATTATTGCTTTGTTTTTCTCATTTTCATTAAAAAAGTCTGTTTTTGTTTCTTCAAGGGCCTTTATTTCTTCTTCAAGTTGTACCTTATTATACATGTCAGAATAACGTCCGACAGAAATTTCTTTGTTCCATTTTTCTCTCGCCTTTACATCTTTGTCTTCAATAACAGACAAACCAATCCATCGGGCAAGAAGCCTTCCCTTTTCGGTTTCAGTCAATGAAATTAAACTATCAAGGTCCTTTGCATTAGCACTTATAATTAAGTCAAAATCACTTTCAGTTCCAAGGGCCTCTTTAATGATTGCACTCGTTTCCTTTGCCGATGCTCCTTGTTGATTTTCGTCAGACAGTAATTCCTCAGTGCCGTCACTAAGTACCTTGTAATATTCGACCTTATTTGATATGGTTTTTGTCTTTTTACCGTTGGCAGGTCTTGTTAATGTTCTTTTAATAATGTAATCCTCGCCATCAATGTTTATACATCCTTCAACATTAAGTGTTCTTTCATCAGGCAAATAGTTGTTAAACAATTCGCTAAGAGTTTTAGCCTTATCTGTATTTGTTTTTCCGAACAGCAAAAAATGTAAAATGTCATAGGCAAATGTAGATTTACCACTTTTATTAGCTGGTTCGCCATTTAAAAGAACTAATCCATGTAATTTTGTAAAATCAAAAAAGTTATCAGGGCCATAACTTAAAAAGTTGTCCCATTTAACCCACTTAATCACATATGTTTTGGCCTTATTATATAAGGTATAGTCAATAAGAGCGTTTATTTGACTGTCAATCTTTATAATCTCATTAAAATCAACATCTTCAATCTTGTTTTCAACAATATATTGTTTCATTAATTCTTGCTGAAATTTTGGCTCATTGATATTTTGTATTGAATCAGAAACAAGAGCGTCATTACCACTTGAAGTTATATATTTAGGTTTGACGGTAATATTCTTTGACGGTATACCATACTTGGAAGCCATCATGGAAATTATACTCTTTTCCAACTCCTTTGAATAGTTTGTCGGTGCAACATTCCACTCAATGCAAACCTTTGCATCTTGACCTATTTCTATTTTCTTTCCCATATTATATTAAAATTCTAACTTTCTTGGATTTTGTTATTTTCTTTTCTTCTTCTGATTTTTTTTCTTCCGAAGTAACAGTTTCTTTTGATTGTTCTATTTTAGCCAACACTTCGAATCCTTTTGGCTCTGACATTGGTTGTACTGGTATGATTTCATTTGCTGTTGGCATTGCTGGTATTTTGTGAATGTCAATAACTAAATTTTTACTTGGTAATTCTTCATTAATCTGTTCGTTTTTCTGCACATTTATATGCTCGTTCTCTATAACGCCAAACGGTATGTCACCATATTTCAGTTCATTTAATGCCTTTTTAATTAAGTCATTACATAATGCAGATGGCTTGCGACCATTTAGGTCACAATATTGTTTAATTTCATTATATAAATCATCATTTATTGATATGTTGTGTGCCATTTATTCTATAATTTTATTTAATATACAAAATTTTATTCTTTTTTGCAAATTTTATTTACAATAATCATCTTATTTTTAATTTTTAGCAAAAAGAACCTATGGAAAAAAATGAATATATATACCCAAGAACAATACTTGGACTTGATGTAAGTACAACTTGCATCGGCGTGTGCGTTGTTAAAGACAATGGTGATGCAGATAAGCCTGAATTACTGTATATCGGCCATATAACACCAAAAATATCAAGAAAAGTAAAAGGCATTGAATCTTTGTTTCTGAAAAAACAAATTTTTGAAACAGAATTTCTACCTAATATCTTAGAAAAATATAAAATAACCGATGTTATTATAGAAGAACCCTTATTATCTTCAAATAATGTAAATACCGTTGCAACATTGCTTAGGTTTAACGGTATGATTTCAGAATCAATATACAAATTACTTTCTATTGTTCCAAATTTTATTTCCTCATATGATGCAAGACTCTATTCTTTCCCCGAATTGGTGTCTGTTAGGAAATACAACAAAAAAGGTGAAGAATATCCTTTAAAACACATTAAAAAGGCAATTGAAGATAATAAAGCGGTCTTATTTGGCGCATATCCTTTTGATGTTGATAAGAAAACAGTTATGATGAACATGGTAAATGAAATGTACCATGACGGAGAAATTGAATGGCTCTATAACAAAAACGGAGAATTGAAAAAAGAGAATTTCGATGCTTGTGATTCACTCATTTGCGCTTTGGCCTACATAAACATAAACCATCATGGACTTGAAGCAGTTAAAATTGACAATGTATCTTATTCAGAAACTTCGGAAAATAAAACAAAAATTGATTATGTTACCAAAATTTGGGATAAAATATATAATAAAACTATAATACTTGAAAACTGACATACTCCCACGATTGAAATCGTGGGGTTCTTAACTTTTGGCAATTATATACCAGTTAACACAAATATACAATTTTTTCTTGAAAATTCCAAACCTGCCACTATTTATTAGAGAGCAATAAAAAGAATATAATAAATAAAAACATGGCAAGAAATAACCAAAAACTTATCAACTTCCACACAAGCGGCAATACAGAAGTGCCGTTGGAATCATTGTTCTACGGCGAAATCGCCGTAAGACACTGTTCAGGCGATTCAGCCGCTGAACTTATTATCAAAAACTCGGAAAACACAAGCGCTGTTTTCGTTGAAACGGCAAAAATGTGCATCGACTGCGGAACTTGGGACGGCGGAGATTCACACGAATATGTCGACCTTGGATTGCCTTCGGGTAAAAAATGGGCAACCTGCAATATAGGTGCTGAAAACCCCGAAGATGCAGGTTTGTATTTTCAATGGGGCGACACTCAAGGATATACCGCTGCACAGGTAGGTACGGGAAAGATATTTGACTGGGAGCACTACAAATACAGCAACGATGATGGCTCTCAAATGACCAGATACAATTCAACAGATGGACTCACTGAATTGTTGCCTGAGGATGATGCTGCGACAGCAAATTGGGGCAGTGAATGGAAGATGCCTACATTGGCTGATATAGAGGAATTGACAACCGAGACCACTTATAGTGTTGATACCGTCAATAATGTGTCAGGTATGAGATTCACTGGTAATGGCAATAGTATTTTTGTTCCTTTTGCTGGTGACGCTAACGGCAGTAATGTCAGTGACGTTGGCAGGGAAGGCTACTGTTGGTCAAGTTCTCTTAGTAGTGGGAGCATTAATAACGCTCATAGTCTTATCAATAATCAGGGGGATGCCTTCGCCGACCTCAGCGACCGTTACTTCGGCTTCTGTGTGCGTCCTGTGCGTGTTTAGAACCAATAAAAACAAACAAAAGAACAACTTATAAAAATGGGGTGACAATAATTTGCCACCCTTTCTTTTTCATGATAAGAAAAAGCTGTTGTTTTTCATTCTTATCTTATATTTAGTTAATCCAGTATACTCAACTAATTCATCTTCAAGCCGTTTTCTTCTGTCACTCATTTTACTGAAATCACCTATAAAAATTGCTCTCTTTAATTTGTTTTTCTTTGAATATTTTTCAAGAAGATTGTAAAATCTAATTGCGTCTTCGGGTGTTTTACAAAATATTAGGTCAATATGCCCATAATCTGATTTCATTACCACCTTATTCTTATATGTACAAATCATCTTGTTTTCATACTCGTCTCTAAAACCATCAAGTAATAGGTTTTGAAACACCCATAAAAATGTTTTCCTATCACTCTTCTTGTCATATCCCCATACCCAAAACTTTTCTTCCTTGAAATATCTGAATTTATCCAAAATAATCCATCCTTCGGCATTTGTCTTATGCTCTACCAAAACACCATATTCATTTGATAACATGGAAGATTCTTTATTCTCGTTTTTTTCAATAAGAATGTATTCGTCTATTGAATTTTTCAAACGATTATTCCCATATGAATTTATTGGAAATATGATATTTTTATTGTTTTCCTTTAATTCGTTGAATTTTTCATATGCATCTTTCACATTACGGTATTTGCCCATTAATTTGTTTTGCTTTCCGTTTTTGCAGGATATTATTTTGTATGCAAATGGCGGGAATGGAGCATATCCTCGCTTTTTGGGCGGTAATTTCTTTTTCTTTTTATATTTCTTTTTCGGCCCTGGTTTTTTTGGACGGCCAACGGGCCTTTTGTGCTTCTTTTTCTCGGCTTCACGCTCTTTGCGCTTCTTTTCCTTCTCTTTTTCTTTTTGCTTTAATTTTTCCTTTAGTTTTTTTGCCTTTTTACACCTTTTATAATATTCCTTTAGGCCCTTCTCCCTTTTTTCTTTGATAACACGCTTCCTGTACTCAGAAATCTTTCTGCGTCTCTCTCTTTCCTTTTCTGATATTTCTAAATTTTCTTCCATATTTGCAATATTTAAAAAATATTTGTATATTTCTTTCAAAAATATAATAAAATAAATAATTTAATAAATAAAATTTTTTATGAAATACACTAAAGCAACTGATGAAACCATGGAAATGGTTAAAGACATTTCAAGCAAATTGGGGCTTGATGTTTATGGAGTGGTATTTGAACCAATTTATGTTAAAAAAGCCAAAGAAGTATGTAAGGTTGTTAAAGCAAATGATTTTACACAATATAAAACCAATGAGGATTTATTGGTGTTTGTTGTTTGTTATGAAGATTTTTTTGAAGGTATTGACCCTATGGGCCATGCATATGCAAGTGAAACTGATAAATATAAAGCACTTAGATTGGCAATGGAACAAGTTTCTTTTAATCCTGAAAAAGATAAACTAATAATTGGATGTGATTCTGTTGTTTTACCCATAGGGTATTGTTTAGCAAACGAAGACGCTGTTAAATCTGCTTTTTACAATGCGACTATTTTGTCTAAGATACAGCAAGATAAGAAAGATGAAGAAGAACGAAGAAAAGCGCTTAAAACAAACACAAAGAAAAAGAATTAATTAAAAAAGGGTGGCGAAAATCGTCACCCTTTGATTTTTATTAACTTTGGTGTATTGATTACCATTCACCACAGTCAATTACTATTGCACTTAAATCAAGTGTTGCAGTACCGCCAGTGGTGTAATTAGCAATAACACCGCATTGTGTGGATTGAGTACCAGTTGATGAGGCACCTGTACCTGTTAACTCAAAGCCTTGTAATGCTTCATTCCACTTTGTTTTATCAGCAGTTGTTACATGGACATTGGTATCACCTATATGTTGTGTTATTGCAGTAGCAGCATCGTTCCAAGTTGTTTTGTCTGTTGTTGTTACGTGAATTGTAGTATCAGCAGTATGTGCTGTTACTGTTGTATATGCTGCATAACCTGAAGCGGCGTTAGTTCTAATCTCAGCAAGGTCTGTAATGGCATCTTGTTTACCACTCCATGTTGTTTTGTCTTCAGCTGTTACGTGGATTATGGTATTAGCAGTATGTGCTGTTAATGTATCGTTAATACCTTGTACAGTACCTGTTGTTGCATAAGTTGCACTTAATGCATCAATCTCACCATTAACATACTCTTTTGTTGCATATGTACTTAAATCAATTGTACCACCAAGTGCATCCCATCCACTACCGGTCCATGCATAATTGGTTCCCGCTGGTGTATCACCATGTGCTGCAACAACATTCCAAACGTCACCAGTTTTATTATCAGTAGATGGTAATTCTCCATAAGTGGCTTTTGAACCTTTATATGTATAAACTGTTGAAAGTGTATCATAGACATAATTTGCAATATAACCACTAACAGTATCTGTATAAGCTGTTGCATCAGTATATGCTTTAGAAGATGCTGTATTCGCATAAGTTACAGCGTTATTATATGCATTGCCAGAACCTGCATTTGCATATTCTATTGTTGCATAATTGTATTCTTCAATCTGAGTTTTAACGTCATCTGTTGTTAAGTGTATTGTACTATCACCAGTATGTGCATACAATGCAGTTGCAATATAACCACTAACGGTATCTGTATAACCATTTGCGTCTGTTACCGCTTCGGTATAAGCATTAGCAGAAGCACCATTTACATATTCTATGGTAGCATAAGTGCCTGTTAAGGCTTGTGTAATCATATTAGCAACAGCAGCACTTTCAATAAAAATAGCCTGTGATGCGGATTCATCATTACTACCAGTTTTAATTATCAACTGTGCGTTACCATCGGCTGAGTGTTTTACAGCAATTTCACCGATTTTCAATTCAGATAATTGGCTTGAGCCAAACTCGGTCGTACCATGATAATTAATTAATTTTTGCGATTTTCTTGCCATTTTTTATTCTTTTTGTTTAGTTTATTATCATTATAATTATAAATAGTGTAAATTTTAGAAAAAAAAAATTAAGACTTTTTTTTAACTTTTTAACATCATTGTTTTACACCATTGATATAAAGTCCGTCTTTTTTAATTTCCAATTTTCCGCTTCCATCAGAATTTGATAATTTGATTGTTCCATTTATTAATGAAATAAAGGACCCACTTTTATCCAAATATTTAAAACCATTATTAGCCAATGTTAAACCTTGGTTTGATTCTGTAGTTTTTAACTTGTTTTCTGAAGACAATATCCTAATATTATATGTATCCTCACCAATCCTTGAAATAATATCATAAGTTCCATCTTCATTATCAATTGTTTCTGTTTCAAGAACTGTTTCATTTTCTGCCATGGCTGATTTTCTATTTATTACGGTTTCTTGTGAATCTTCTCGTGCATTGTCGTTAAAAAGTTCAATTCCTGGAATATAACGCTCGACTTCTTCGGCAAGTTCCATGACATTATCTGATAAGCCAATAATTCTTTGGTTTATATCAACGATTTCATTGTTTAATGAATTATTTATATCTTCAATTCTACCATTTTGGGCTGATATATCTGCTCTTAAATTGGTGATATCATCTGTATTGCGTTCAACTCTATCATTTATTGTTCTTTCAAATTCACGAATTTCAGTACCTTCAATAAGTTCTTGCAAAGCACTTATTGGTATTTCGTTATTGATTGTGGTCATAATGTCTTCGGTAGCTTGATTGGTAATATCAGTCAATCTACGGTTAATAATATTATTGGTGTTATCGGCCAATTCCTTTTGCGCTTGTCTTACTCTGGCGTTAACATCACGGTTAAATATTTCCAATGTTTGGTTTACTGAAGCCTTAAAATTGTTTACATCACTTTTTACATCTTGGGTTGTGTCAGAAACTTCAACAACAATATAATTTTTTAATTTATCTAAAACTTCTTTGTCAATAGCATTATTATCTTGTGGCAAAGTTGCCCCGTCCTTACCAGTTAACATTATATATGATTTATTGCTATTGTCAGGGTGATAATAATTTGAATAATCGCCTTCAATATGTATTGAAAAATTTTCATAAATCAAATTACTTAATTGGTTAAAATAATCTTCATAAGTTGAAGCGTCCCATGTTGAAATTTCTCCGACAATTTGTTCCAAATCGCTATTGGCGGTTATTCTATTGGCTATACATGGGCCATTTGTTTTTGGAGTCCATAAATAGCCATAATCAGTATCGGTTATCTTCCAACTAAAAACTATTGTATTGTTATTTGCCATTGTAAATCAATTTTCTATATTATTTTCAACAAAATATGTGGTTGAATCGCTTGTTATAACACCGTCAGCAACAACGCCGTCAGTAATTGAACCATTATTAGTCTGTATTCTATCCATTGCTGAGGCTTTTTGTGCTGGTATAACTTGTTTGCTATACAAAAACTTATAATTTAAAATTGCTGTTGAAGGTATCATTTCATTCAAATATTTAAAAACAGTGTTTCTAAGATAATCTTCAAAAGGTTTATTATTGTCGGTTCTTATTGCTATTACTAAATTTTTAACATTAACAACTGAAAATGCAGCAATATCAAACTCACCTTGTTCAGCATGGGGCCCGTGTTCTTCAGGATTTACAAAATTGTTATAGTTTTCAATGTAATCAAGACTATCCATTACTTCTTCTGCTGATTTAGTGGATTTGAAAACGATTTCTGAACTATGACCATCGGTTTCTGAAGGGTAGAAATAATATGTTTTCCTGTTGTCTTCGATTAAATCACCGATTGAAAAACCTGAAGTGCAAATTGCTTCATAATCTTCGGGATATTCGGTTTTCATATAATCAAATACGCCCTCGTCAACTTGTGTACCGAAAAGATGGTTTAATTTCTCAATATAACTGTCGCCATTATCATATTTTCCATAGCCACAATGTGGATTATTTCCTTTTGTATCTAAACTTAATGATTCAAGATATAAAACCTTTAAACCATCAAGAGTTTGTGGTTCATCCCCATTAAATTCATAATTCATAATACATTTCCATCCATAGCAAGAGTATAAATCATTGTTTACATATCCGATATGGGTTGATAATGCTGTGTTGTATAATATAAAATAATGTGAATAGTCTTTAACTTCTGCTTGGTCTATACTGATTACATTAATATGATAATCGGTTTCTGCCGAATATGTGGTATATACCTTTGATATATCTGTTACATAACAAATCATACCCTCATAAATGACATCATTTGATAATGAAACCAATTCATCAACGTCATTTACATACATTATATAAGGTAATGTCTCGCCCCATAAATCAAGACAGAAATCATTATATTTATCCTTAATTACTTTTGCTTCTGTTATGCTTAAATTTATATCTTTTTCATGGATTTTTCCCCATCCACCTTTTTCTTGGAAGTATATGTTGTCAAGATAATTTTCATTACTATTAACCCATGGAATTAGATAGTAATCGTCTTCTGTCATTTCTTCTTTATACGGATAAGGAGAAACAACAGCAACAGGAAAGCCTTCCATATTATTCCTATTTCCAAGAGTATCTGGGTTTCCGTTTTCACCTTCATTATAATATCTAAGACGTGTCATTTCGTTATAATTTGGGAAATTGTTAGCCACACGAATGTATTCCCTTATGGTATAATCCCCTGTACAATCTAATGTTTCGTTTAATGGGTCTCTATATCTATAACCGAACATACCCATTATTGATTGTATGCCTCGTCTTGTGCCTTTTTCCGACAAGATATAGTCCTTACTCAAGGCAAATCTTCTCATAAATTCCCCGTTTATCTCATTTACTGAAACAGGCGAAATACCACTAAAGCAATCTTCTGATGTAATATCAACAACAACACCGTCAATTTCTTCAGTTTTTTGTAATTGATTTATTGATTTTGCTTCAAAACCGCCAAGTTCAACAACATCTGAAAGGAAATAGTCAGGAAGATTATTTGCACCGTCATAAGTTATATTGTTAACACACTTAATACCGTCGGCATATCTTTTAATATCGTCAAAAACCCTTCCATGTATCCTCAACATTGCTTTCATTCTTGAAAAATCAAGGTCTGATGCATCAATATCCTCATCAGTACTGGTTCTTTTGAATGAATAATCCAAATTCTTTATTGATTCATGGGTTAGCATTCTCCATATGTTATCAGAGTCATATTCATCATAGTATTCGGCTATATCCAAAAGCGAATTTAAATAGCCCCAAAAGATACTGCTTGATACATCAGGAACTTCATTGATTATACAAGGCCATGTAAACGGTTTATATTCATAATAATGCTTGCCATCTTTAATATATGGGTTTTCAAGAATTGCTTTATATATGGGTTTACTTTTCTTATTCAATAAAACCCTTTCAAAATCATCAATTGTTTTCCAAAAATCGTCAAAAAATTCTTTTTTAGGCTCAATTATAATACGACCTTCTTCACTTGCCGAATCGGTTAATAAAAATTTTTCACCTTCTGCATTAAGATAAATTGGAAAACTTTCGATGCCAACTAATTCAAACGTACCAATTATTGTTTCAGGGCAGTCACCTTCAATATAAATTTTAATTTCAATTGAATTACCACTTGCATCAACATAATTTTCATAACTTGCTCCAAGCACCCTCAAAGGATTTTCGCCATCTTCCACAGTGCAGCCAACAGGTGACCAAAAGTCAATATTAAATTCATTTGATACGACATAGTATGTATTTCCGTTTATTTGAACTGTCGGCGTTATTTCTTCACGGCAAACATATAAGCCGCCTGGATATCTCATGATGATATCATTTACTGTTGCTTTTAACAATTCAACAGCCGAACCGTAATAAGCAAAATCTTTTATTGATTTATAATTGTTTTTCAATATAATTTCACCATCAGTTGCCATTTGAACAACAGGAAGATTATTCAAAGTCCATACATCGCCACTTCCATCGTCAAGTTGTGTAAAACCACCGCGTGAATGTTTTTTCTTGCCGTTGTTATACGTGTTTATCTTGAATTTAAAATTAGAATCAGAAAACAAGGCGACCTCATCATTAAAGATACCATCGTCTTTTATCAAGGTAACATGGTCATTCTCATATATGGTTCCATTAGGGACCGTCATATGTTTCGCCCTTAATGTATATATGGACCTACTTTTAACTAAATCATCTTTTCTTGACATATTCTAATTTTTAATTTTAAATTATATTATCATAATCTTGACCATGGTCAATGTTGTTTCTCTTTTTCTTGATGTTATATAATGGATTACCCAATCTATCCTTAAGTACATAGTATTCGGCCTGATGATAAATCTCATGGTTTTCATTGTAAGTTGTTATGATACCATTATCTCTGTCATTTGCTTGGTCACCTTCCAACATATATGAAATCGTATCCTCATCGTGGTCAACTAACTCAATTTCAATCAATTTGGGACTAAATTTTGTATTAACAACTTTTACTTCAAGTCCAGGTTCACCAATATAAGGTATTGCATTTGGTTTAAATGTAGGGGCTGAAGACGGACTAATTGTACAAAAAACAAGATTACTGCTTGTATCAGTAAAATTATATCTTGTCGTTTTTGGATAACCGTCTCCTGTATTAACTACAACAGGTTCACACCTATTGCAAGATTTTATCAGCCTTGAGATACCATTGCCATAATCAATACGATAGCCAGTCAAATCAGTTAAACCGTTTAATTCGCCTTCACTAATATTTAAAACAACACCCTTAACTGATGGATATGCTGCTAAAACGCTGACATCTATGATTTTGGCTGCACATTCCTTTGGTTTAATATAAACGCTATATATACCCTTTTTGTTAAAATATTTTAAAGGTAATTTTAAATTATAAAGTCCAATTACAGTTTCTTCATCTTCATTAACACAATGAGATAAGCATTCGCTTGGTATAAGGTCTTTATAGCCAAGGAAATCATCATCGCTTTCTCCCCTTGTCGGTTTATATTGATAACACATTGTGACATCAATATCCGGATTTATATCAGCAGGTCTTATTGACCCAAAAACTCCTGTACTCATTTATTCTAAATTAAAATAATTATTTCCGTAGTTTTGTAAATCAGCGAATGAATTGCATTCACTTAGTTTAAAATGTTTTTCCCATGCGGCGGCATTACCTCTATCAAATGTAATGTCAACATCAACATTGGGGTACTCAATTAAGTTATCAAAACTATCATCTGTATATAAATAGGCCCTTAATGAACTTTCTGGTGTCCATTGTGTGCCAACTTCCATTCCTATTATTTTAGATGGAATATATTCCCTATCTGCATTATAGTCATCACTGTGTGCCGTTTCTTTTGTTAATGAGTATTGTTTACAAAGTATATCAGCATTATAATATCCATCTATAACAGCATTTACAAAGAAGTTAGACTCATAATAATAGGTGTCAACATAATGGATACCACTTGTTTCAATATCTTCGCCCTCTGTGGCACCTATAATATATTCTATCATTGCTGTCCCTTTATTGTCTCCATCTTCATCGGAAATTGTACAGGCACTAACCATATCATATTTTACAACTTCGGTATCGCCGTCAGTATAAGTTTCTATATTAACTTTCTTTCCAACTTCAAATGGTAAGTTATCCAAAGTTTTGGGGTGAATTTGCTTATCTATTGGTACGCCTGAACCTATATTGGTAAAACCATTGTTATATTTTACCATGTAATAATACTCTTTGCCTGGTGCTGCGTCTTCAACGGCATTAGGAACACATGGCAATATTAATATGTTTCTATATTTTGGATTACTCATATCAGAAAAGTCACATTCTTCCCCATCACCACAAATAATATTTGAAGTATCACCTGTAACTTCTACACATTCACACCACTCATATGTTCTTGTTATCGTTTGTGTATAATATGTTATTGAAGAAATTGTTCTTATTTTTCCATCATCAGAATGACCATTAATTTGTTGCGTATCACCTGTGTCTATTGTACTTGCGGAACTAACTTCTTTTATACCAACAACTTGATAACATCCACTATGTGTTTTTGGTTTTTCTTCTGGCGTGTCATAAAGTATATTTGGACCAACATTATAAGTTCTGTCAAGATACCATTCTTCTTCACTATTTTGTACATAAAAATCAATCTTTGTGCGGGTATATCCTATTATTTCAGACTCACTACATTGGCCGCTATAAAATTTGCATTTAAATAATCTTTTACCAAGTGATTCTTGCGGCGTATTGCCATTGAAATATGGCATTGCTCCATATAAATTACTATCAAAATAATATATATCTCTTCTTTTAATTAAGGTATCTAATTTTGATTCCACTTTAATTGGATTTGCGGTGAATGAATAAAATGCAGGGGTCAAGGCTGATTCTATTTCACCATCATCACCCTTTTCATATTCCATGGTTGCATCAATAAGTTCACCGTCAACACCTACCGAATACTCATAAACAGCATAACTATATTCATTAACGAACTCGTTCTCAATTGCTAAATCAATTTCGATATTTGGTATGGCGAAATCAAAATAATAATCTTCAGTCACTTCCTCATAACCACTTACAATTAAATTTCCATCAAAAAGAACAGGTGTTATATCCATCAAGAAATATTTAAACATTTTACCACCACGTTTATCCCATTCTTTTTTTATGTCTTCATTTGAATCTAAATATTCTTCATTTTCTTCAAACCATAAAAGATAGTCTTTATAATTAAGATAAAAAACTGAATTCGGAACTTTACTGCCAGTAATACGTTCACCATTGTATATTTCAGGCACTCTTATTTTACCTAAGATGTATTTTTCAAAATCATATATAAAGCGCAATGAAACTGGTTTTTCATAGTTACTGTCAAAAACCATTTTTTCCCAATTCTCAACATACAAATAACCATAAAATGTATTCCACCCATTTGTCCACCATTCATTCCATTTGTTTTCTTTTTCAAGATAATCATCATAGTTATCTATTATGAAAATTCTGTCATTTTCGGTCATGGTAAACAAATCACCGTTATATGTGGAAACATCATCGACATCACCATCAGGGCCAATCACAAATTTTTCCATTTTGGCGATAAATATCTTTTCATCTTCAGGTAATTCGTCTAAATCAATAAGACTGTTTTCAGTTATATTTTTATATCTAACTGTATTTTCCTCATTATATATGTATTTTCCATTGCTATATTCTTTTAACAGTGATGAATCAACAAGAACACAGTTGAACATTGATTTTTCTTCACTGTCATCAGTGACAAACAAAGATGTCTTGATTAAATCATAATCAGTTACAGCAGAAGCAGAAACGCCACAATTTTCCAACGGCTCTTCAGGTGAAACACAATCAGTATGTGTTATATCCTCATAATTATAACTTATTCTTTTTAATATTTTACCTTGTTCTATTACTCCAATTGTGCTGTTATACCATCTAAGTGCATCAAGATACTTTAGCCTTGATAATTCAGTATATTTAACAGTATCAATTTGTGTTTGAGTGTCTTGATTTTTATTGCGTTGAATTAACACAAAATCACATGGAAACATTCCATAATTACTTTTGCTTGATGTGGAAATAACATAATTTATGGCATTATTCTCATCGTCTTTGGGTATGTATGATGAGATGCCATTTCTATGACTTATTAAATTATCAAGACATATTTTTTTTCTTATAGTTTCCATGTTTTTAATTTTGTTGTATTGTTAATTTAGGCTCAAATAAGCACAGTTTCAAATCACCATTTTCACATTGGCATTTGGTACCGTCTATTATATAGATGTATTTATCGTCAAGTTTTTTAATTGTTATCGGTATGAAAAGATTTTCAATAAAGTTTTCAATTGTAAGTTCTTCTTTCGGCATTACAATCATTGGCATAGTTTTACCATTTCCAGCGTGATTGAATTCGACTTTCATATAAATAGTTTTCTCTGTATTTCCTTCGGGTATATCGTCGGAAAACAGATAAATATTAAAGCCTTCTGAACATTTTTCCCTATCATACTCATTGGTTATTCTTATTGTAGTGTCAACCCTACAATTAGCATCCTCATTTTCACAGAAAACAACCTTAACATTATCAACATTGGGACTTCCATCAACAAATGGATTAATCTTGATAACTTCTTCAGGGCTGTCTTCAATAAATGATTTTTGTTTTAAAAATTTAGAGAATAATTCACCACTGTCAAGAAATACAGTTGAATAATATAATAATTTTTGCTCAATCGGAACATTTGAATCATAAAATGAAAATCTGAAAAATGATTTACTTACTTTACTCTTTCTATAAAATATATCATTATCAGTAAAATTAAGAAAACCAATTAAATCCGATGTCATTCCACTTTGTTCGACAAATTGCTGAATATCTTCCGGATTACCGCTTCCCTCGTAATTATTCCAATATATATTGTAATTTTCATCAGGGTCTATATACCATCCGTCTTCATATACATTGCCTGATGTCATTAAAGTATTGTTGTTATTGTTGGGGTCAACTTTTACTCTTTCCCTGAAATGATTGTAAATTGTAATTGAAGTTAATGGTAAATATGTATAAGAAGTTATAGGCGGATATGTAGGTGTCACAGACGAAACAACTTCATATGGCGAATATTTAACACGCTCCATGTCTATAAAATCAGGTATTAAAGACTCTTCAATTTTTTCAGCAAAGGTTTCACTGAAAAGGTCTTCTGTGCCTAAATTTGTCTCATTTGCGTCATTTGACAGGCCTAAACTGACGCTATAATATGATTTATCAATACAAAAACTATTATTATTAAAACCATCATTGGCATATTTAACTGTTGTTGTGTCAATTAATGAATCAAACCAACTGTCACCGTAAAAACAGCAGTGTTTTACAGAATTTCCGTATGAATCCTTGTCATTAGGATATGTTCTGTAAAAATAATATGGATTGTATTTAAATTCAATATATGTTGCGCCTGAACTTTCCAATTCGTTGAAATCAGTCAATATGAATTCAGTAGTACTTTCTGATTCAGGGAAAAAGTTATAATGCCTTGTTTCTATATAATCATAATTTTTACCACATGTTTCATTGTACTCAACACTTGTAAGACAGTCTTCTATTGTCATTTGTGCGGTCGAACCAGTTGGATTTATTGACGGTTTTCCCTCATCTCTTCTGTATTTTTGTAAAGAATATATACCATGATATGTTCCAAGCAAATTACCGTTATAATCTTTAAAATAAACTTCTTGCCCTATTCCATGTAAATTAAATGTTACTGCATTCAAATCTTGCGGAAACATATAGTGGCTTGAATTACAAGTTATTATATAATAAGTCCCGTTTTCACTGCTTTTTAATTCAAAGAAATTTTCAGGCAATGCTATTTTTATTGTGCTTGGTAATGTTGCGTGTAATATATGGTCCGAATCCTCATATTTAATTGTGGAATAGTCATTAAACGAAACCATTCCATTCTCTTCATATCTAACAGTTCTATTGAAATATATCTTATCCCCTTCATCCAAAAAATAACAAGTATTATCATTAAGTTTGATAACAAGTTCATTGTCTCGTTCACAAACATAATCATAATTTAATTGTTCAAGCCCGTTAACAGGGGTATTTCTATTTATTTTAACAACATCCATTTTAATAACAGGTATTTAAAAGATTATCAACTTGATATGCCATGTCATATACATCAGGCCTATATTGCCCATATACAGTATATTGTACGGCTGGATTTGGAATTAGTCTTTGGGTGTGTCTAAACAACGGATAACTAAGACCATAATCGCCATAAGGGTCTTGTCTTCTTAAAAAGAAATTAATGTTCTTCTGTACATATATGCGACCATTTGAAAATGGTAATTTGGTTAATTCATTGTTTTTATCCAATTGTGACACTTTTAATAATGGTCTCCATGAAAATTCTTTTGAATTTAAAGAGAACTTAGCATATGTAGGGACACTATCACCGCTCCAAAACATAAAGATTCTTCTTTCACCATTTCCGGGTGCAAAATATTCGGTATGATTCAATATATCCATGTCGTCAAAGCAGCTTTCGTCAAAATAAACAGTTAAAATCATATCTTTGAATGATTTTATCATTCCCCAATATATGTTATGTGTGACTTTATCATAAACAGCAACATAATCACCGTTAATAAATCCAAAATCAATGGGAACCCTCACCTTAAGTATACATCCTTCAACTCCATATTCGTGGTGTATTTCTGAAGTTTCATAACCTGTAGGTGGTGTTGCTGTTTTTGCATTACTTGGCTCATAATAGTCATATACATATTCTTTTCTGATAATAACTCCATCACGAATTGTATAAACAACATTCTGGCCAGTTAATTCATAATTATCATAATTTATATACTCGGCTGAAGAATGTTTTAAATCACCCTCTTGTCTTAATTTAATTTTTGAATGTGGATTGTAAAAATATCCTTCAGGATGTATGTTGAAAAAAACTAAATTTTTACAGTCATCATCATCGTCTTCTTCATGCAAACTATTTGCTATGTCATTACGATAGTATCTTTTTACTTCAAATTTAGAATTATTACCTTTGGAATCTTTTATGTTATTTGCTATATCATAATCATCATGGGTAATAACATCTTCAAATAGACTGGTGAATTCGCTTTTAAATATTTCTCGTTGCATTGTATTGAATCTGTGGAAGATATTGGCAATTGGTAAGGTTTCATATTGATAATCATTAAATTCAACAATATCACCATAGAATAAGTCATTATCAATTGTAATATCTTCTTCAATAACTTTAGGCCTTCCGTTTAATACAGTCTCTCCCCACGCTGAAAATGTATTTTTTATTTGTTGTATTGTCGTTGCGGAAGTTTCTCCTGTTATTGTATCACAAATACCACTATCCATATTGTGTAAATAATGGATATTGTAATCAAATGGTTCTTCTGTAATATCAACGCCACTAAAATCAATTCCACTTGTTAATGGTCCGAAACAATGTGAATATTCAACATCTGATGTGGTTAAATTTCTATCATAATACCATTCGTCATGCCCCGCATTTCTTTTTACCACTGTTAAAAAAACTTCTGAGACTTCTCGACCATTTTCATCTAAAAGTCCACATAAATTCACATCATCTGTGAAAATTATTTGGGCAATGTCATCACCATATATATTTTTTGAGAACGCTGCCTTATTGACATCACTTATCAAATTTTCATCATTTATATTTTTTAATTTTTTAAAAATTCTGACATAATAATTTGATTCACATCCGCTTATAACTCTTTTGTAAAAACATCCGAATAAGTCTAAATTTTCATATATTGTTTTTATATCATCATATCTTACAGAAAATATTCTGTCTTTATTTCTACCGTTTAAATCACCAGTTGAATAAACCTTGACTTCTTTTTGATATCTTTGGAAATCCAATTTGGTTGCAGGGTCTGTCGTTTTATCGACTCTATAATAGTAGAAATTAACAGTGGACCTACTTGTTAAATTGTGTTTAAAATATGAACTGCATTGAAGTAATTTAATCCCATTTGAATTGGTTACGGTTTTTATATTGGCTCTTATTTCGCCATTTTCCCCACCACAAATTTCATTGATTAATTTATAATCTTTAGCATACGGATATGTTATACAATAGTCCCAATTATTTTCAACTCTTCTTCTGTAGTTATTGTATTTTGGTATGAAAGAGAATAAACTTCTATCGGGATATAAATCAATAAACTCACATGGTTTATTACCCGCAAGCATTTCATTAATTGTAATGTCATCATTGTCCCTATTAGGTATGTTTATTGTTCCAGGATTAGTAAAACCCCACCATCCTTCATCTTCACGGCATCTTAAATTAAAAGCATCTTTTAATGTATATAACGAATCGGTTCCATATAAATGTCTTGGCTTTTCTCCCGTCTCATCACATATTACATGTAAATTTTCTCTGATAATATTTCCTTTGTCATCTCTTAAATAATCTCGAATTGTATTGTAATAGGCATAAATATCGTTTACTGTCGTGTCGGCTGAATTAACTTTGTTTACATGAATAAAAGTTTTCTTTCTAAGCATATGGTTATTAAAAATATCAACACCACAATGATATTTGAAATTACCGCAAGATGGATGTGAATATTCTGTGTTTCGTATCGCGGTAGAATGATTTACTGGGTCTGTTTCATTTATCGCAGATACAGGTTTAGGTAAAGAATTAAACTCATCCAAACATTTTGTGTTATCTGAACCCTCATCCGTTACGATTTCAGTGATTGCATTAAAAAGTACATTAGAGCATAATGGATTTACATCCAATATGACCCTATATGAACAACATTCATCACGTTCCTTGATATATTGGTCATAAATAGAAAATTCATCAACGAGGCTTTCATCCGGTAAAAGTCTGTTTTTTACTTCCAAATCAGTATTTATTTGATTTTCAACATTGTTTGAAAGTACACTTCTATTTTTTTCTAATAAACTTTTAATCATCACTTTTAAGTATTATTCTATCATAATTAGTTCTTTTTAAGAATATCTGAACGGGTTTGGATAAACTTTATAAATATATGAATGCTGTCCATATTCACTGTCATAAATTGTCTTAACACCAATGCCAAAAATGTGCTTTGTGTTTATATCAACATTTTGCAAACTATTTGCTTGTTCTATCGGGTATAACATTCCTTCTTGTTTTAATTTTGTCATAAAATCTTTAAAATCGGGCCCATAATATTCATCATTTTCAAATTTAATTATTTGAATGTTATTGTCCGGATTACCGTTTCTTACTGTGTAATTAATAACAGGTTTAAATGGCAAGTTTTCTTGTATACCCCACATAGCATTATATGTTCCTAATGTTACATCATTTAAGAATAAATCTATTTTGTTGTCATTAAGATTTTGTTGAGCATTGAATTCGTAATTAGCATAAACACTGCTCTCATTATTATCTTTATACCAGAAAGTAATACGGCTATGGCCTGTTGTACTAAATATTACATGCGCAATTACTGTTGTAAACCAAGTAGAAACAGAAATTGTTGAGTCTTCTTTAAAACGGAATAAAACCTCGTATTCTTTTTTATTTTGAAGTACGGCCAAAAGACGATATACGTATTTTGAAAATTCAGGATTGTGATAATGATAACTTGTTGGTACATTAAACAACTTAACTTGATTCTCATCAATACACCCAATGAAATATCGTATATCTTCAGCACTTTCTCCATTTCCAATTATATCATAAATGTTATACGTAATTAAATTATATTTATAAAGTAAATTATCATAAAAATTATAATTTTCTACTACATTAATAGTATTAGAAGGATTAAATGAGACGTTTTCAATTACATTAAATGCTAGCTTATTATGATAAGGACTCTCTAAATCATAATATGATGGGTTATCATTATATTTTTCTATATTATATATTCTATCAACACTACTTGTCAATGTTAACCCATAAGTATCTGCACTCATAATAGGTGAATTAATAAATTCATCATATACTTTAGGCGTATTAGCAGCAAAGAAGCGTTCATTGTTATTATTTTTCATTGTAATACCATTATGTATTGAAATCAATTGGTTGCTATTAATATTTGTATTTACTGGTTCATTTGATGCCATAGACAAATTAAAACTACCATAAATTCTTGCATTATAATTAGCAAAGAAAGGTCTTTTCATAACGGGATATATAAATGTTGGATAAATAATACCATATTTAACTGTCTCATCAGTTTGTTCTAATTGACTTATTAAATCTGCTTGATTTTTATAAGTTAAAAACTTCAAATCACCATAAGGTAATGGTTTAAATACACACCCATAACCTTCATGGAAATAATCATCTTCAAAATCAAGGCTAACTGTATTATCATCATTTTTTTTCATTGTTCCATGATAAGAACCACCAACAGCATTATTACTGTTATACACTTGTGCGCAGTATTGATAAATACAATTACTGTCATTGGGTGCTTTGCTTAAATTATCATCTTCTTGAGTAATATTATTATTGCATTTATTAATACCATATGTAGGTGTTGTGCTTCTTGTATCATCCAAGAAAGACCCCGGTGGTAATGTTGTATAGTTTTTGCTACAATAAATATTAGGGTAAAGGCCATCGTTTATTGAACTTCCACCTTGTGTCGGCCATTGCGGGCTTCCCCATAATACTTTATTACCACCTACAGCATATACATGACTATCAAATAGTCCTAAATTATTCTCTTTGAAGAACATGCTTCTAAAGAAATTTCTATTATAATTATCATCGTGTGTTTCAGCACCAATATCAGCCCAATTGTTCCACCAAAAATCTTGTGACATGTTAGAAAGAAGGTCATCTCGTTTAATACATTCTTGCCTAAATGTACTACCACTCAGATATAAACTAAGGTCACTATTGTCTTTAAATGTAATATTTGTTTGTAATATAGCACTAACTTCTTGTCCTTCAGGACATTGCCATACAATGCATAAATCATAATTATCTCCTGGCTTTATTCCAAATGCTGCATACGCGTTTAATTCAGGAAAATAATCACAATATCTATCGTCCAATAGATTATTATTAAGGCTTAGGTTAAAACGATATGAAACATTTTCAGTGCCTTCACCATTATAAAGTGATTCGAAATTTTCAACAAAGACGAAACCACCTTCATATATCTCTCTACCACTATTATTTGTTAAGCCATCACCTGATATCGGTTTTGTAAAATCAATAATAGAAGAATCATATCTAAATAAATCAATACCTATATTAATCTCAGCACTTACTTCAATGTCATCAGCATCAACAATAGTAACTATATACTTGCCAAAATTAAGCATTAAATTTTCACCATTTTCATTTATGATATAAAAATTATCTTTATTTAATAAATCTATTAAATTTTGATTTTGTGTGGATGGATTAACTTGTAAAATATCGCCTGCATTATTATCAAATACGTATATTCTTTGATATGGTGTTGTAAGACCTTCAGTTATTACATGGAGTGTTCCTTTACCCTCACAAAAACTAATTTCAGTACCCAATATTATCTTAGGCTCTGTTTTTATCTTTATTTCATCACATTCAGCGTAAAATTGTTTATTAAACTCATCAAGAGCTGTAGCACCTTGTTTTAGCCCAAAATAGAAATAATAACTATTTTCATATTGTGGTAAATAATATGTACTGCCACTTTTAATTAAAAATTTCTGTTTACAATCATTGAGAGACACATTCCCATCATCACCTCGCTCTAAACCGAATCTATACACATAATAATCAATACTTGTTGTTTCTAAAGTTCTTGTTTGTGTGTATGCACTTTCTTCCGGGTCTGAATTACTAGTAATACCATATGCACTTAAATTTTCATCCATCACTTTTATATGAGCATTATATGGATTATCAGTACTACCGTCATGAACAAGTTTATTAAATGCTCCATCGAAATTAATTGGATGGATAAATTCAAAATCATAGAATCTGTAACCTGTTTTAGGATTTCTTTTTGTTGCAATTAATCTTTTTTTGTTTAAAGTTGCAAACATTGACCTAAAATCTGTATCTGTTATCTCACCTGATGATATAAAACCACTTGGAACTGTGTATACATATTTAAGTTTACCATCAGATGTCAACTCTCTAACATCTTCATGACGTTGTGACATACTTGTACCAATTTCACAAATTCTTTCCAAATTAATACAACTCTTGATGTTAGTTTGTGAATTTATACAAGATAATCCTAAGAAATGGCCGCCAGGATAATACATCTTAGATTTATCTATTTTTCCCTGACCAGGACCCGTCCAATTCCATGATATACCAGCGGCTTCTGTCATGGCTATGGTATCATTATAGACATTTTCATTAGGAAAATACGTACTATCACTTATATTATACTGTTTAGTACCTTTAAAATAATCTAATTCTTTTTCTAATGGTCCTTTATGTGTTTCGGTGATTCCTGTTGGTGTGGGTATCGTTATTACAACATCTTTTCCTAACATTTCAGTTATTCCGTTTTTAACAATACCTGAAGTTGGTTCATCACTAATACACACAGTCCCTCCATCTTTTGCATATAATGGGCCATTTGTATCCATGTTTGTTAATGCCAAATTAGTTGGCATTATATATGATGTGCTTGTTAAATGTGTAAATGTTTTAGGAAGACCATTTAAGTCACAATCATTAAATGTACCAAGCAAAATTATGTCTGTTGCATAAAGGTTTGTTTTTTTATCATCAGTCCTAAATTCACATGGTTTTAAATAATAAACCTTTTGGCCTTTTAAAGTTGTACCTTCATGGCATATACCGCCATTTTGAGGCCCGAAAACAAGTGCCCTTTTTATTCCGCGTTGTTTATGAAAATTGTTTTCTTGCTTGATTTGAGAATCCAGGTTAAGATTAGGTTTAGGAACATTTGATATTGTTCTATGGCCTGAAATCGTATAATCAGGCTGATAACCAATTGAACATTGTTGCACATATTTCCTAACTCTACGGAAAATTTTTGTGTCATCCATACAACCTTTAATCTTATCTTTAACCCATGTAATACCCAAAAACTTGACTTTTTTGTTTATGTATCTCATCCATCTAGGGTTATATATCGTGCCATTAATCCAATCATTATAAAAATCAAAATTAATCACATTATATTCCTGCGCCAAATTCATTTCAATACAAGCAATTAAATAATCAATTTTTGTTGTAAGACAGACACTTTCAAATTCTGTTTCACCACTACTAGTCTGTATAGCTTTTTCGGGTTGATTATTTTGTGAATCAATTGATTCGGGGTCATTTTGTTCTAATTCACCTTCTGCTACGCTGCATAAAGTTCTTTTAAGTAGGTCAATTTGCCAATACATTTTTTCATCAATGTCAGTGCTTAATGTGTAATTATGATAAATGTTTGAATTTAAATTGGGATGATTGGAAAGAAAAGAATCACAATTGCCATCTTCATCACTATACTTTAAAAGTATTCCACAATTATTAGTTAAGCCGGTGTAGTTGACATCATCGTTATTATAATTAATGTGTTCATCATTAGTACCTTCATCATCCTCTTTATTTAAAAATGAGGCCTTAATTTCTTTCTGGTCAGTACATCCTTTATATATATAAGCATTTTCATCAAATTGTTTATAACAAGGTGCGAAATACCAATTATCCAAATCAGGACAAAGGCCGTCTGTTAATACAATTAATCTTAATTTATTAAGCGTTTTTGCAACAAGTCCTCTTGCTTTTTTAAAACCTCTAATACGATTAACAAACCATCCAAGGAATCTAAATACCCACACAGTTACAGTATTAACAATTGAGCAAATAAAAATATAAGCCTTTATCAATATGCACATAATAATGAACATTAATGGCAATTTAATTCTTATATTATTATATGGTATTGGATTATTTGACCCAAATTTATTGCAATGTTTAATTCCTGAGAATTTTTCTTTTTTCCAATTGTTATGTTTCTGTATTCTTGGGATATATGATTTTACAGAATAAACATTATTCCAGAATAAATCTCTGAATGAATCGTCTTTGGTGTATGTACCGAACTCATAATCATAATCTTCTGTTTTGTTTTGTGGATTATGTGGGACCAAAACTTTGGCTCTATAGTAGAAATCAGGATTGTCTTCTGTGTCGTTCATTGAAATTCTAAATCTCACGGAAGCCCTTGTTGCTATACCTTTCTCAGGGTCATCTGTTGGGACCATATTACCGAATTCGTCAGTGACCATATAATCAAGATTCATGGGTATTTGATAACACCAAACACCATCAGCATTAATTAACTTATTTCCTTTGATTTGGAACTCTTCTACACTTCCGCCGGGAGTTTTCCTAATCATTTCGATAGTACCCTCACCTGTGGTAAGTTCATCCATATATCCCATTGCGTCAGTGGGGATACATTTGGCTGAATAACCGTTAGAAACATTATCGCTGAATATCGAACCCATGAATACACAGGTAGGCTCGAATTTAAAGTTAACATCAATATCACAACGGCTGAGGCCTATTGTTTCTCCAAGACTGCTATTCCCCCAAAATGGGTTTACAGTTACTACTTGGTCTTGTGTGAATATTTGGCTGAGATTACCATAATCTGTTCCGCTTTTGAATTTTGTAGGGCTTTCAAATTGTTCTATTGTATAGCCTTTATAAACAAAATCTCTTGGTTTTTGGGATAATATACCACAGTCGGACAAATCTAAATCCATGTGCAATGTATGTGTACCCACAGGAACACCGCAAATCATATAGTCACCTGCATTATTGGTTTTGGTTGTATATGTATAATAATTGTCAAAAACTTCTAATATAACGTCATTATCAAGAGCATATCTTTTTGTTGGAAAAGTACCTACGACTTGATGACATCCATCAACACGGTCATTAGGTAAAAGATTATATCTAACACCGTTTTTATCTCTTCCAACAGTGCTTTTAAATGGATAAATATCACCTATTTCAGGCCCGTTTGCTGTATCAGCAGCAATAAAAATACTGACTTTAGCATTTGGTATACCAAATCCATTATTAGCGATAACACGGCCCACAACAACACCATAATTAGAATTGTGCAGTTGATATGCGTCTTTACTTTTAATATTAACGGATAATATTTCGAAGGTATCATAATCCTGTATTAAATCAGCGTTTACAGTGATGTATTTTTCTTTATTCTCACTACCTACCTTTGTTCTTATCCTGTATGATTTATTAGTTTCTGACATGGTTTAATCTGAATGTTTTTTTTATGTTAATCGGTTTCTTTGAAAAACAATGCCTTGTTAATAAGGCAAGTCCTATAATAGGCATTACTGGTATCATCACCAAAAAAAGTAAAAAACTTTTAACATAATATTCGACACTTTCCCTTATGTGTGTTGTTTTACTTTTAGGCTGATTATCACCATATTTCCTTTGCAAATAAGTTATTTGCTGATTTGTTTTACAACCGCAACTCATTTATTAAATTTTGTTCATTCATAAATAGTTATTATGAAAAATATAAGATAAAATCTTTAAATATAAACAAAAAAGCACACCTTTTTAAGATGTGCCTAAAAATAATGGATTTTTTACGATGTTATTTTTCTTTAATTCTAATCCTAATATCTTTTTCAGGATATTTAACTTCAAACATGCTATCTCCGTCACTATATAAAATACCGTCAGTAGCCTCTAAATCAATTAAATCACTGTCACCATCGCCAAGATAAGGCGTGTCTTCGTCAACTGCACTACTTGATATGGTTTCTTGATTGATTAATGATGAAGAATAACCATTGCCATGTTCATTATAAACCCTAAAATCAATTAGATTGATAACACCGTCAACTTTTGAAAGTTCTTTTTCAATATCACCTGTGTAGATTTCATCGCCCATAATTTTGCTATTGACATCCATGTAGTTTCTAATAACATTGATTAAATCCGATATAACGACCGTTTTTTCATAATTTTTATCAATAATAACATCAACATCAAACGACAGATTTATAATTCTTCCACTTTTAATTTCGACAAAATCATTAATCATCTTATAACCTGAAAGATAATTAGTAATATTGTTTATCAATGTAACAGGTAATAAGTCATTTAATTTACCATCGCCATCAATACCGAGTAAATAAATCATTATCTTATTATTTTCCTCAATAACGCCAATTCTAAAAGGTGTTCCATATTTAGGGGGTAATCTTAATATTCTGTCAATATAATCTTTAACAGTTACGCATCTATTTTGTGCACCTTTATTATATTTTATCAAATATCTTAATTCTCGTTCACTTGGAATATCTTTACCTGATACTGAAGGTGTTGTATTTTCAACTTTCAATGTTTGATAGATGGCATTTGCTATCTCACTGTCACCTCTAAATTCAGCGTTTAAAGAAGAAATCTTATTAATAGCGCCTTTTGCTACATTACTTGATTTTCCACCACCATTTCTATATAAGATATAAAGTGTACTTTCAGCATTAGGTAATATACCTAAATTATTGTTGTTCAATATTCTGGTAATTTGCCATTTTGAAAACTCTGCCATGGAACTATTTTCATGTAAACAGTCCACATTTCCATTACCTGACCCGAATATAATTTTTAGATAACCATTATCCATGTATTCAGTAATGAATTTTCGTTCTATTGGTCGCCATTCACCTTTTGTTATGTAAAATATCGGTTTTTTGTCTTTACTGACACTTGCATACCAAGGATTTCCGTCAGAATCATAGACATACATTACAGGTTTTCCGTCATGTTCCTGGTCAAGCCAAGCCCAATTTTGAGCAAGATTATCCACTTCATAATATCTATCCATCCCCTTGCAACCACTTGAATAAAAATCACCATATGTTGGAGGTGTAACTCTATTGTCAATTCCGTCAACCACTAATATTGATTCAATATTCATAACGCCCTCAAATGGTAAAATAACTTCCATGAACGGATAAATGTCGCTTGCGTGAAGAACTTGTCTATAAACACGTGTTTCACCTGCGGTCACAACGGCCAATTTTGAAACAGTATAACCAGTTATAACACCATTTGTGTTTACCTTTGGTATTATTGTTCTGTTCGTATTGCCATTTGAATCAAATTGTAATTTAAAATCAACATCTTCAAGCAATTCGAAAGACTGTGACGCTGAAGCAAATTTTGTACCTCTCTTAACAATTGGAGCAACATCCCAATTAGGCTCGTTAAGGCCCGATGGTAAAATACAACTTATTCTAACTTCAGCCATTGACCCTTTGGGGCCTGGTATTTTAACACCATTATTTCTTGCAAGGGCATATAATGAAGCCCTTTCCTGTGCACTGTCAATGTTGGTTTCCTGATAAGCTCTATCAATATAATATGATAAGTTATCAGCTACATCAGCGGCCAAATCAATTTGCCATGATGCAACAGAAGCATCATCATAAGTTACATTGAAATCGGGATAATATTTTTTTGAAAATTCAATTAACGCATCTTTGTAATCTTCAAAATTCCTGTTTAAATACGAAATACCTTTTTCCATCAGATTTTAACTCCTACCGTTGTTACTTCAGTTTTATTACCAATTTTAATACTATACTCTATGGTGACTATTATGGCATTTTCATCCTCGTTATTTTTATATACATTAAAGTTCCTAAATTCCACTTCGGGAACATATTTTCGTATTGATTCCGATATTTCCTCTTTTATACTAGAAATCGTGTATTCATCCTTTTGGCTGAATATGTATTTTATCAAGTCGGTTCCAAATTCAGGGTCTCTTAACTTTTGACCTTTGGGTGTAAAAATTACATGCAAAACCTTAGATTTAACACAATCACTTTCAGTGTTATTAAGGTCAAGATAAATACATTCATCATTGTTGGATGTGAATGGATATTTTATGCCATATTTTTGATGTTTAGCCATTTAAGTTTTATTTTTATTTATAAATAGCAGTTTTAATCTTTTATGAATTCCATTTTAAATAATCCATTGTTAAATTGTACAAGTGTTGGCTTTTTGATTAATTTACCTAAATCTATTTCAGATTTATTCCAATTCATTGAAAACCAAGCCAATTTCATTGCACTAATCATTACATCATTATCATTACGGTCTATACCTTCTATTTTTGTGTTCACATAAAAAGTCGAAGAATTAACATCTTTAAATGAATAATCTTCAAAACAGTCTATTGCGTTTACTTCTATGAATTGATTAATAATATTTGGCCCTTTGAATTCTCTGTATTTTAACAAGCACCATACCACAACTTCATCATTTGCCATACGCCGCCCTATATATTCAGCACTATTATTTACAACTTCTTTAACTAACTTTTTACTAATTAGTGTAAAATCACCACGTAAAAACGGAACATGTAACACAGGAAATACTAATCTACCACCATATATTTTATCATCATTTATCAATGCACTGTTTACAAATTTATCGACTAAATCAATATTAATAACAGTTGCCGTATTTGTTAATAAAATATAGTCAAATTCTATATCAGGGTTATTGTAGAGTGTTATAAGGCTTTTCAAAGTCTTTTCCCCCGTACCATAATAATCATCACTGCTTATGGCATATATAACATGGTTTTCAAGGTCAATACTATTTTCGTTTGACGAATGCATAAATAAAAGATTAAAATTATCTTTTTCACCACTAACAATACTTTTAGCCCATGTTTCTTTTATAATATTTTCTTCTTGTAAATATGGCTGTAAATCACAAGACAATGATAAAATTAAAACTTTCTTTTTCTGTTTTTCCATTAGGTATACATATTTTCTTCCATCTTTATATAAGGTAATTTATAGATTCTATCGTTACTGAAATTATGTTGCAGCCATAAGGTCCATATTCTTTCAGATAAGAAGCCGCCTATCTCACTTTGCCATTTAACTGCTGCTTCAGTTATTGGTTCTTTCTCATATCTAATATATTTACCTGTTTCCATATTGTATTTTACATGGTCTATTAAATCAGCTTGTGTATGAAGATTTGCCAAATCAAGATAATATTGGAGACAACTAAATAAAAATTCAGAATATCTATCAAAATCTTCAGATTTCATAATAAAGCCATTTGAGTAATATAGATTTTCGCCATGTTTAATATATTTATCATAATCCTCTGCATATTCAGGATAAAAATGCTTAATAGCGACTTCCAAGATATATAAATCATCTATACAATTTGAAAAAGCGTACCCTTCTTCGACGGTTTTTGCTGGTATACACATTGGCTGTTCCTTTGTTGGTTTACTGTTTTCAGGATGATTAAATGGTTCGCAGGTTATTACATCATAGTTTTTAAATATTTTTTCAAAATCCATTGTTTCATTAACTCCTGAAAGTGGTCTTCTGTATTGCATTTGGCCCTTATATTTTGCATTTTCTATGTTTTTCCAAATCCAATAAGTACCTGTTGATTCGATGAAGAAATAATTTTTATCTGATATATTGTCACCTGTGTTATCTTTTAGATTACAAACATTCATATTATTTGCCGCACCGACTTGTAATGGTGTAACAACTGAATCATCCAAGAATTTAAAATCTTTTCTTTCATAGCATAATGAGAATATACGGACATCTTCCCTTTTCTCGCCATCATACGGTAACAAATAACCCATATCAATACCAAGTTCCTTGTTAAATAAATCAACTTTTTCTTTTGTTACCTCATTACGTTTAAAGAATAATTCAAGCAAATGTTTTTGTGTTATCTGATTTCCATCACAAAAACCTCGTTTGATTTTTTTTGCAAATTCTTCGGCTGTTTTTGTTGTAAAATGCATAATTCCACCATTTCTGAAATCATATGGAACAAAAGGCGATTTGGAATCACATGGAAGTCCAAATGAAGTACAACATTTTATTTCTTCCATTGGAGTGTGTGGGGTGGTTTTAAATGTAATTTTATCAAGTCCGCCTCTTATTATTGATTTGATATGGAATGTATCGGGTATTTTATATTCAGGTGCTAAATTAACATTCAAAGGTGTTTTAATCCTTTGCAACAAAGGAAGCCCGTTGTTATAAACCATACCTTCATCACCATACATAAGCCAATTTAAGTGAACCATATCAAAATTATCAAATATATTGTCACTTAAAAAACCTTTAATCGTTCTGTGTTTGTGCAAGAATATAAATTCATCAATATCCAAAAACGCAATCCAGTCATATTTATTACCATATTCTGCATAGCACTCATTATAAGCCTTATTCTGACATGGTTCGGTTATATTCCTATAATCTTTAAGAATGACATATCCATTGTCTATATAATCACCGATTACATCATGGAAATCATCTTCACCGTCTCTGTTGTTATCATATAAGCAAATATTGGTAAAACCTAAGTTCTTGTTATATTCAACAAATTCTCTTATATAATCATTTTCAAAACGTCCGATACAGCATAATAGCACCTTTATATCATCTTTATTGATTTTTAAAAATTCAGTTTCAAATGTCTTCGCAACATTTTCCCATGTATAATCTTTAACACAATCATATGAAGATTTTACTTTTGAAAGTCTGTAATTTTCATCTTTAAGGCATTTAATGGCATCTTCAGCCATTTTTTTGTAAAATTCCTCTAGACGGTCATATTCCATTGGTTCCCAAATACTATCAAATAAATCGGCACATATAAACCCGTCATAATCATTAAGCGTTGTATAGAAACAACCCCACGGCCCTAAAATACACGCATTTTTAGCAAAAGCGTTTTCAACCGTTGTGATTGAAAATGTTTCTTCATTTCTGTTGTATTCCGAATCATATCCATGGTTTATATATACCCAAATTTTTGATTCACATTGTCTTTTAATCAATTCTTCTCTTGGGATGTTATTTAATATGTTAACACCGTCTTGTTTGTATAAAGAACTTACATCGGACTTTTCAAGCCACCAACTGCATATGTCAACTTCAAAATCAGGTATTTCTTTTTTAATCAAGGGAAAAACATTTTCCATGAACATTCTTAATCCCCTGTTAGGACCTTGCGAAAAAAGCATTTTGTTTTTCTTTTCAAGATTTGAATACTTTTCATAAAGAGTATGGTCTATTGCTTGAAAAGTTTTGGTAAATTTATTTTCTGGTATATTGTATTTCTCTTTTAATACCTTCAATTGAAATGCTGATTGGTAAAATATTTTTTTAATACGGTCAATATTAAAATCAGGTGTATAATTTACAATCTCCGTATCATGTGCCATTATATATACATTGTCACAATTTACAATTTCATTGTCAATTATTGGCTTAACTGTACGGCTTAAAATAATCTCATCAAATTTTATCTCTGAACATATTTTTTTGAAAGAGGATATATTCTTGTATTTTATTGCATTGTCCCCAACAATATAATTATGCTCGGTTTCAGGGTTACCGAACACATAAACATCATGTCCGCGTTTAGCAAATTCTTTTGATAATTCTATGGCCCAAATTTCACTGCCACCGACTTTTCCTTGTTCATAATTTCTTTCGTCCCATTTAAAGTTTTCATCAGGGACATAACAATATATTCCTATTATTTTCATTACATAAAAATTTATAAAAAGTAAAGAAAAATGTTTTTTAGTAAATATAAAAAACAAAAAAACGCACCTAAAAAGATGCGTTTTTATTCATTTTTTTGTGCTTTTAATTAATTCCTAAACGCGCTTTGAGTTTTAGTATCTCATCATACAATTTATCAATTGCAGCCAATGCAACTATTGATAATTTGTCATATGCAACAGCATATTCACCATTTTCATCGACATTGACAAGTTCGGGATAAATTTCTTTCAGTTTTTGTGCTGAAGTACCGATATTTACACCTTGAGGTTCACCGCTTTTCCATTCAAAATACTGTTTAGGTATTATTTTCAATTCTTCAAGATTGCATCTAATATTACCCTTGAATGTTTTAAGTGTTTCATCTGACAATGAATATAAAAGACCATTTGTCATGTAAACATTTGCATTTGTATTAACATTAGAAGTATTAAAGACTGAATTAGTTGCACTTGAACCTATTAAATAACGTTTTGAGTCTGAAGCTGATAATGTAATTGCATTATAATTAGTACCATTAGCACCTGTTGGACCTTGTGGACCTTCTTCTCCTGTAGGACCTTGTGCACCTGTTGGACCTGTAGGACCTGTATTACCTGTTGCACCTGTAGGGCCTTTAGCACCCGTAGGGCCTTGTGGACCTGTTGGGCCTATAGCACCCGTAGGTCCATTTACTGTCGGTATTGTTAATATTTTTCCTCTTGTGCCTTGTGTTATTGTTGGCGTTACGACCGTATCACTCATTGTTGCAGCGGTAATAATATTCATATCAGTATAATCCATTGCATTCACCAATGCATTTGCCGCATATTCAGATGCTTCTGTTTTAGAGGCAAAATTTGTGCTATAATATTCATTTTCCATGAATAATGCAACACTATCATCATACTTTTTTGTTGCTAAAAATGATTTACCTGTACCAGAGGCATAATTAACATAGACCTCACCGTAATCCATTGTGACCGCTGACGGGATTTTATCAACTTGATTACTTTTCTTTAAAATAACTTTTGGCATATATAGATATGTGTTTTTTAAATCTTATAGAAGACAATTATTATTATATTATAATAATAAATAGCCAATCATTAAGAAAAAGCAACAAAAAAAGCCATGATTTTTCATGGCTTTAATAAAAAACAAGTATTTACAATTCTATTGCTTCCAAAATTTATATGTTATATCAAGCGGTTCACCATTATAAATATAATAAAGTCTTTGATTTGTCGTTTTTTTGTTTAATGGGCCATATTCTTCAATATATGGACCGACTTTAACATAATTAAAATTATCAATCATATATTGTTTCAATTCGGATTGTCCTGAATATAGCCCTGTTGCTAAGTTATAGTTATCACTAATATATTTTGACAATTTACAGAGACTTTCAATATCATTACCTTCACCCATGAAACATATACAAGTTATACCATCGTTTTTTTCGACAAGTTTATCAATTGCTTCAAAAGTTAGTTCATCGCCTATATTTTCTCGTAAATAAGGCGAATGACAACCAATGCAATTGTTTTGACAATTACTTATATTTATTGCCAATGTTACCTCGTCAGGTATTTCAGCGAATACCACCATAGTTTCGTTTTTTATGTATTTAATCATAATCGAAATTAAAATTTATTATACGCTCTTTTTGAAGCTTCAATTTGTCTTGGTTCGGCAAATGAAGAAATACGTTTTAAATATCCTATAACACGGGTTAAATAGTCGAGATTTGTACTTCCGCAATGAGGACATTTATCTAATGTATGTTTACTTATAAACCCACAATCATTACAAACAGTATTCTTAACATTAAATGTAAAATAATTACATCCATTTTTAGCCGCAACTTTCATTAAATACCGATATTGTTCCTTAGTTAAAGACTCTTGTAGGTTTAAATGAGCTGCTGAGCCACCATCCAAATAAGCAACAAAGTTTTCGCCATGTAATTTAAGTTTATCCAAAATACTAATTTCAGTATCTTCAGGATTATAAAAATAAGAACTATAAAGATTCCTATTAGGACTTACCCAATATCCGTCTTTTTTATCCCATTTATAATTTTTGCCTGCTAAATTTTCAGCAGGAACAAATTCGGTATTGAACATACAATCTCTTGTTCTGTCTTTACGGTTAGAAATGTTGATTGTTTCCAATATATTGTTCACAAATTCTTGATATTCATCGTTTACATTAACTTTTATACCGAGGAATTCAGCTGCATCTGTAATACCATTTACTCCGACAGTTAGATATTGTTTTCTCATATCAATAAAACCTGCCCTATAAACATCAAGCATATTTGCTTCAAGAAAGTCTTTAATTGTATCATTAAAAGCAGTTTGATATTTATGAACACGTTCAGTAAGTTCTCTTACCTCATTTCTAATATATTCATACAGTGTATCTTTATCATATTCAAGACCCATTTCTACAACATTTTTACCTTCATCCAATGTCATACCGTATTCGTCTTCAAAATATCTTCTTGTTGCATCTTGAACTAATCTTGGTAAATTCATGGTCATAACTGATTTTGAACCTGTTGCAACTGAGGCTGTTCCCATAGAATATTGATGTGTAGTATGATTATGGTCAGCATCATTGTTATCTAAGTCTTTTAATGAGTTACGTAAACGGCAACAGCTACTAAGACTATCAGGGCTATTTGAAAGATAGCAGAAGAAACTATGGCCTTCGGACCACATTTCAGCCGTAAAATCAGCATATTCCTTATCCAAGAAATCATCATTACCATCAGTAAGTAATGCCATGGTCTCAACAGGGAAAGTAAATGTATATTTCAATCTTTCTTTATTAAACCATTTCATAAATCTCTTTTGCAACCATGATAATGTTTCCCAAATGGGTTTTGTACCATCAGGAAAGACAAAATCACCAAATACACCTTTAAAGTATGGCTCATCAAAGTAACCAACGTTCCAGAAGACGCTCTGGTAGCCGCGATTGCCCGCTGGCATATTCATACTATGTACCACTTGCTGAAATGCATTATCAATAACATCGCCAATTGTTCTCTTTTTTCTACTCATATCAACAACTTCGTCAATTCTATTAATATAGTCATCACCGTAATCCAATCTTAAAAAATAATCCATATACATTAAAAATTCAGGCGTGGCGACTGCCCCCATAAATTGAGAAGCAATTGAATATACAAGATTAATGAATTGTCCACAGAAAGATTTTAAATCAGTAGGAGCCGTTGATTCTCCACCAAGTCCTTTTAATCCATTAACAAGGAAAGGATACATTGTTATTGCAACACAATATGGATAACCTGGCGTACCGCTTTCATCATGTTTATATAGCCTATGTGACCCTAAATCAAGTAAATACTGTTCTGCAAGTTTTTTTGAATATTTGTTTCTAATTTTATCACATAGAATATATCTATTTTGATTGATATTATTTTCTTTATACAACTCTTGACCAAGTGTCACTATGTTTTTATTACTTACATTTGCATTTGAGTCAAATTTTGAACCTGTTGCAGCATTTTTTGCATGGATATACTCCTGAATAAAATCGTTTTTCTTTCTCAACGGAACAGTGTCATTGTAACACCTAACATATTCCTTAGCAACTTTTTTATTAACACTCATTAATGCATCTTCCACTTGTCTCCTAATTTCACCTGTACTGATGTTGTCATAAAGAAAAAGACTGTTGACAATACTTTCAAGCATTAAATCATCACATTCTTCATTAATTTTTTCATAAGCTTTGCAAATACTCTCCTTAACTTTCTCTCTATCAAAATCTTCTAGAAATCCTTTGCTTTTTCTTACATTCATGATTTAATTTTATTATTTTTTTATTATTAAAAATGATTATTTTTAATAAATAAAAGGCTCTTTCAATTTTTCTGAAAAAGCCCTTCTTTTTTTTTAAAAATTTTTATTTGGCTTTATTACGCCGACAAAATTACCCTCTATATTTTTCTCATTATCAGCCATTTGCTTAGGACTTTCTATTTTTGAATTTACTTCTCTGAATAATTTTGTTCGTTGTTTTTCTTGAAGGTCGGCAAGATGTTCCTCAAAGACAAGCGTATCATCATATTCCTGTACTTCATCACACGAAATTGTGCTTGTACCGTTATCGAATTTAACATTGTTAAATATTTTTCCTGACCGTCCTGAACGGTTTTTAAGAACAGTAATGACTGCTTTGTTTTTATCTATATCACCAAGAGCTCTTGCTATTGATATTATCAATTGAGCGACATGGACTTTTTTGGCTGAACCACTTGCTTGGTCCATTCTAACAACATCGGGACTATTCATACTATCCTTAGTTCCTTGAGTTGGAATCCATATGGCACAATTAAGTTCATGCGCCATATTTTCCAATTTTCTCATGGTTACGCCTTCACGAGTCCATTCAGTATCACTTGCATACCCGCCTTTTTCAGGTGCAAGACACTCGAAATAGTCTATTGAAATAAGGTCAGGTTTAAAGCCGCTATTAATCAGCCTTCTAACATAAATTTCTATATCACTTGCGGTTTTTGTGCCAGTTTTAAAATGCTTAAGCCTAAGATTGTTTGTCATGGCCTCTTTGTCCTTGAAGTTATTCAACCAACCTTCTATTTCATCCCTGTCTTGAGTTGAAAGACGTTTCATGTCTCTTGCTTCTCGCTTTGTAATTCTTGAGTAATGCTTTCTTGTTACATCAACATCATCATCCTCAAAATATATCTGCAATACTTTATAACCTTGATTGTTATTCATATCACATTTAAAAGCAGAAGCATAAGCGCAAATAGCGGTAGTAAATGTTGTCTTACCAAAACCAGCGGGTGCAATGATAAGTCCTAATTTACCTTTATCCAGTCCACCACCAAGAACATCGTCAAGAACACTAACACCTGTCGGTATTGATACTGTATAATCATTAGCCAAGGCTTTGTCCATCATTTCATAAATGTTATATCCAAAATCATCTTCTTGGCCGACCATCATGGCATCGTCTAACATTTTTTGGCATTCTTCATACCTATCAATATCACCCTTACCTGCGATTTCAAGAATTTTATTTGCAACTTTAATTAAATTTTGCTGTTTAAAAAATCTTAAAGCAATGTCTTTTACAATTGTACATCCCTCATAACTTGTTTCAAATTTTAATTTTTTTATGAGAGCATTCCACTCATCTATGTCATTTTGGGTTTTTGCCTTTTGATTTAGCAAAAACCCAATGACTTCATAAGACGGCATTACATTTTCATTCTTATAATAATCTTTTATTGTTCCAACAAAAGTTCTAAGTAAAGAATCTGTAAATGCATTCTGGTCAACAATTGAGGACATTTCTTCAAAGAATTTAGGCTCTTCTACAAAAATTTTTACAAGTTTGTATTGAAAATCTAAATCTAAGTAACCTAAGTTACTTTTATCCAATTGTTTACCCATTAATTTGTTTTTTTAAATTATTCTATAAGATAACCTTTGTGAATCGTTATTCCATTCGGTAATAATGTCATCAGTATTGGTTATGTAGTCTTTGCTATCGGAATAACTGCAAGCATAACAAATTTGCTTGATTAAACCATAAACAAGGTCGCTTTTGCCCTTTACCATCATGTAAAGAAGGTATTGCTCAAAGGACAAATGTTCAGTATCACCTGAAAACTTACCTCTCTTGTTCGATAAATCAATCTTGTCTCTCACAAATTTAGGATAGCAACCATCCCATGTTATTACGCAAACCTCACGGCCATCAACCTTGAACGCAAATTTATAATTAGATTGATTAACTTCAGGTTTGAATTGAGAAAATTCACCTTCGTCAAACTTGTCTTCGAGTGCTCTAACTGTTTTGTCAGGACAAAGGACAAAATCAGTATTAGGATTATTTCTAACGATAAGACCCTCACCAATGGTCATATCTTTGAAATTTTCGTCCTTGGATACATATTCCTCCATTTCTTGTTGAGTTTCGAAAATTCTTGGGGCATATATTGACAGATAAACTTGACTCTTATCTTTCAAGTCCTGGTCAATAATTGCAGCACATTTTCTAATTGCACTTGTCAAATCATAGGAGCGCAATGAAACGGGATTAAAATTGTTAATTTTAAAATAGCGTTGGCAAATAATATTGCCGTCAGTTGTAAAAACGAACTCAAATCTTTCTTTATAATCTCTTTGAGTCTCAAATGGTTTTTTATTTTCCACCATAATTAAAAAATTTAAAAATTAAACATTGTTTTTAAAAAGTATTTACTGTTTTTCTTAATATACAAAAATTATTTAGAATCTTCTAAAAATTTCTTTTTTTCTTTGTCTGCAAGTCTTTTAAAAGGTATAAAAAAGTTTGAGAATGAATTCATGGGCATTAAATCTTCAATCCCATCACGCTTAATCATTTCATATAAATTTTCAAAAGAACGTCCTTCTGGGTCCATTGGGGCATACATCATGGATTCAATATCCTCTTCAGCCCTTTTCGTGAGTAATGGATGTTTTAAATCTATTATTTTTTCGTTTATTTCATAAAAATCACCATCATATTCCTTATTGGATACACCATTTACTATATTTTCGTGCCATTGTAATGGTTTTTTCTTCTGTTCAATGCGTTCATTAATCAATTTTTGTGCTTTTTCTTTAACTTCGGCAATTGTAATTGGTCTTTCCGTCATTTCAGGCATTAATTCCATTAGCCTTGTTTCAGAAAGCCCCTTTATATTGCCTATATTATCAGATGTATCACCACATAATATTTTCTTTATAAGAACATTTTCTACAGGATAACCTTTTATTTGTTTAAAATTCTTAATCGACAGGTATTTTTTTATTCTTCGGTCATAAACAGAGACTGTGGGTGATATTAATTGTGTTAAATCTTGGTCGCTGCTTAAAATCACAATCCTTTCCTCAGGTTTTTTATGTAATATATAATAAGCAATAAAATCATCACCCTCTGTTTTGTCATTAAAAAGTACTCTTATGAATAATTCTTCACAATATTGCATTATGATATTTCTAACACGCTCAAAATTCTCATCTTCAGCCTCTTTTTGCTTTTTTCTTTCTTCTTTTTTTGTTTTTTCCTCTTCTGAAAGTGATTCTTCCTTTTTTTTCTTTTTATTTTTATTATAAATTGCTTTTTCCATGCATTTTATTGTCTGATTTAACCTTTTCCAATAATCACTTTCCTCATTTTCTTCAATTATATGTTTTGCATAGTTCTTATCTCTATTTGCCTTGTATTCATTATAAAGATTATATCTTAAAATACCTGAATCACTTGAATCAAAGGTGACGTATATGTAATCATAATCATAATCTTTCATCATGAGTTTGATTTGAAGAAAAAATTGAAAAATAGGACCATATAATTCTCCATCAGAATTGATTTTGTCATCAGCAAAGCATTGTTTCAATAAACTATTTCCGTCTATTAATAATGTATAGAACGGTTTTGCCGATAAATCAGGGTGTATTTCTTTTATGTTTTGTCTTACAGGCTGTGCCATTATTTTTATTTCTTTGACTAAAATATACAAAATCTACCCCAAAAAATCAAGGGCAAATATTGTTCCATTTCTTCAAAATTTCTGTAATAATCGGGTTTCTAACAATATCTTCTTCGGTAAATTCAAGAAAGCCAATGTCTTCGATGTCTTTTAATTTTTCAAAAGCATAGTCAAGGCCACATTTTTCTCCTGATTTCTTTATATCTTTTCTGTCAATTTGCATGTTATCGCCTAAAAATATCATTTTACTGTTTCTACCAATTCTTGTTAGTATCAAAAGTATTTCCTGTTTGTTGAAATTTTCAGATTCATCTATTATTATGATACTGTCATCAAATGTTTTTCCTCTTAAAAACGAAGCAGCCTCTTCCACTATAATATCATTTTTCAATAAATCAGTTAGAATATCTTTACTGTTAAAATTTCCACTGTCTTCAAAGATTTTTTCTATGGTAAATTCAATGGCATCAAAGAATGGATGGATTTTTTCTTGCAAATCTCCTGGTAAGAAACCAATTTGCATTGAAGAAGACTCAACATTAGGACAACAAATTATAATCCTCTTATATGGGCCATTTTTTAAAAGGTCAAGAGATGTATTTGCTGCTATGTACGATTTTCCTGTTCCTGCTGAACCTTGGCAAAACACAATTTGTTTATCTTTTATTAAATTGTGTAATTCTTTTTGTTTCTGATTTTTACATTTTAATTTTAATTTAAAATCCAATAACTTTGAATTATTTAATAAACTTTCTTCTTTTTTTGGGTTCATTTTACTGTTAACAAATGCAAGCTCATCTTCATCCAATGATTCAACAAGTCTTTTCTTTTTAGCCATAAAAATGTTTTTTTTTTATTATTAAAAAAGCACTACTATTCCTAGCAGTGCTTTGTATTATTCATTATATGAAAAATAAGAAAATCATTTTAAACTTTCGTCTTTATTAACATAAATAGTTGGTTGTTCTAAAAATTTCCGGATTTTTGTTAATATTCAACATCTTCTTCTGTTTCTTTGTAATCAATGTCTTCTTGTGTTAAATTATCATTTTGACCATTTTCTTTTGCCATCTTATTTAATTTTTCCAAAATAAAAGGTATCCTTTTTTTCTTATATTCATCAATATCTTCTTTTTCGGTTCCTATAATTCCAATATCTGTACAAATAAATTCACCTTGATATGTCAAATTATATGGTGATGGCAATTGATTTTTTAATACTTTGATTTTGGTTTGTATTCCGTAATTATAATCAAGACCTTTTGAAGTTGCTGTTAACCTTTTTATACCAGCTTTTAATTGGCCGCCTAAAAGTATCACAAGTCTTGAACGGTATGTTATTGATTTACCACCTTTTAACTCTAAACTAGGTGGGCCAACAGGATTTGTTGTTGAATCAAGCCACACTTTATTAATCACAATCATGGTATTGGTATACTTTGAGGATATTTTTCTTGATGATGGTATTGAATTATCCATAATATCTTGAAAAGCAGCAGAAATTGTGCCAGCGTCAAACATATTATTACCTACTTTACTGTTATAAGATTTTAAACCACCAATACTACCAACCGAATCCCATAAAAAAACAAGACCTTGTTGTATTTCGTCATTTGCTTGGTATTCAAGAAATTCGTTTATTGAATAAACCATATCCTCTATAACTGCTTTTGTCCTTTTTTTAGAACCGCGTTTTCCTGTTGAATAGTCTATGTCTCCATATCTATTAACTAAAATTGAATTATTAAAATAAAAGAATGGGCCTGTATACTCAATGATTCTATTTTCTTTTACGATTGAAACATCACCCGTTTCAGGGTCTATAACTTCAACATTAACATCGCCATAAACAGGTGTTGCATCCATTCCCATATCTATAGCATATTTAAAATCAAAATTGTTTTCAGTATCATATATAACAGGTATCAAACCCTGTCTTTGTGCTGCTATGATTGCATGATTAATCAAAGTACTTTTGCCAGTCGAGGGCCACCCTACACAGCAGGACACATATCCTTGGGGCCATCCTGGAAGCTTTAAAGCATCTTGAAATGCCTTTGGCATAATTAACCATTCCAATGGTTTATCTGCATTACTACTTCCTTGAACTTCGCCTTTTTCAAGCGAAACACTTAATCCCATTTTTTCTTTTAAATCAGAAATGGCGTTTTTCTTTTTTATAGGAGATTTTTTTTGTGGCTGTGCCATAATATCAAATTTTAATTTAAATTATTTTATTTATCACTTATTACTTTCATACAAAGGATTGTTTGTCTTTTCAAAATAGCATTTTCTGCATAAAGACACATATCTGTCATCGCCGCCAATTTCAATCTGTTCTCCATCGGTGACGATTTCGCCATCCTTATTTATTCTTGCGTTGAAAATTGTTTTACTGTTACAATAGCAACTTGATTTAATTTCTTCAAAACTATCAGCAATTTCAAACAATCTTTTTGAACCAGGAAACAATTGAGTTTTAAAATCAGTTCTTAAACCATAACATATAATATTAATACCGAAATTATCAGCAATTGCTCCTAATTCATCAACTTGTTTCTCAGTCAAAAATTGACATTCATCAATTAATATCCATTTAAGACCTTTTGCGCCATAAAACAAATCAGCATTAAGATATTTAGAAATCATTTCAAAGATATTATCTTCTGTAGAAATGCCAATACATTCAATGTCACCTATTGCACGTGAATGTATTATCTCTTCGCCATCTCTATTGTCTATTTTGCTTTTAAGAACAATAAAAGGTATTGAATGTGTTTTGAAATTATGTGCTGTAGCAATAAGGTGTAAACTTTTGCCTGAGGCCATTGTTCCAAATTTGAACAAAATCTTTCCGTGACAACACATATATTAATAAGGTAAATCGTCGTCGTTAATTTCCAAAGAACTAACAATTGACTTATTATTAGATTTTTCCAGTTCCTTAACTTGGTTTTCGGCATTTTTGATTTCATCATTAATGTCTTTGGTATTTGTACCATGTTCAGCCTCATATTCTTCCTTGTCAACCCAAACACCCTTTGATTTATCAAACCATGGAATTCTCATTTGTGCAACGAGATTAAGATATTCGTATGGTTTGCAGGTAAATACGTCTTGCCATTTTTTTTCGTCAAATATCCATTTCTTCATTTGTTCCTCATCTTCTGACAATGGGCTTCTATCACCGTCATCAATAATACTTGGTGCTGATTTTTCTGCTGAAGTAATTGTTACATTTAAATCACGGCCAGTGTAAATATCAAGAATGTTATTTTCTTTATTTTTCTTTTTGGCTTCTTCGTCTCTTAATTTAGCCAAATTCATAATTTGATTGTATGGGTCAGTTTTGTCTTTGGCTCTAATATTAAATTTCCAAAACTTAACGCCATCAGCTTCTTTTCCACGCTCAATGCATCTGACAATAACACCCTCTTGGCTCTTAAATGCAAGGGAAGCATCTTGTAATGCCTTCTTTTTAATCGGGTCAGTTTCTTTTGTTGATTCCAAATAAGCAGTGTAGTTCATTTCGCAAAATGGACATCTTGTACCATATTTTTCATGGTCAATTCCTTCTGTTTTATTTAGACAAATGTAGGATTTGTATGGCTTTTCGCCTGGTTTTACCATTTCTTGAGGCACTTTCACATTATGAATATGGATTTTGGCAAAGGGATTGCCTGTCTTTAAATCCATTGGTAATAACCTTATGGTAAGTGTTTTTTGGTCTTCTCCGTCAGAGAGCCTTACATTTAAATAGTTTTTAACATCAAAACCTTCTTTTTTGGCTTTTTGTTCTTCTGTTTTTTCGTTTACGATTGAATCTAAACTAATGTTTGGTAATTCGATTAAGTTACCCATAAATTAAAAATTTTTTCATAAAATTATTATTAAAATTATTATTTGCCCATAAAAGCAAAAAATATATAAAATTCTTTCTATAAATATACAAAAAATATAACAAAAGTCAAAAAAATTGGGCCATTAAATAGCCTTAATAGCCCAATTAATATCCAAATATATCTTTTAAATCCATTTTATTATTTGCAATTTCTTTTGCAATTGTGTTATAATCCACAAAATCATCAATATCACCTTTTGTTATTTTATATTGTGGGTCATCTGCTCCATTGTTATCTGACTCGTCACTATAATTTTCAGGCGCATAATTGTTCATATACTCATTTGGTGTCATGGTATATGGCGATGATTTTGTTGAGCGCATTGTCAGCCTTTGTAATGGGGTCGGGTTTCTTTTCTCGATTTCACTCTTAAGACTTCCAAGGTATTGATTTGTATGCGCGTCAATATCATTGATACGTTTTTCAATATTGTCAATTGAAGAAATCACTTTTTCAAATTTAGAAGTTAATGCATCAACTTTTTTCTCTGTATCTTCTTGTGCGTCAGTTAAATCATCAATTTCGACAACATCATCTTCTGGACCAGGTACTTCAGGACCATTTGCTGCATTGGGGTCTTCGCCCATTGGCATATCAGCATCAGGACCGCCACCCATAGCATTGGGGTCGCCACCCATACCATCCATGGAAGCATTAGGGTCTGTGTTTTGTGGATTGAAACCTTGTGGTGCTTGCCCACCATCCATTGGCGCACCCGCATCAGGACCACCACCCATAGCATTGGGGTCGCCACCCATTGGCGCACCCGCATCAGGACCACCACCCATAGCGTTAGGGTCGCCACCCATTGGCGCACCCGCATCAGGACTACCACCCATAGCGTTAGGGTCGTTTTCGTCCTCAGCAAGGTCAGTCGTTGTTACAACATATTCAACTAAATGTTTGAAATTACTTTTAATTTCATTAATGTTCTTAGTCATTGAGCAATTGTCTGTTATCTTCGGTAAGAATTATTTTTGAGGATTCAGTTCTTTCGATTAAACCCTTGTCTTTTTTAATGACTTTTTTATTGTTTAATACATTAGCTACATTTTCAGCTGATGTGATTTGTTCTTCTGTTATCATGGCATTTTTATTTTTTCTGCTTTTATTCTTGTTTTTTTTTACTCCGTCTTCAATATTTTCTACCTTATCTTCAATAACTTCTACTATTTCATTTTTAACGGTTTCTATTTTATTTTCATTTATTTCTTCTTTTTGCTTTGTTACGGGTTTTACTTCTGTTTTCTTATCCGTAACTTTTTTCACCCTATGAGGGGGCGTAATTTTATATGTTGGTCTTCCACACTTTTTAATTATTCTTCTAATTGATAACATATTCTATTTTTTACATAAATAGTTTCTAATTTAAAAAACTACAACTTATTGATTTTCTTTATTGTTTGAATATAAACAAGGTATTAAATAATTTTTTCCGATAAAAAGAGTCCTAATATTTAATGGTATCGAATCTTTATTTGTAATAACAGTGGTATTACTATATATGTTACTTAAAAAAAGTTTAACATTTTCACCGATGTATTGGATTTCCCTTAATGATATTCCATAAACAGTTTTATAACTATCATAAATATAAACCAAGCCATTGTTGATAAAAGATATTATCTCTTTTTGTTTATTGTGTATTAGATTGTTGATATATAGTATTTTATCTGAGCATAATCCTTCAGTTATTATATTAACATATTCATATTTTACTGTTTTTACAAGTTTTTCAACCACTTTTCCGACAAATTCTTTCAGCCTATCCTCGTAAACATTTCTTTTTTCGCGTGGTCCATATGTCCAATAAATATCCTTGTCAGCATCAACATCCATGCTTAATCTATTGAACTCAGGATAATTTTTTTTAGTTAATTCAATACCGACACATAGGACAGGCAAATCCTTTATAAGTAGGCTCTTGTCATCAACCACATTGTAAAAAATATTATCAGTAAATAAATTTTTCGTTAAAATATTAGCAATTTTTCTCATTCTAAAGTTTTTATTAAATAATATACAAAAAATTCTTTAACCTTTATAATAATATAATTCATCTATGTAAGCCCATCCGCCATCCCAATATTTGGCTAATTTTTGGGTATTTTCAAATGACTTTTCAAGAACGCCGCGTTTATGTCCTTCAGCTTCAATAGTCTTATTATCTCCAATATACACGCCCACATGCACAATCGGGCCTTTTCCACCTTTCCCCTCTGTTTTAAACACAGCAATTCCAGGTACATTAGGCATTGTTAATGTATCAGTGCTTTTTACTGTAAAACGTTTAAAAGCCGCAGAAGAACTTTGAAATGGGAATACACTATTTTTTATTACTGCACTTGCTTCTGAATTATCACTATAAAAATATCCTTTTATTAAACCGTAACAATCATGTACTTTTTCTCCATATTGTTGACTTGTATCTGAATAATATGATGATTCATATGTGCTTTTGTATGTTTTCGCAAATTTATTCCTTAATTCTTCCGTAGCAATTTGCCCACATGCGGACCACCAATACGGTCTGCCAAGTTGTGCTTTGCAATAATTAACTAAACCAATATTTGTTTTTTCTGTTCCAGTCAAAGAAATATCAGTAAATGTTTTTAATGGCGGTTCCCCATGATACTCGGCATTTGAAAATGTTGAAAGGTCTAATAGGCTATTGTTACTTCCATTAACACCATCGTTAACGCTATCTTTATCGCTTACAAAAGTAACAATATCACTATCGCTAAACGGAATCATATGTTTATTTTGTTTAACACCCACAATTGTTGTTTTTGCGTCGCCAGGTGTTATTACATGCGTTACTTTCTTTATAATATATGCACCTTTCCATAATGGTATGTTGTTCAATTGGAAATACATTGGTGGGAATATTTGCATGTCACCCATCATCTCAACCGTACATTCATATGAGTTATTTGCATACACTTTGTAAATATCTTGTCCATAAAGTGTTGTCTGTCTTACTGTTTCATCACCTTTTGCTGCAATTTGGAATGTAGCATTTAAACCGGCTTCGGTTACACCATATTGTCCCGTTGATAGTTTTATATCTTTAAAGTATGATTGGTTTCCCTTTCCGAAAGTTACCCCAAAAGCTGGAACACCATAACCATTATCTTGATTATCGAATAATGCCCCAACAATTTCATCATCATTAAAATTAAATCCATCGCCTTCAGGTGACCATCCATTCATATCTAAGTTTGAAGTCGTATTATCACCAAGATGTTCCGCTGGTTTATAATTATATAAAAACATATATGTATATGTATTATCATCCCAATGCTGACAAGACGGAAATGGGGTGAAAACGTCTTTTATATCTTCAACTTTGTTATACATAAACCTTTGTGGTATAGCCAATATCACCCCACCACAATCCTGTGCAACTTCAGTTAAAAACTGATATAAGGATTTTGAGTTGTAGTTCATAGTAGTTTCATTATCACCTACTGTTGCTGATGGCAATTGAGATAATATCCATTCTGACAGTTTTGTCAAGTTAACCTTTAAGTTATAGCCAATATCACGGTAATAACTGTCCATGTAAATAAAGTTGTCTAATTCATAAAGACCTGAATCACCTTCATATATGTTTTTACTTGAAGTTCTGTCTTCATATTTAAAATTATCAACCGAGGTATTATGATGGCTGACCTTCCATGTATTTTCACCTTTTGTTGCCCCACAAATCCACTTATTATATAACGATTTAAGCGTCATATATAAACTAAGCCGCATATCATCGTTTTTAAACGGGTCTTCTTCAACCTTTCTTAATGAAGAATCAAGAAGTTTTTCTAAATCATTTTTATCCATATCAGCCAATTTACCATAAATTTTGTTTAACTGTTCCATAAAACGTTTGAAACCTTCTCTAAAATCATTGGTTTCAACATCCATACCCTTTCCATAGAATCCCCCATAATAATCAAAAATAGTACAAACACCTAAAAGAGTTCTTTTAAGAAAACCTTGTAGTTTTACCATTGCAACACTATTATCATGCTCACTTGATGCCACACTTGTGTTGATTAATGCGGTGTTAAGACTATTGCCAAATACAATACATTCTTGAGTTTTTCCACTACATATATTGGTTTCTTTTGACCTTAGTTTTAAATTTTCTAATGCATCAATATTTTGTTCAAATTCTTCTTTAACCCATTTTTTAAAATATTTCATTAAATAATATTTTCTTGATTTAGATATGTTTTCTGAACCATTTATAAAATTATTTGGAATTTCTTTATATTTATTTAATCCTGTGTCATTATCACTTTTTATTGGATAATAATCAATAATAGCAAACGTCTGAAACTTTTCTGGCATTTTAAATGCCGCATGATGTGCATTTTTTTTAATTTCATTTCCTTCTTTATCAATACCACAAACATATTCGTTAATTGTTCCAGCTGAAATAATCTTATTAATACCTTCTTCACTCCACCAGTAATATGCACCTTCCTTTAATAAAGATACTTTTTGAACAACAGTATTGATTTTGTCAGTTAAACCATTTTCTTTAGTTATTAATGGTAATTTTAATAAAAATAAATATGCTTTTACTTCAGTATCTGTTTGTAAACGATATAAATCATCATCAAAAATACTATTTTTACAATAATCTGAATTTATAAATTTAGATTCAAAGTTAATAATTAATGTATCATTAGAAGCCCAATCACCATTTTTAATTAAATCAATAATTTCTGATTCGTTTAATGTTTCTCCTTTGTTTTCAACCAATTTACTATAATGAACTCTTGAACGATTAAGTACTAAATTACAATCACCATCTACATCATCACTTATATTCTTAAAAACTTTTGATGCTCTTTTAACATCAAAGTCATCTAAGTCAAGTATGTTGCCAGTGTCTTCTTGTTTTTCACGTTTTATTTCCTGTTCAAGATTTTGATATAGATTATTAATATAACTTCGTGTTTCCCATAATAAAAAGGTGCCGCCAGGAAGTGTTTTACCTATTTCAATATCACCATCTTTTCCGTAATATTTATCGTGTGACCTTGATGATATATATCTACCTGTTTCTCTGAAGTTTAATTCTGTGAAATCATGTTTTAATTCATTTGTACTTTTAATATAAAGTGGGTAGTATTTAAAATCATTTTCATCTATTTGAGAATAAGCATAATCAAGATAAGCGTCAGTGTTACCTAGTGTAACGAAAAGATTCATATAGTTAAAACCCGAAAATTGCCATGATTTTCTTAATTCACTTTTAGTAATAGAAGTTATTTCATTAACAAAATCTTCTGATTTAACATTTGCATTATCAGCAAATTTATAAATAAAATCTTTAAAACTTTCTGAATTTGTAACACCAAGTGCTTTATAAAAATTAATAGCATCGACACGTCCAAAATCTATTGCTTCATCTTTATCACTATCTGATTGTACGGAATTTAAATAGTAGAACAATCTTAATGCAAATATTGCATACATATCGCCTGCTACTTCTTCTATAGGAACATTGTTCTTAATCTTCTCTGCGACACTTTTATATGGGTTAATAATACGGTCGTTATTCGCTATATCATAAATTGTCACAGGTATGAAATTTGTTAAATCAGTTGAAGGACTATTACCTTCGATTGTACTTCCACTAGTTCTATATTCTTCTATTTTACGGTTAACCTCTTTAGACTCATCGAAATATAATTTAGAGCCTGACAATAAATCATAAACAAATTTAATTTCTTCAAGATTATTTTGAGGGTCACCCTTTGTTAAATACCCTTCTTCTCCAGGCCATACTTCGGTTTTTTTTGTTGTATTGCCACTTTCATCTTCTTTTAAATCTTTATAAAAAGTAGCAAAAGGAGGTAAATAATTTCCTCTTAAAAATTGATTACTTTCCCCTTCTTTAGCATTTTCTGTGTCAGTATAACCATTTTCAATGCCATATGTCTTTTTTTCTCTTTTAACTCTGTCTTTATCTAATTGATTATGTATTGTTTTAAGATGTGTGTAATATACATGGATAAATGTATCAAGATGGGCAAAAGCCAAATTAAATATATTTCGTATTGATGGCCTAAAACCAAGTGCTTGTTCTATTAATGATTCTTTTTCTTCTTTATATTTTTCATTTACTGTTTCTTTTTTGTTTTTTAATGTGTCAATTCTATCTTGAATGATTTTAATCGCGTCACTATATTTTTTTCCACCTTGTCTATCACAAACATAAAGTTTAAAATCTGTTAAACCATGATTTTCAGTATTTTTATTTTCAATACAATAAGTTATCTTTTTAACAAGTTCATCATTAATATTTAATGAATATGCATCAGAAAAAAAGCCACCATATTTTTGTACTTGTTTTTGATAGTATTTTCCACCATTAAAGATAAATTCTTTAAGACCTCCTTTCTCTTCCCTATCTTTACTAAATTCGAAATAGTTATTTGTGTCTTTTAGCCATTCGTCTACTCCGGCAAAATAGGTTTTTAATGTTTCACCACCACCTGAAAAATTTTCATCATAAGCATTTAGTGCATCACAGAACATTTGTATGTTTTTAGATAAGTCTTCGTCTTTGTCCCCAAGTTTATCATTTCCTGCTATATATATGTATGAATATTTTTCGTCTTCAAAAAACAACGAATAACTCATACCGCTATTTCCAAATGAAAGATTATAAGCAGTAAGAATGTGTGTTAGTGCTTCAACATCTTCGTCAATCTTTTGCATTGTTTGATGTGACTCTGCTTCTGCATTAGCAAGACTTTGGTCGCATTCTACTTCAATAATTTTTCTCGCTAATTGTGGAAATTTAAGCATATCATCTTGTTTAACCTCATGTCCATCACTATCATATCTATAAAAGCAAAAATCTCCTGAGGCAACTTTTTCCTGCCAATATCTATCACCTTCTTCGGTATATGGCGCAATTGCAAGACATGACATTGGTACATCGGCAAAAAGTCCATATATATGGCCGATAAAATTAACAGTTAAATTAAAATTACCTGTATTTGAATCAAAATCAATATCAGTTTTACTCACAGCCAATCTATAAGTCACACCTTTCCCATAAAAGCCTTTAACTTTTAAAATAAATAAAGGATATGGAAATGTGAATAAAGACTTATAAAGACGATAAGTATCACCTTGATGTCCTTCATTATAATAGGTTTGGTCTGACGGCTGCATAACAGTTGCACCCCTGACATCGACAAATTTTATAACAACAGTTGGATGAAGCCATGAATCATAAGAAATGTTTATTGATTCAATACCAAGACATTCTTGTGTATTCTGTTCTGGATTCACGTTTTGTATATCAGTAAAATTAGTTGTTAGATAACCATTAGTACCACCTAAAAATGACAATGTACCTTGTGTTGTTGAAAACTCATAACTTTTGCCTTCATTGGTTTCGTTGGCTAAACCGCAAGAATACCTGTCGTTTATAAAAACCTGTAAATCAACAGCAATGTTATAATCTTCATATGGGAAAACAATAGCAGTTGAACTGGCTTCATTATTATTAGTTATTGTAGCTGGTTCAAAATAGCGAAGTCTTCCTTTGTTGTTATCTTTATTTTCTTCAGCCATGGTTTAACCGTAATATTTTTTTTGCTTATTGATTGATTTTTGGTAATCTGACAACGAAACATTTAAAGGATAGGGTATTCTAAGTTCAACACCATCAGGTATTCTGAATTCCAATGCGCCATATTGAGGATTTGCCTGCATAATAAGCCATGCATAACTTGAACTCCCGTAATATTCATATGACACGATGTCCAATCTTGTCTTACCCTTTTCATATATAATAAATTTATCCGAATCCTTTTCAGGAATTTCTCCATAAGAAACAATATCTATTTGATTCCCGTTTCTGAATTGTGAATATCTGTCAAATGTTTCTGTTGTTTTCATTTTTTAAAATTTATAAAATTTAATTTATTTTTCTGCATTATCAACATTTTTATTGGTTTGTCCTTTGATTTTATAACTATTACCTCTTTCTGCCCTTTTATCGTATATCGAAGCATTTGCATAATAATTATAAGACACAGCATTTTGCAATTTTTCAACAGGTCCTTGAATATCTTGGCCACCGATAAATTTGAAATTAATATTAACATTTGCAAACATAGGTTGTACACCAACACCTTCAGGATTTAAATCCCACTGTACTCCACTTCCTGCATCATAGTCAATACTAATTGAATCAATGCATATTTTTGTGTTGAAAAAGTCGCCTATTCTTAAAATACAATATGGTGCCCTACCAAAAGATAAGTTACCGGCGTATTTTGTATAATTTGAACTATTTTCAGTAACTTGACCTGAAGATAAATCCTCTGTTGGGCCTTGTCTTGTACACTGTTGCAAGAATGTAAGCCTTGCATTAAAGCCCTCAGGTGTTATTGAATGATATGCAGGATTAAAATATCTTACCCTTTCAATAATACGCTCATATGCCTCATCTTTCATATTGTTTCGTTCCGCAAAATATAAATATTCGTTATCATATGAATATTCATTTTCATCGACATATGTTGAAACAACATCAAATACAGGCAATGTTATACCTGAAATTGTAACATTATCATAATTTTGATTGTTAATTGTTGTTGTACCACTTTCAGAAGGTGCATCATTTGTTGTTGCGTCTTCATCCCATGTGATGCGGAAAATAACATAGGCAGAACGCCCTATTTTTGCTTCAAGACTATTGATATCTCTTGACGGTGTACCCATTTTTTTATCTGACAATGTTATAATTCTGTTTTTATCATCCTTAAAATCGGTGATTTGTATTGCATCACATTTTTTATCAACAGCATCTTTTATTAATGCTCTACGTCTTATACCTAAATTATTGTTGTTTTTTTGATTTGTTGCAGCAGTACCCCAGTTTGCGTGTTGGGAAGCGTTACCACCTGCTTCAATAAAATCTATTTTTATATTTTTATGTTTTTCACCAAAAATCATTCCATTTTCGGAATTAATATCTGTAATCACTTCATTGAGGTGGTCATAACCATTTGTACTGTCAAAGAAACTATAAATTTCAAGGTCTTCATCATCTTTGCTAAATAAAGTCTGCTTGATTTGTTTTTTTACTTTTTCACTAGGTGCATAATTTAAATTATATAAAGACTTATTAACATTATCATAGACTTGATTTTCAATGTCATCATCTTGCTCGTCCGGTGTCCAAATTGCTTCATTAGTCCCATTTTCATAACTTCTAAGTTTTTCAATTACTGCTTCAGTGTCTTTTAAATCATCACCTGAGAAATTATTCGGGAAAAACAAAACAAGGGCTACTTTTTTTGAAGGGCCTTCATATTCGGGATTAATATTACCGTCATCGGGTATTATTTCTTGTGGCTCGATAGTTTCTTCATTGCCACAAACACCTTCTAATGGCGCACAACCTGCAAAAAATCTAAGTATATCGTCTTCCAATTCATCTTTGTCTTGTAAAGTTGAAGTGTTGGCTGTTCCTCTCCATTTGTTTACTATTGATGGATGGTCTATTAAAAGTGTAAAGCTAAGTGTTCCACTTCTATCTGTATTTGTATATGTATAAATTTGCTCTCCACGTCCAATGAATCTATTTGCATTCCAATCAACATTGATATTTTCAGAGAATTTCAAATTATAAGGTGGAAACCACATAATTCTGCCATTTTCAGGACCTTTTTGTTCTGCTGATAATTTCCATTTATATCCTCTCCATGCTAAATTTTCAATTGAAAACATACATCTTTTTATATTGTCTTCAATACTATCTTTACTGTCATGGGTTGGAGTTATTCTAACAAAACCATTATCTTTAAGAACTGTTTGTTGTGATAATACTTCACCGCCGTTATTTGGTCTTAAACTTGTGTTCTTATACATACTTTGAACACTTTTGTTAGTGTTGTTTCCCTCTTTAAATGGACGTATTAAAGTGTTAAGTTTTCCATATTGATGGTGTGCAGTCCATACACGGCAATAAGGGTTTCCATAACCTGAACTGAATTCTTCTTGTCTTCCCTTGACTAAAAGATTTCTACCTCTTGATAAGCCATACTCTGATTTTGAAGTAATCAACTCGTTATCAGCATCATATTGGTCAGTTGTATGAAAACGGTTGATTAATGAGTGTATTTCCAAATTATTGAATAATTGGTTTGTTCTTTGTACCATCTTTGAGAAATTGCTTGGGGTCTCGGAAAGAGGTATAAATTGCATTTTTTCACTTGGGACATCTTTATTCGGTCCATCATGCTCACGATAAGAAATATCTTGCCCATCTTCACCAGTTTTATATGTATGCATTATTGACTTATCCCTACCTTTTGTGATTTCAGTGAATTTAGATAAAAATTCACTTTCATCTACACTGAAGAAAGACATTTCTAGACTAACGGTTTCTTCATTTTCAGGGCCAATTGCATATTGTTTTCTGAATGTATAACCAAAATCAGAAACAGTATTTTCAGAACGATATTCATCCGAATTTTCTTTTAAACCAAATTTACCATAATTTGATGCAAGACTTAATGGTGTTGTTAAATCAGTAAGGTCACCATAATTTGCTGTCATCAATGTTTCTTCTACTGAAACATTTTTTGCAAATTCTTTAAAATAATCAAAATTATACCTTAATTCATTTACATCATATCTATATCTTTCAAGATTACCAATTTCAAGTATGTCTTTTAACGTTTGGGTATAGTTTCTGTCTCTATGGTCTGTTATAACATCGGCTTCGCTTTGTGTATCCATTTGATTTGAAGAAATCAAGCCTTTGTATTCATATTCCATGTCTGAACTTAAGCCGTCATTCCCTGTTAATTCATTAACTTTTCTTGTATAAAATTCTAATTCATTAGCATAGCCAGCATTACTTTCCCTAATAAAACCATGATAACTGTGCAATACATGGCCATTTAATGAATATTCATCACCGACCATCATTGTTTGAGGGACTTTGAATGAATTGTAATCACCGAAAATGTATGAACTATAATCCATGGGGACTATATTGTAATAGAAGTCATTAATATTGTCCCTTATATTAGTCGCTCTTATGGCAGATTCAAAATTTGTAAAACCTTCTTCGGTAATGAATTTTAAATTTGAATTTTCAACAGTGTCGTTTATATGATACAATCTTCCAATAAAATCAGAATATATCACTGGTTTTTCCAATGTACCATCTTCGGAATAGACATATGCATTTGTTGTTTTAATTCTATTCTGATTGGTCCTTAATGTATCACCATTTTCGAAATTGTTGGCCAAATTAGAACTTCTTAAATCAAAACCGTCTATATCAAAGTGTGTTACTGTATATCTACTGACACCCTTTTTAATATCCAATCCTTGCGCTGCTTGTATTAAACTACCCATTTTATTTTATGTATTCTAATTTTATTCTTTTTTACATTCTGCCCATGGCATTAACATCTTGTCTTCTTACACCAAAATTGTTGTTTCCTGTTTGTTCAATAATTTTATCAGTTAAGTTTCTGATAAACATTGGGTTTGAAAGCAAATTATTTGTAATATCAACACTTTCACCATTACTACCGGCTAATGTTATTGTTCCACTTATATTGATATCATAAGTCCCTTTACTGTTTGTGTTTCTGTTTTCAGTATTTTCTTTTTTCCCTATGAAATCAACTGCTTTTCCTATTTCGGGCTTACCTGTAATATTACTAATTAAATCAGCACCGGCTTTTATACCTTTACCAATCATACTGATAGGATTCAAAAAGTCAAGGCCACCAAGAGGACTTGTACCAAAATTACCATTGAAATAAGCGTTTTTAACGGTAAATGTGCCTTTTGCAATATTGGTTTTTCCGTCTTCTTTTTGTTGTCTTTCATCCCTTTTCTTTTTTAGTGTGTTATATAATTCAATATCACCCTTTTCCCTTATTTCACCAAGTAATTTATCAGAAATTTCGCCAGTGTCTAAACCTTTTCTTATTCGTTTAAGTTTTTTAACACTGTAATCACCTTGTACATTTTCTAAATCTAATCTATTTTTAAATCTTTCTCTTCTTTTTTGATTAGCAAAACCACCACCTACCCATTTTCCTGCACTAGAGCCTGCTAAACCGCCAATAGCACCGCCAATTAAGCCGCCAATTACTGTACCAACTACCGGTACAACAGAACCAATTGCAGCACCAGCAGCAGCACCTCCCCATGCGCCAAGTCCACCACCAATAGCAGAACCTGCTGTTCTGCCAACTTTTTTAGCAGTGCCATAATTCTTTTTAGTACCAAACTCATCAATACCAGTTTCAACACCGCTTATAACACCACTTATAATACCCGTTCCTTTTGCCATTTTAGCAATTTTTGCTGCTTGAGCCGCTTTTGCCATTTGTGCTGTTTTTGCTGCTTGAGTTGCCTTTACTGTATTTTGGATTTCGTTAGAAACCTTTGCCGCTTGTGTCATGGTCGATGTCTTGGCTGCATTAGTAAAGTTTAACGCTTTACTCATAGCACCAGTCCCTTTTGCGCCACCTGCAAGACCGTTACCAATAACCTTTGTTGTTGTTGTTTCAACCCCTTTGCTTGTATAATTTGTTATTTTAGTTATTTGGCCCATCATATTTGCGCTTTCAACCCCTGTGGCTGCACCTTTACCAAATATTCCCTTAAATATTCCTCCGACATCTTTTAATGGTGTTGTAAACATATTTACGCCGGATTTTACCATTTGCCCGATACTGCTTATACCTTGTACAAGGCTTCCAATCATACTAGTGCCTGCAATTATTTTAAGAAGCCCGTTCATTTCTCCTATGGTTGAATATATACCTTTTACAGTATCACCAATACCCATACTTTCTGCTATTTGTGCTTTGTTGGCATCATATTGTTTTTCTATTCCCTGATTGATGTCATCAAAACTTCTTAAGGTTCTTGCAATATCTTTAATATCAGCAGCTTGGTCTTGTGTTTCTTTTACTAAATCTTGATAATCAGCATTTGATAATTCGTCAATTGATTTAAATTGTCCGTTTATTGAAACACCTGCTTTACCCTCTTCATTGAATGTTGCAGAATTTTTCAATAATTCCTGCATTTTTTCATCCAAACCACGGGCATTTGCAGAACCTTTTATTTGTTTATCTATTTCTTCACGTTTAGCCTTGGTAGTAACGCTATCCATTAATTGTGAATAGTCCATACCCATAGCTTCGGCTGCTGCTTTAATGCGTTGTTTATCAAATGCAGAAACTTCAATTTCACCTGTTTTTTTATTAAAACTGCCAAGTCCGCCAATCATGGTTGTAATTCTATCAGTTAAGCCCTCCATATCCATAAGGCCCTCTGACAGCATTCCTAATGGGTCGGCTATAGAAGCAAATGAGCCACCTAATACTTGTAATTTTGAAGCAACATCAATTGACCCTTCTATTGTACTAACTTTATTAGCAAATGAAGCCACTTGTGCCATATCAAGTTTTAGCGCTGTGGCTTTTTTAGCCATGCTTTCAAGACCTTTTAAACCATTTTTAAATGTATAATTCTGAGCAATTTTAATATTTTTTACAACATTTTCAGAATATTTTGTGAATGATAAACCTTCGGCTGATGCTTCTGCAAACATCTTACTCGCATGTTCTCCCGCACCGTTTAAATTGACACCAAAATGTTCAAATGCGGTTGCCAATTCCACTGCGCCATCTTTCATAACCGCCGTCATTGCGGCTAAGGTTTCTTGTTGTGTATTGTCAATTCTCAGATTTCTACCTACAGTCTTAGCATAACTTTCCTGTGCTTTAATTAGGTCTTCTGTTGAAATATTATAATTTATACCAATTTTTTGGTTAACAACATTGTCAATGGTTTGTTTTCTGAGTTTGGCCATTCCCTCACCGGTCATGGCAATAGTTTTAGCATACTCAGATGCAGCCTTGTCAGCTTTAGTCCAAGGCTCAATCATTTCTTTTACATTCTCGGAAACTTCCCTTACACTTCGTTTAGCTTGATAAATAGATTTACCCATGTTTTGGAATAGGGTGTCAATACCTGAAAGTATGTTTCCTATTTTATTGAAACCATGGGCATTAGATATATTATCCGCTATTTCATCATTCCAAAAAGATTCATCATCTTTTTTTTTGCTTTTACGCCCTCCTTTACTACCGCCACTACCACCATTAGAAGGCTCGTAACCACCACCGTCTTCTAATAAATCTATAATTTTTTCTAACTTTTTTTCAAGGTCTTTATCCATTGTAATTATAATATTTCAATATATAAATAGGTATAATTAAAATTCTTAAAATAAAAAAAGCGGTATAATCACCGCTTTTGAGCATTTTTATTCATTTGTTCAAGTTTTGCAAATGCATTGATTGTTTCACCGCCATAAGTTCTTGTATTACTATTAGTTGTTTCTTCCATTTCTTTATTTATTTCGTCTTGTTCTCTATTGTGTTTGCTAATCAAAGAACGCCTGTCTTGTATTGGCAAACGCATAATCATATCCCAAGACATTCCAATATGTTTGAAACAGCCCCATTCTTCATCAAGAAGATTTTTAGCATACTCATTCGGGGATATTGAGAAATAGAAATTGGTCAAGTTGCAGAAAGGTAGTGAAAGAGCCACCTCCAAGACTCTCAGGCCTTTCTACTGTAATAGTATAATCGACACCAGGTTCATTATCTTTCATATATTTTCTCAATGCCGAAGAATCTCTTACATTCATCTTCATTATAAAATCTGAAATATAATTTTTATCGGTAATACCATCAATTGCCATAATAAGAAGTTTCATTCTGTTTGTCAAAAGATGGTTGAATTTCAGTGCTTCCTCTTCGTCCATGTTTTCAGCCCAATTTTCTATTGTTCTGATTGCCTTACGGACATTTACTTTTTGTTCCTTATCAACATCGTTATCACTTTCAATAAAGGTATCAAGAGTGCTTACATAATCCTTTATTGTATTCATTTTAAGTCTTGCATCTTCCGCTTTATTCATCTTTTCAAGCAATACATTGTCACGATGTGTGGGGAATCTGAATTTAACAATTTTCTTGCTGACAGGAAGTTCGAACTCAAACCATCCATTTGTATCACCTTTTAAGTTAAACTCTTTGTATTTAAGTTTGGATAAATCAACAACGGATTCAAATTCTTTTCCTGTTGCATCGTCAGTTGCAGTTATCGGGTATTCGTTGCCGTAACCGCTTGCTCTAAGGAATAATATAATAGCGTCTCTATCGCCCTCAAGTAAATCCATGGGGTCTATTTCTTGGCTTAAAAGTTTTTCCTGAAGAATATAATCAAGAATTAAATTGTCACGATAAAGGTTTGGTGACACAATCATATTTTCATCATAAGCAGTAAGATATGCGACTGAAGCCTTGGAGATTTTGTCTTTATAACCCTCACCCTTTGAAGGCAATGGTATAACATCAAATGCTGCTTCTGGATTATAATTACCTTTTGAAGGTATATATTCCTGTTCAAGTCTTGCCGATGTTGTGTCTATTGCTTTTGCTAATTTTTCCTTTTTATCATTTTCTGTTTTATTTATCATATCAACAATATTTGAAGTGTTTGACACTTCATTTTTTTGTTTTGTACTTCTTTTCTTAATTTTAAGGTCCTCTTCTTTTCCACCGTTTTCAATATATTGTTTGATAACATCCTGCTCGGCTTCGTTTATTAACCTTAATTCTTCTTCAATATCTTCTTTTGTATACCTTTTTGTTCCGTCATTGTTTAAAGCCTCTTTCATTCTTTTTTCTGTTGATTTTTTTGTATTTTCATACATTTCAAAAGAAACTTTCAACTGTTTAAGAATTTTTTCTTGTGAATATCCGTTTGTATCTGCCATATTTTAATGTCTTTTTTTCTTATTTTCTTCAATTATCATTTTTTCAGTATAAATATTTATCCATTCTTTTAATTCTTTTAAGACTTTTTGGGGGTTTTTATTTATGTCATGTTCCCAAAATCTAATTAAAGGTATGTGCTTGTTTTCGGCCCATTTATTTTTTACCTCATCAACACGATGGTTTTTTTTCTGCATGGGTGTCATTTCTTCATATGTTTTGTCATAACCATGCCATTCACCAATAATCCCCATCTATTTCAACTAATATTTTACCACCATTAGGTATTTTTATTACAAAATCATAAAATCTTCCTATTTCTTCTGATTTATATTGATATACATAATCTATTCCTAATTTATCTAAAAATTCTTTTGCAAATTTTTCTTCTAATTTTGAAGTTCCGTATTCAAAATGTTTTTTCTTATATGTACAGTTTTTTTTAGAATTTTGTTTTGCTGTTTTTTTGGTTTTAACTAATTTTTTATTTTTTATCGGTTGTGCCATTTATATAATCAATAATTTCGTTTATATTATAGTTTCTTTTAGTTATATAAAATAATTTTATACCATTTTCTTCACAAAGTTCTCTTTTTTTATCGTCACGTTCTTTTTGTGTTAAATAATAAAGCCTTAAATCATCCCATGTTGGTACATTATTTTTTTCCATGTTCTTTTAATTTTTATTTTTATATTTCTTTTTAAAATAATAATTATGCTCTTTCAATATTTTTAAATTATCGTCTATTTTTTTGCATTCTTCTTTAAATTTAGTCACTTCTTCAAATGGAAGCATAAACCATTCCCCTTTCACTTTGTCAGAATAATATTTTTGATGAAGTTGTTTTTCCATAACAAATGGAAATTCGGTTTCATATTGGTCAATTAGATATATTTCGCCTGAATTGCCTGTTTGGAGTTTTTTTATTCTGTTTTCAACTTTACCTGTTGTAACCCCAATCTTGTAAATATTTTCCTTTCCATTTTCACCTAATAAATAGACAACACCCATTTTTTTTATTAAAAATAGCACTTTTATATACTTTTGTCAATAAAAAACCAAAAAAAGAACTATTTATGTTAAAAATAGTC